CAAATCACGACGCCGTCAATCAAGCCAGCCGGATTAGAACGCTTAATCATGTTGAGCTTATCCTGAAGGTCAGACGTAATCTGAGCACGAAGGTTGGTCGTGTTCAAGCGGAAGACCTTGTGGTCGAGATACTTGTAGAACGTCTTGTGGATGCCAGCCACGAGCATTGCGACGTGTGCTTGGTTGAAGGCAGTGTCTTCCATCTGGAGAGTGTAGTCACCCCAGATGAACATACCTTCGCGGTTCACACGAGTTGCGTTGACGTGGATGTCGCTGAGCTTACCAACGTCGCAGTTCTTGTCTTCGGAGTTGTAGGTACGCTGGAACTTTTCCTTGGTACCCCAAGCAGAAGGAACCGGAGCTTGGTCGTAACCGCTAGGCGGAATCCAGTAGATGCCAGACTGACGGTTGCCAGTAATGATAGAAGCCAACTGTACGGACTTCATGATTTCCGCTTCACCATTGGTGTACACAGAGTCATGGACGAGACCACGACCGTCGTAAAGCATACCCCAACGGCCAAGATTCGATACGAAACCGGTAGCAGCAATGTCCTTCTTGAGAGCCTTGGTAATATCCGGTTCAGACACACCGTCGAAGATTGCGAAGCAGTCCTTACGAGCTTCACACACGTTCAACATAGCTTGCATAACCTGAGTGTTCAAGGTTTCAATTTTGTTCATGAACGGGTTATTGATAGCCATACCAGCAGATACTAGCATATCGACGTCAGAACCGTCCTTGTTGAGGAAGAGGTTCCATACCGTCGAGAGAGTGCTGCCAGAACGGTTGTTCAACGGATTGTAAGTCCAGACTGCGTCGTTCTTGATAGCAGGGTCTTCCTGGTTGTATGCAATCGCCATGACAGAACCGTTGAGTGTACCGCCGACAAGCGACTGAGACAAGTCGTAAGAGCTATTTTCGAGGAAGTAGTCGAGAACACCAGAATCATTCATGACGAATTCTAGACCACTGTCAGTAAGCTCATAATCAGCAGAATACTTGATTCCGAGCTGAACCTTAGTGGAAGTGCTGTAAGGAACAATCGTACCGTCGAACTCGTAAACCTTGCCATTAAAGCGGTAACGGATAGAAAGGTACATACGTGCGATTGTAGCACCTTCGTCGGTCAACACATAGACTTGATGAGGATTGTTGTCAAAGTCGACATCAATGTAATCAGTCTTGGCAAGACCGAGTCCAAGGAAAGTCGCGCCGATATCGCTGTCAGCAAGTACCTTCTTGGACTTTTCCACGTCGATATTCCAAACGTCCTTCTTAGACGTAATCTCAGAAAGTTCATCGTTGTTAATTACTTCAAGCTTTTGGTCAGCCGAGCTTACGTACATCGTGTAGCTAGAAACGATATAGGTCGTCACAACGTCGATAACCACGTCACGTTGCTGCGTAGCTTTAACGGTAACCGTTCGAGGTTGGTCGGATTCGTTATCAAAGCTAACCGTAATCGTATTATTTGACCAACTAACAACAGCATTAGCATAGGTCGTCGATACAACTACTCGGTCATAACCATTTTCTAAAGCACATGATGCCGTGCCATCAGTTTGATTAGCTGGAACCGTTATTGAAATATCTGTTTGACTACCGTCTTCAACACCGTTTACAGATGTTACCGCATTGTACGCTGTAGCAGATGTAGTAGAAAGGTTGAGAAGTTGCAAGCGAACACCAGGTGTCATGACGACACCATGCGCGGCGTTTACCGTAATTTCACCGTTGAACGTATTGACATCTGTGACTTCAAGCTTGGTAGATAGCACCGCGTCAACAATCGATGCATCCGGAATACTTTCATCACTACCCAATACCACAACAACCTTGTCGCCGATTGCATAGTCAAATGCCGCATTCGGATCAACGATGAACTTATTACCGCTAGCACTATTGATGTCGTTGGTAACTGCATTCTTAGCAAAACCAAGTTTAGAGCTATTCATCACCTTCACGACGGCGTTAGCAACATCAGTCCACGAATTAGCGTCCGTAATGTCAGCATAAAGCACATCTTCAGAACATTCTGTAATGGTCAACTGAACAGATATACTAGCTGGTTCACTTTGAGTAAACGGTGAATCTACTACCGCAGCACCATTATCGTCAACAGTTTTAACAACAAGATCTGAATAAAGCACATCACCCATTTTAAACGATAGAACGTCACCTTCAACAAATTGCATATCTGTCGCAGGGATGGTCAATGTATCGGTATCAACTGCGACATTAACGGTAACTGGGGTAGACATCCAAAGACGGATTTCTTCAAGATTGCCTTGCCTGTTCTTAAACATGAACGAAGAACCAATCTTTATGCTAGAAGGATTAAACGTGACGAAATTAGCGTTGTTATTATCCCTCTGAACACCCCACTGAATCGCATCAAATTTCTTAACACCTTGGCCGGCAACAGCGGTCTTGATGGTCATGTAGTCGAAACCGTCCTCGATAGCAGATGCCTTATCGGGAGAAAAGATTACGGATGTAAAGAACTGATTTCCGCTAGACGGCGGTTCATCTATCTTAAGTTCAACCTTGTGATCATCCAAAATATCTGTCACAGTTGCCGTCAAGTCGATGTTATTGCGACCACCAGACGCTGGCAACAACACCTTGTCGCCGATGACGAACGTCGGATTAGACGCAAGTGTCACTTCAACCGTAGAATTATCTTGATATTGTGGAGTACCAACAACTTCAAAACGGTCATATGCTCGGTAGGCATAACTTGGGTCACGGTTCAAGATGGAAAAGAGTACCATATCAGTACAATGTTCACCATCCCACTTACGAGACTTTTCGCTATCGGCATAGTCTTCGGCAGCCGTAAGACCGAAGTCTACGTTGCTTCCTGAAACAACAGCTTCGGCGATGTTGTTAATCTTACGTTTAACACCATACGCGGCGGCACCATCCGTTTTGAAACGAGTAGCAGCAAAATGTTCAATCTTAAAGGAATCTCGCTTATCTTTTTGCGCATACTGACCAGCATTCTTGTCGAACGCAACCACAAAGGCGTCAGTCTTCAAATCACGCTTACGCGGGTCTGTACGGTCGATTTCTTCGCCATACGGACGGACAAATTCGACAACGCCGCCAGCGTCGAGCACCGCACGAGCAGCATACATTCCTTGGTTGTACTTGTAGCTCTGGTAGCCATAACCAAGCTTAGCGTCCTGTTCGGCGGTCGTATTCACTTGGATGATTTTGTTCAATTCACCCTTAGAAGCAAAACCGACGATACCGGCTGTCGTAGCCGGATTCTCGACTACAGAGTAGCCAGAATTATCGCGCAGCTGGATTCGTACACCCGGCGGAAAACCCATTTTAGTTCCCATAGTTTACCTCATGGTACGTTTGTTTCCACAAAGTTTATGGCGTGGTCACGATTTTTTGTCGCTCAAAACTGATAAACTCCGTTTAGAACATCAAAGACGGCGCCAAAATGTCAGAAACCGCAGAAATTTGCACGATTATGAACTACAAGCTGAACGAGCTGAAGGCAGCACGTCCAAACGACAAGGCGATTATCGAGGCGTTTCAGAACGCTATGAACAACAATTCAGACATAATTTCTCCGACATCACGTCGCGCTCTGCTGAAATTTCCCATGCAGTTTGTACAGCCTATCCGCACGTCGGACGGCGAATGGACGACCCAACTTCATATATGGGCCGCGTTACAGCTGAAAGACTTGCTCAAAATCGACCCTATCGTACTTACGGCAAAGGATTCTAACTATGACACCGTGTTAAAAACACTCGTTCAAGCAGCACTCGGAAAAACCACACAAGTTGTCAACTATCAGCTACTGAAAGAACTTCTGCAGAAGGATATGTGCTATAACGCGGTTACAGTTCCGGGAGATACCGAGAATACTGAACCGGGAAACGCATGGTTTGAACAAGATGTCGAAGGTAAGACCGTAGCTGAATATTTATATGATTTCGCGTCTGGAGAAGGCGATTTTCGTGGGAATCCTCCCGACGAACAATTACTAGACTTGATTTCGCAATATGCTGATACCGCTCTACGAATCGAAGGAGAAGACCTTTCGTTCGATAAGGTCAAGGATGAAGAACAGACTCCGGAAATGGTTTCTAATGAAGAAAATGTCGCCCAGCAGACTGAAAAGCTGGACGACACCGATAGCGCAGTTGAACTCGACGAGAATGGTAACTACAGACCGAAAGAACCAGAGGAAGACGAAACCGACGGCAACGCCAACGGTGACCAGACCCAGAACCTACTTAAAGTCCTTCTGAAACTCGGCAGTCTTCTGCAGTGACGAGTCGACGGCCTTCTTCAGGTCATTGACCTTACTCTCCAAATTAACCTCGGCATCTATTGTATCAAAGATGCCTTTTTTCATATAGTCGACATTCCAGCCACCCTCGATCATACGGATAGCCTTGTCCTTGTCGACGTGGAACGTGTCCATCAGAAGCTGGACATCTTCACTATTTGGATTTACCATTTGCCCATTCATCTTTCAATTCTTGGGGAACGTCCGGAATTTCGAACCAACAAAACACGGAATCCTTATCGCACATGTAGTCATCCCCGTCCGGCGTGTCCCAGCACTGGTGGTAATCATTCCAACAAGCGAACTCGTTGCCATTGTGATGCGGAAAAATGGCGACCGCTCTTCCGTGGGACGGCAGTTCGTCAATGACTTTCTTCCAATTCGGTTCCATTAGATTTATCCTCTTTTTTATATTTCTTGGCCTTCTTCGCCTTCGGAAGAATACCATTCGTCTTGTACTCATAGAACTCGTTTATCAGATCCATATCGACAAGTCCGTAACGCTGCAGCATATCGGCCTCAAGCATAGAAACGTCGTAAACGTCCATTATACGTTCGCGTCTTTGATTAACCGCGTTAATCTCTGACGGATATGCCCGTATATAGCCGTCGCTAATTGGCTTCTTGTTGAACCATTCCATCACCTTAGCTTGGGTATGCTTAGACAATTTAGTAAATTGAATAGTATTGATAGCGGTAATGGCATTGATTAGACCCGGCGTCATCGACAAGGTGTACAGCGCGGCATATGAGTCGAAATCCGCAACGTCGGCTCCTGTGACCGGGTTGCCAAGCTGTCGGTCGGCTATGAACTTCTTGTGGTCAAACGACATTACTTGACCTCTTTCTTGGCGGACTGGAGAACCTTCATCACGTTCAGCAAGAATCCCCATAGGTTGATTTCTTGGTCGACCGCGTGAGCAGACTTGAAAATGTAATCTGCAGCGAGGATTCCAAACGGAAGCAAAACATCTTGCGGCAAGTGTTCAACGGCATAGTCGCAGAACGGAGTATAGATGCTGCGAGGGAACTTGACCTGTGCCGAAATGTACTGCCGGAGCGGGACGACTTGGTACGTCGTGGTCAAGCGGAAAAGCTCGGAAATCATCTCCCCACCAATACGAGGAGGTTCACCGGTTATGCTACCACGGTTCTTGTTGAAGATCGACTGCATACAGACAATCATCTGACGGATGTCCGGGAAATAGTCGTTAATCAAGCGGACAATCGTGTTCTTGTCAACCTTGCAGCCAAACGGCTCGGTTTCCCTCATAGCGATTTTCATCAAGTGCTTGTAAAGGCGATTCTTGTAATCACGGTCTTCAAGAGACGGAACCGTGAACTCGATAGGATGGCATCGTGACACAATGGCATCCGGAATACGCCAGAAATCGTTCATCGTCAAGATAAAACGCACAGTTCTGGTCTCTTCGGAAATCGTAGACTGGAGGAAACGGAACAGACGGTCGGCATCCTTCGGCTTGTCGGCTTCGTCGATGATGATAAAGCGCGGCTTTCCGTTGGGAGAGCTGTACATAATGTACTCCTCGATGGAGTCCATAATTTCGCTATCCTTCGTACACTTGAAGAACTTGCTGTCAACGCCGAGCATTTCCGGAATGGCCTTCGCAAGGGATGTCTTACCAGTTCCCGGAGCACCAGAATGGAAAATGTAGTCCGTCAGAGAATTGTTCTCCAGAGCGAACTCGATTTCATTATGGATGTCGGTCGGTAATATAATACCAGTAAGGTCGTGACCTTCGTACTTTTTAGTCCAAGGTTCATTCTTGCGGATTTCAGCTCCGATTCCGTTTTCGTCGTTAAATCCAGTGTTTCCAATAGATATCATGATAAACTCCTAGTATGTCGAAGGTTAATTTTTATTCCTATGTTTCTAATCTTAAAAGCGAATGCGGCAAGGCCGCAACATCGCTGTACGAACAAGTATGTTCCGACGTGAACCCACCGCAGAACATTCCGCAGCCGCGTACTTGTACCGACGAGCTTGACGAGAACGAATACTTCGACAAGCAGACGGTCTCCGACAAGGCACTGGCACGTTGCCATGCTGCCAAACAAGGCGCAAAAGCAGCCGTATATCCGGCAGCTGGTCGCACGTCGCTCGGCATTATGGGCAACGGATTCCCTGAGAATGTTTCGGCAGATACCAGCACGGCAAGCTCCTAATTCTCGATCTTGCGGTTACGACCAGTCGTACGCTTGATGCACTTCCCGCAGAACGGCAGAATCCAGCCAATCGTCTGGTATTCCGCTTTCTTTCCGCAGACGCAACACGTCTTACCGCTCTCCGCACTCATACGGTTAAAGATTTCGTCTATTTCATCGTAGCAGTCGGCATTGTCCAGACCGGAGTAGTAGATTCGAGCTTCACCCCACTTCTCCTTTGATTCGACAATTATCAGCTTGTCCATCTGTCCATACTTTACCAAGACTTCCTTCACGGCTTTCAGATGCTTCATAATGAGCTTACGCCAACCGTTTGGAAAATTGTCCAATTGAGTCCAATCATAGTCGTACTTAGTATCGACCGAACCGTCATAATTCAACGGACGCAAAAACGGAAGCTCATCGACAAGCTTCTTGTTACGACGACGGCGAAACCACAACTCGACTTTCCTACCGATTGTTGAATACTGGAGTCTAGCCAGAATTTTTTCGATTATGGTTGGCTTAATCATTAGAAATACTCCATCATAAAGTCGCTTTCGTCATATTCTAGCTGTTCATCCCAGCCTACGGCCTCAAACAGTCTTCCAAGAATTTGGGCGACGCTGGTCTTCCAGTGTTCTTCCCAGTCCGGATGGAATATTTCGAGCAGTCTAGCTGGACATTCATCACCAGTGTAGCAGATGATAGACACACCGAACAACTTGTCAGCTTTCTTGATGAAACGGATCTTGGAGCCAGCGGCAACCGGTTCGTAGGTGTGCTTGGACAGTTCCGGGTCGTGCAGAATCAAGTAGTTCCAAACGGACGCACCTTGGCAACGCCATTCGTACTTGTTTGCGAGCTTTTCCTCGGTCGTCATCTTTTCAAGGACTTCGAACGGAGGCGGTGCCGTCTTGACGCCGCTAGGACAAGCGATGTAGTTGATGTCATTGTCAGCAACAGCCTTGAAAAATTCCTTCTTCATTTCAAGCAAGCGGTTGCGAACTTTAGTACGGTCAAGACCATCCATCATCAAGTCCACCATTTCCATCATACGGTCACGACCGAATACAGCGGTGGAACTACGGACTAGTTCAAGACCGGTGATAGCGTATTCTGGCTTGACTGACAAATCGCCTTGAATCCACTTACCATTCTCGTCCTTGTGACCTTGATTAAGGTAAACGATGTCTTCCATTGACTCGACCAAGCAGATATACTTTTTCTTGGCCGTAACAATGGACTTGTAGATGCATTTTTCACGCTTGAGGAACAGCTCGTTTGTTAAGTAGTTCCACTTGTTAGCGTAGGCAAGCATGTACTTATCCAGTTCCTCTTCAAGGATGCAAGCATCAAGAATACGGCAGAAATCAGTGAGACGATAGCGGTTGTATATAACCCTATAGTCACCACAGAAATAGATACCGTCGGCAAACGTAATCTGGCACTTGGTGAATCCAGTATGTTCGTCTGGTGTACGCATCTCTGCGGACGTCCATCCGTCCTTGCCATACTTGAGGCACATCTTATTAAAGAACTTCTTGGAATCAAGCTCATGCTCATTGTCGAACTTCTCGTGCTCGACAAGTTCATGACCCTTGAATACAAGAACCGATGTTCCAGTTCCTTGCTTCAACCTGAACGGCTCGAAAATATCGCCGAACTTCACGAAGAATGAGTCGGTATCACCGTGGCTCATTCTCTTGTAATATACGTCGCTTTCCGCATCAGAAAACGAGTCGGCTAGTTCAGTTTCTTCCATATCGTCGTCTTCAAAATGGCTTATACGCTGGTACTTATCATTGAGTTCCGAAGCCGTAAATGAACCAACCAGTTCCGGGTCGATTTCTGGACGGTAGCCGAATACGTTGTAGAAACGGTCGTCCGTGCTTATGTCGTTGTTGATATACTCAGTCAAGCACTTGATAGTGAACTTGATAAGACTACGACCGTAAGCAGTGATCGAAGCTGCATTGTCAACGTCGTAAAGTGCAAAGAAGTTGGAACCGAGAAGACCGTACAAAGAGTTACCCAATACCTTGTACACCTTCTGCATCATGTCATAAACTGCGGCACCTTCCTTGTCACCGGCTTTCTTCGCCTTCTTCATCTTCTTTTTCAAGTCCGAACGACCGTCGAAAAGAAGACGAGTAACTTCGGGAACGACGCCGATTTTGTCCTTGCGGAAGTAGACTTGGTAACGGCCATTGTGGTCCCAAGGAGACTTGATAAGATTCTTGCGTTCTTCCTCCGTCAGCACATAATCAATCGGGAAAGTGACCTTCATCTCCGGAGAGGTATTGAAAGTCATCATAATCGACGGATATAGTGAACGGTAGTCATACGAAACCAAATATTCCTTGTAGCCCGGAACGGAGTAAACGAAAGCACCGGGGAACTCTTCCTTGGTCTGGGTCTTGTACGGAGGGAACACGCGTCCAGTATGATGCAAGTGATCCAGCACGAAGCCAGTCAGCATCTTCTTGGACTCAAACACGAACGAAACAGGAACACGAGCGGCGGCAGCCGAGGTAACGGCAAGCTTGAACATCTGGGTCCTCTCGTTAATGAGTTCCAGAAGTTCCACGTCGATAAAGTTATACACTACATAGTCAGACCAGTGGTTAATCCAAGACTGGTAGCCGTCAGGAAGCGGAGCCTTGTGCTGACCGACGACCTTTCCACCGATATAGTCCAACTTATAAGAAGATTCTTCGGAAAACGTATATTTCTTGTACAAGGCAAGGAAGTCGATAACTTCAGTACCGTTAATGACAAGTTCATTCTCCTTGTTCAAATAGGCGTGCTTGTTATGCCCACGCATTCTGGACATCAAGTCTAGGGACAACTGCTGTGCGCGAGGAAGACCTTCGTTAAGCTTCTTGATACGAGTGGCCATATACACGGTATCGTACCCGAAGTTCCAACCGGAGAGGATGTCTACATCGTTTGAACCGATGCAATACATCACCTTCGAAATAAGGTCAGCTTCGCTACTGCACAAAACATATTCGCAATTCTTGGATCGTAAAAACTCTTTCGACTTTTCATCGATATCGCGCTGCAAGCCGAAAGTGTAACGCTTTTTCCCTTTAGAAAACGATAGGGTAACTACGTTGATTGGGTACAACGCCTCGACCGGCGCGGAGAATCGTCCGGTGGTGGCGTTTTCAATATCCATAAAGCACAGATTGATGTCCTCCATCTTCGGAGACATCATTCCAGCGTCTTTATAATGGTCTTGTAGGAAACGGCATCGCGGGTCGATATCGATTTCCGCGAGGTTGTTGTTCGGTCCGCTATGGTCTTGGCGGATGCGCTTTTCAAATTCGTAGGCAGACAATCCTTCGCGCTTCTTGATTTCAATCTTGTAGACATCTTGGTCCCAGATGTTCTTCATTCCGCATTCGACGGCATTGTACTGACCCTTAATGGTAGTATAAAACTCGTGCTTGACGGGTACAGCGTCAAAAGTACCGTCAACATACCATACGTACATACGGTCGTTATCGGTATCGTGGTAGACCGAGCGGTACATCGGTCTCACTTGTGGTTTCTGTTCTTCGTTTACTACGGGCATAAGGGATTCTTAATGGGTTGAAGTTAGCAATAAGGAGTTTGAATTGCAAATTATGTCACAAGACGACAAAAACCGCCATTTCTGACGGTTTTGCCAATTTTTATGGATATTACTTACCAGTTAGATACGAAGAAATCTGGTCAAATTCCTTCAAGATCTTGGTAGTATCCGCCTTAGTCTTTTCATCGACACCGAGCTTAGCTACACCCTTCTTGAACATGTCGATTCGCTTCTGGATATCGCAACCCGGAGCGAACTTCTTGTTGGACTTGGCTTCGCTTTCTTGAGACGTAGCGGCAGACTTGGCAGCCTTGTCGAATTCACCACCCTTACCAGCTTCAGGAGCCTTTTCGGCTTTCACTTCAGCTTCAGCGTTGACTTCAACAATCTGGTCTTTCTTTTTCTTGTCGTCGACCTCGTCCTTTTCCACAAGCTTGCCATCATCCTTCTTTTCGGAAGAAGTCTTAGGTGCAGCCTTTGTCAGTTTCGGATCTGGAGCCGTTTTGGCCTTGCCGACCTTGTTTGAGTCTGTTGCAACGCCATCGCTCTTAGACCAGCTTTCGAGATCAATCTGGACGCCATCGAACGTGCAGACGGTCTCCACTACTGGTTTAGGGTCTTTGACGATGCTGTATGGTTCATCATCGATCGGTTCAGCTGCGACCGTGTCGATTAGACCCAGGAATTTATCTTCGTCAGTTACGTGGAACATATTGGTACCTACTATAATGTTCGTTTAAATACGAGTTTATACCTTGGTCATTTTTTCGTTCGCTTGATAAACTACAAGCATACGGCGAGGTCAAATAATGCTATTTAACGGAATTTACGACAATACTATCAATGTCCCAAAGAAGTCGGTGATGGATGACGACCAGCCGCAATATCTGAAGACACTTGAGAAGGAATCCGGAAAGGGTCCGAATGAAGTCAAGGTCGAACTTGACGAGCAAGAGCGTATAGCCAATGACAAGGTTATGCAAGACCCTCCAAGTATGAATGACGACGAGGACATCAATTCGAAAATTAAGGACATGAGTTTTGACCAGCTACTAGATATTTATCAGAACGGCGAACATAAAGGCGAATCGGATGAAATTACCTATGATGACTTGGTTGCACAAGACCCAATGAACCAGGAATTCGATAATCCCGATTTCAACTTGTTTACCCCCGAAGAGCAACCGCTATACCAACAAGTACAAGACGACATTAATAAGATTAATGCAGAAAATCCAACCGAAACCGAATCCGACCTTGCTCCCCTAGGAATGGATGAACTGGGTGAAATCGCCAAAGGTGAAGACAACGAAGTCGAAATGCCGAACGATTCAGAGCCACCTAGCGAACCAACCGAACCAGAAAAAATTGAAGGATTTGAATTCTAAAAGAAAAGGCCGAGCGAAACGCTCGGTCTTTTGCTATGCTTGGTAGCAGCACTTTCGGAGAAATAGGCCATTTCCGTAAACCATCATCAAGCGGTTTGCTTCCTTGTTATAAAGGAGGTCGAGCTTGGGGCAACCAGACTTACGAATCATCATAGTAAGAACATCCATAGGAACTTCGATGTTCATTTCCGGGTTGTCGATTGTCACGTTACCAACCGTCAAGTTCACATCCATACGGTCAGTCTTAACAGTTTCGATACCTAACAAGCCATCATTGACCGTGTACAGTTTCACAAGACCGGTCGGATCAGTGCTGTGGATATTAAAATAAGTACCAATTGCCGCAGCAATGGCGTCCGACATAATGGTAAACTGACGTTCCATACCATCGTTGTTGAATGTCTTCAAAGAACCTTCGGAAAAATCACATACTAAGCTTGCATACTGACCTTCAACTTTCAATACTAGGAACTGCATGTTAAACTTCAGTTTTACATAGAGACCAAGTTCATCGTCCATTGCGTTGACAAGAGGAAGTGTCTTGAAAATACGTGCTGGTATACGAATGCTCAAATTTTTAAGCTTATCTGTACTTGGAGTCTGATTTTGCATAACAGTAGCAATAGTACACTTATCGTTACCAGTGCGATACGATACCGTATTGTTCATTCGGTAGATTTCGACGCAATCAAATTCGTAGATAGAATCGAGAACCGTATTGAACGTCATCTGGTCAATTTCAAGCACCGTATCAAACTCCGTCTCATGTAACGTAGAAAACGGTTCGCATGATTCAAAACCGACTTCAAGTTCAAATCCACCGATGTCATCGTTATAGTAACCACCTAAATAAAGTTTACCTTCGGACACCCAAAGTGCTACCGTCTGTTCCTTAGCAAGTTCTTTTACGGCGCGGGCAAGGTCAAATACTTTGATGTAAACGGTTTCGGTAAACCGGTTAGACAAAGGAAGTGCGTCGGCCATAATGTTAACACCAGAATAAGTCTCTATTTCGAGCCAAATTTTTCCCTCTGTATCAACCGCAGTTCGAACACGAGCAATTTCGTCCTTATCTTCGGTTGCTGATTCAATCAAGGCAAGTCCTTGACCGAGACGACCGTTGGTAAGAAACATCATAATTTCGGTTTCATCGCCATTGTTTATATCAACGTTGATGGCCTTAGTCTCTTCTTGTTCTTGACTGTCGAGCATCATATCACTTAGAGTTTTGCTTGTTATGGACATAAAAAATCCTTGCGATTGTTTACTAACCTTAAATTAGTTCAATCGCAAGGATTGCGGTTATCGAGAATTATTTTTTTTTTAGATTCCGGTCAGCGAGTTCGCAATATTTTCTTCGTCTGACACAGCCGTTCCGCCAAACTTGATATCTCCGGACTGGTCATCCGGTGAGTTCAGTTCGTCCATAAAGCTATCATTTTCGCCAGCTCCGAATGCATTCGGGTTGACTTGGTCCATCATGGCAGCCGTCGAACCGTCGTTCATGAATCCGCCACCAAAATCGCCACTTCCGGCAAGCATATCACCGACCGCCGCGTCTTCGTTACCGATGCTCGGTTCATTCGTACCATCTTGGCTACCTAACAAGTCGACATTGTCCGTACTCAGCTTAGACTCGCCTTCTTCTCCGTAAGCTTCGGGGAATATTTCGTGAAGCTTGCGTTCAACTTTTTCTAGAGACAGCTCGTCCATTCCAGGGTTCTGCAAGAATGCCTTGAACTCCTTGATATGTTCCCTCTTGACCGGCTTCTGCGTAAGCTTGTCGTTAAAGTTGAGGAATAAGTTCCATATTTCCTTTGCACCCTTCTGCTTCATACCGCTGAAGCCAGTATAGAAGTCGTCTCCGGTCAGCGCAACACGATTCTTGTCATCGGTTTCACCTCTAGCCGCCATCTGCTTTGACACTATCTGCGCCAATCGGTCAAGCTCGGATGAACCGCCGTTGGGGGAGTCTCCGCTAGCGTCCACCGTTTCAGTAGAATCAAGACCTTCGTCTTCAAGCCAATCCTCGAACATAACGTCCTCGTTCTGTTCGCTGCCGTCACCATTTACGTCACCAGCACCAATCTGAGCCATTTGGTCACCAGTCATAGCTGGCGGATCTGCCGGAGTGGCATCGCCGCCACCTATATTGAACTTAGCCGCATTCGGGTCTTGTCCATCTTCGACTTCAGCTTCCATTAAGTTGACCGCTTCACATAAGTTACGTAGCTTGGCAAGACCACTGTCCACCGACTCACGCAATAGGTTACTCTGTTGCAACATAGAATCGTTCACATCGATAACATCAGTACCCATGCCGTTTGTATACTGCATAGTGTCAAGGTCGGAACCAAGATCATACTTAGAATTGCTTTCAAGCAGTTCGTCACATGTCTTTAGGATAGTATAACCGAAGTTGTTCTGGAACTGTTCAGAATCGAGCGACACTTCGTAAAGATTGGACAGATTGTTATCGCTTTCCAGCTTTACGGTAATATTCTTGTTCTTGTTCGGAAAATACATTTCAACCAAAACCTCGTGTCCATGACGGTCGATAAGGAACTTACAGTGAGTTTCCTTCATGTCGATTGACTGCAGATTCAAGCGGCAACCACGGTATTCGGTATTGGATACGGCCTCCGTAACAACCTTCTTATACAACGTCTTGGTCGTAATGAGGTTCTTTCCATATGAAAGGTCTCCGTTCATCTTGTACTCTCGCTTGTCCCAGTCGTCACCGTCTTGTGGCTTAGAAACCGGCTTCAAGATCTTATCGGTGAGCATCTTGATGACCTTTGCCTTCGAAGGTTCAACCGGTCCGCTCTGGTTAGACACGTAGCTCATTTCCTTCATCGCCTTAATCAGGGCATCCTTATTAAATTTTACTTCCATAGCAAAAATCTCGCATGCGTTTAACCAAAGTTTATACGTTTCGACAAAGAAAGCCAGCCTAAAAGGCTGGCTTATAAAAATGAGACCACTTATTTGAAAAATTACATTATCAAATCAAAACCGTTTGCAGCGGCAGAGCATTCCGCTGCCGCAGAATATAGTAAAATTGGCTCATCAGCGTCAACACCGGGAACAAAACTATAGCCTTTCAATGCCATCTGTTCGGTACCGTCGGCCTTTTGGCTATGCATTATGTCGATATCGAAGTTACCCCCAAACCCCTTCAGCATACTAAAATAGGCGGCCGGGAACATAGCGACACGACCCGGTCTAAACACTTTTCGTACCAAATGTTCGTCTAGATGACGGGTGCATGTACCGTCTACACAATAGGTAATCTGCTGAGCAAGCTTACCTTTAATGTAAAGCTTGACACCGCCTTCGTCGATGAACAATGTCACGAACTTGCATGTGGGGACTAGCTTTAACTTCTTATCGAAATCCTTCAACGCATCCTCGGTGAAACATACTTCGACTACGCGAACCATATTCTGCTTATCGCGAGGCTGTGGAATCTTTTCGTCAGTCTTCTTGAAGCAGCTTGGGTCGGCTGTAGGGGTACGGCACGTAATCCCCGGTGAAGAAAACTTGATGTACTCATACCGTTTTCCGGTGACGGAAATCTCTTGTGCAAGCGAAACACTACCGCGCTTCGGGTAATTGACCGCATCGGAATACTTCATAAATTCCGTCAGAGAGAACACATTGATTCGGTCTGTATCAAAGCACATATCCTTCGGACCAGCAGCAATATGGGTCAACAATGCTTGGTTCGGGATGGTTATTCGATACTTATCGTCTCTGTGCTGCAAAATAGTGCAGTTTGCCTTAGTAACATTTGTAACCGTCTTGAGCAAGTTTGCGTACTGCTCACTGTAAGTTATTTCGATAGACTTGAGTTCATCTGTGGCCATATAAAAATCCTTTTCAATACCATAATGTAGTTGTTTAAAGTTTGAATTGCAAATTCGGGTTTGCAAAACTAATCAGCATCCTTTCTGCCCGGTGCCATTCAAGACTTACATTTTCCGGGTCAAAGTCATTACATCCTAGCGAATCTACCTCAATCTGCAACATCTTGACACCAAGTCGTTTCATAATCATCGAAACCGCATAAGGAACATACGAGCGACCGTCACCAAGAACATGGAACTTTTTGAACTCAGCAATCATCTTTAGATAGCCACCTCGTACAGCTACGAAAGGACCATCAAGAACCGCGACCTCGTGATTTCCTATAGAACTTCTAGTTCCGGCCACCCGTTTGCAACGCAGTGAATTTTCCATAGAATACTCGCTGTACATTCCGTAAGTCGCTGGACACTTTACCCAACTTCCGTCCGGAAGTGTATATTCATAACCGTAAGGTCCGACTGCGCCGTATTCTGGAGGTACCTCGTCTAGTTTCATGTAGAAAGACGGGTCGGAAATAATCGTGCTGGACGGTACTAATATAATCCATGACGGCACTGTTTTTGGTTCAAGTCGGATTATGGAATTGGCAACGCGAGCTATGTTAGCGAATACGGAAAACACCTTCGGCTTAATCCGACATATGACCATATTCGTGTCTTTCGCCTTGAACGTGCAGTCGGTGGGTTCGAGTGAATGCTTGGAATAAATGTCCCATCCAGTACGGCTATAGACAATAGTCACCTTCTCCGGTTCGTTGCTGAAACGGAGTATTGTCTTCGGGTTCATTGGAACATCTTGCTGTAGTTTTATGCCGAGCACTTCCCTAATTTGGTTCCGTTCGGCAATTTCTTGCGCTGCCTTTTCCCACATCTCTCGACGATGCGCATCACGTCGGTATTCCTTTTCCTCGAACGCAGCTTTTAACGCAAGTTCGACTTCATCCGCTATTGGTTTTATGGTAATCTTAGCAAACTTCTTTTCGCGATACGCTTTCAGCTTGCTACGAAGCTCATTATAGTTCGTCTTGTCTAGAGCATCTATATGGCGTTTACGGTATTCGGACAATTCTACAGTGGGATCGATCTCGACACCAGATTTGACAATTTCATCTACTTCAGATTGAACCCAACCAAGACTCGTAGTCGGAAGTCGATTTAGCTTCAAATTTTCAGCAGTACGTTCCTCAACCGTCATTGGCTTACCATCATTTGTAAGCATTTCATGACACTTTCCCACTATATATGTACTAATCCAAAAATTTGTCTTACCGAATTTATTCCTAATAGCAGCTCGATTGTAATAAGACTTTCCCTCGTTATAGAACTTGCCACGGCAGTAATAGTCATATTTTTCGTCTAGATAGGTCTTACCGAACACATCATACTTTCGCCACGGGCTTCTCGCGTCCGATGTCTTTTCTGGTTCAAGGTATCCACGGTGAATAAGATATTTTACCTTTGTCTCAGTCGTCTTCAAGTACATTGCAGTCAAAGGAATCGAAAGACGATCAGCAAGCGGCGTGTTTCGTATAAGTTTCTTAGATTTATGTGTGGCGCCGTCAACTTGACTTGTCACATACTGGATAATCTGGTCACGCGTCATCCATTTATAACGTCGCTTGCCGTCGGTACTACGAATCCACCAAACCGCTTCTGCTTTTCCACGTCTTACTTCACCTTTCAGACGACCGGGACTTATTCCTATAAATTCAGCGGCATCGCGCATCTTCATTTTTGGTGGAAGCCACTGCAACATCTTGTACGGAACATAATTTTTTAAGAACCTTTCGTAATCTTTGTAATATATGAACTTTCCACGTTCATCCGGACCTTCCTCGACAAGTTTACCCTTTTTTATAAGATTTAGGTATGCAAACGCGGTAACGTCCAAGTCGGCTATTATTTCAGACGGTCTCCATTTAGCATATGGATGGGTCTTACACGGCGGGTCTATCTGGTAGACACGTAGCATCTGCAAGCAAGTCTTGTAATGGTAATGCTTGATTCGGTTAGCAGTAAGCTTGTAAGGAATACCCTCGAAAAACCCGCTATTAATCAAAGCATCAACGGGACGACCGGCATAGTCCGCAATATGTTGCGGAACTACATATTCAGGTACACCAAATCTACGAAGGTTCTGAAGCATTTAGAAATGAATCCCCAATACGTTTTTCGAGTTCATTTTTTCGCGTAACATCTGACGATTAGCTCGACGTTCGAGATAATCGCGACGTTTCATATCACCGTACTGAAGCGAGAACAGAATCTCGGCACCTTCAGCTGGACGGCTTCGAGACTCTATAAATTCACTGTCTACGAATCCATATTTGTCAATCGGCATCTCGCCTTTCATCACCGCACCATTGACATCCTTCTCGGTTATATCAGTCCAGTCGAACCACTTGAATCCCATCTTGACAGAATCCAGCCGTGCATTCCTTCCTGGATCGTCGTTATCCCAGATAATAGTACAATTTTCTTTATGGGGTTCGATTTCTGGATTGGCTTCCATAACTTCCTTCAAGAACTTGATCCCACCGATCGCAATCGAATTCTTGATAAACGTCGAGTCAATCGTTCCTTCAAGAATGTAGAACGGCTTGTCATAGTCAATAAAATCAATATTGTAAGCTTCGCGCTTTGCACCCTTGAAGTTCAAATAACGGCGCGTACTATCTGGATTAAGGTCACGCGCATCGAACTGGTGCCAAGCACCGCCAAACTTGAAGAAAGGAATAATCAAACGGTTCTTGTACTTGTTGCCAATCGGTCGTCCGTTTTCATCGAGTAGATATGCACCGCCGGAATCTTTCATCAAGAACTGCTCTCCTTCCAGACAAACATACCATTTCTCATAAACAACCGGACGAATCATACGGTGCTTGCACAGTTCCAGACCACGCTTTGCAAGCGGATGGTTGTCGAGAATCGAAATCAGCTCACCTTCCATAAATGGCAAGTCCGACGGAACGGTCTTTTTCTCGGTTTTCTTTTCTTTGCGTTCCTTTCCTTCGTCGTCGAATCCCATAAACAAGAGCTTTGTGTAAATATCATCAGCATTTTCCTTGAAATACTTCATAACATGCTGCTGGTGGCCGCACTTATAACAAATAAATTGCCAACTGTCCTTGTATACATAAGCCTTCTTCTTATTCGGACGATTCATGTCGCCACAGAACGGACACACAAAATTATACTCGCTATTAGTTTCCTTCATCGCACGATCGGCGAAATGAGTGCTAACAGCTTCATCCAAGGCCGCATAAGGTATGTTATCGTATGAAAAAGCCATATCATTAAACCTATTGAAAATGGCGGCCACCAATTACGATGGCCGCCAATGGTTTAACCTATCTGACGTTGCCAATTAGAACGGAAGGTCGGCGTCTTCGTCAAGCGTCGGAAGTTGTTCCTCAACGGCGGGAGCAGCCGGGGCAGCCGGAGCGGCCTTGGTGCTCTTGGCGAAGTTTACGAGGTCTTCGTCGGCAGACTTCGGAGCGGCAGCTTCAGCAACCGGCTTCTGGAAAGAAGCGGCAGCCGGAGCGGCGTTGCCAAAGAATTCCGTAGCGTTGACGCTAGTGGTGCGCGGCTGTTCAGCAGCGGCGTAGTTAGGATTAGCTTCCGGGGCAAAGCCAGCCTTGTTAAAGGCAGCGTTTTCAGAACGCTTTGCTGCATCGTTCATAAATTCCACGTAGATCTTGCTGGCTTCTTCTTCGGTCGGAACGTCCTTGAGGAATTCAGTAAGGTCGTGGCACTTGTTGAGGATGTCGAGCATTTCTTCCTTGGTGTCAGCCAACGGAGTAGATTCGCTGGCGTAGCAAGAACCGTCGTAAGAAGTCATCTTCTTTGCCGAATCCCAAGACACAGTGACTTCGTAGTCGACGCCATTGGTCGGAGAATGCGGGAAGAAACGACGCTTTTCCTTGTTCTTGCGGTCACGGAGGCTACCCGGACGAGCAGTCTGATCGTTACCCTTGGACTCGGTGTTGGCAGAGTCATCAAACGGTGCGCGGAGTTCACGATCGATAGCGTCGGTATGACGCCAGACCTTCACCTGACCGTTGTTGTTCGGGTCAATATCGTCTTCGCGAACGAGGACGTTAGTGAACCATTCTGCACGTGCACCCATCGAAGACACGGCCTTCGTACGAGCATCGTCCTTACCATAGAGCTTGACAAATTCATCGTAGCGGTTCCACAATGCGTCACAAATCGGGCAGCGAGTCTGACCGGGAATGGACTTGCAGCATTTCACCTCGCGGTGCATCTGACCAGATCGTAAATGGTGATACATAACCTTCACACCAGGATAGGTCTGATTCTTGAGACCTTCAATGCCCTGCGGAAGGAGACGGACGACGGCGTCATAAGTCGGGCTTTTCGCGCTAACGCGAGGCTTCCAAAGACGCGGGTCGGATTCGTAGGTTTTGCCCGTAACTTGGGCAAGGTTGGAAACACCATCAATGGTGAGGAAATCAAGGGAGTTCATATCAGTAGACATAGGGATTTTTCCTTTCTAAGGGTTTCTTAGGGTTATGGGTTTTTACTGATGGTTTGAATTGTAGAAAAAGGAAATTTGAATTGCAAGCAAGCCAAAAAAGCCCATTTTCCGCCAATTCAACCGAAGTTTATCACTTTTGGTTAATATCAACTATTGTATAACCAGCGTCTTTAAAGATTTTTTCAAGCACCGGGTTATCGCCTATAATAATGCCGCCAGACGGCCTTCCACGGCGAGTTGCCGCCTCGATTTTATTGGACACCGAGATGATAGTATCTACAATACTCTCACCTTCGGTTATCCGTGACCATCTATTAGGCTCTTGCGTCACTGCCACGAGCGGCCTCATCCTTTTGAGCTGCGTCATGCATTTCCTTGTGATAGGTAAGTGCTGCAACAGACTTCGCGTGCGAAATGGAAGCTTCCAACTGATCGGCAAGGTTCTCAGGTAGCGAGTAATCATCCTCGTCAGCGTGAATCTCTTCAAGCTTGGCTTCAACTTCCTTCAAGATAGCGTCAAAGTCCCACGTAATCTGGTTAGCCACAATCTTGTTGATTTCGCAAAGGTCGGCGAACTTAGACGCATCGCCAGTAAGCTTTTCGTTCTCGACTTCGTCGTCGATGTTGTTCGGGTCGTAGTCGTCACGAATATGGAGAGTGCCGTCCTTGTCCTTGAACATAATCTTGGCCGCATCGACATCTTCCATCTTGGTCTGCTCGGTGGCCTCTTCGTCGTCACGCTCGAATTCCGGAGCCGACTGCATATAGGACTTTCCGATGAAACAGTTTCTGGACTGGACTTGGGCGAGCCACTTCTTGTAAGCCGGGGTTTCGACGAGAACGCCTGTTCCCGCTCCACCAGCCTTATTACTGCCCATATTCACGATGGCGTTGGTGAGTTCCTTGGACTCTTCCTTGGCCTTCTCTTCCTTTACGGCCATATCGGCCTTGTGTTGGTCAGAAATAACCGTAAAGCTCTTTTGCACGTTAAATTTGGACATTATCTTCACCTTCCTCGTCTTCGTCGTCCATTACCCCCAAGCCAGCCAGCATTTCGGCTTCCTCTTCGGGGTTGTCTTCCATTAGTTTCTCCATAAAGTCATCGTCGTTGATTGTCGTGTACTTTGGAACGTCTTCATCGACTGGAGTTTCATCGACTTTTTCAGTTTTTTTAGAACTGGTCGACTTCGCCGCAATTTCCAAGTCATCCTCAGTCACTACTAGACCACGTTCCTTTGCAACAAGAAGCTTAATGTCGTTATCCAGCATCACGGTCAACTTTGTGGCGTCTACCATCCGTTCTACAGCAACAAGGATTTCCATCATTCCGAAATCCTTCTTACAGTAGCGATTGTAGAACCACCATAAAGCCGAGTTAAGCTTTTCCCTATACTTTTTCAAGGTCGCGTCTGGCATAGACAGAACTATACAAGCGTCACCATCAAACCTAGGAGTCTTCAAATAAGCATCTAAAATTTCAACGATTGATGCGGGTTTCGAGTCGGTCAATACCATTTCATCGAGACTTGCGCCCGGAGTGGTCTGTTCGTCGATATCTTCTGGTGTATCATCTTTGAGATAGCGCGATAAATCCATAATTGAACCTGATGGAGTTATCAGTTAAACTAGTTCAAAGTTACATCAGCGCACTCATATCGCTCAAATTTGCCAGAGCGGCCTCTTGTTCGGCACCAGTTTGTGGCGGTCGGCTCTTCTTCGGAGCAACCGGTTTAGCTCGGTTCATCTTTCCGGAACCAACGCTATTGCCGCCAAACATCGCGCCAGTCGAGTTCTGAACCACCTCGAACTCCTCACGAGCACGATGTTCCTCTTGTACATCCTCCTCGGTTGCCGGATACCACAACATCGTACCATAGTCGCGCTTGGTATAGAACGGAACCTCGTTCTCGCCGAAGCGGTTCTTCTTAATCATATGGTAGTACATATTGAGACCCTTGAGGATATGGTCAATCGTGATGGTAATCATCAAGTCAGCGGTTTCGTTATAACCAGACGATTCTCGCACCGACTCAAGGCCAGCATCGAGCGACGAATAACCAGAACGACCGAACTGGATAGCAGAAAGACCGACCATATTGCGCTCGATACATATTTCGCGAATCTGTTCAGCCTTTGCCTGACCGTCCTTGTACATATTCTCAATCATACCCGGACGCTGGTTCGGTTTCATAATACCGATATAGTCGATTACGAGCATATCGGCTGGTGCGCCAACTTCCGTCTCGTACTCGTCAAGCAAGGCGTCTATTTCGTACGGAGTGGTCGTAGTCTTCATTCGCTTGATCTTCAATCGACCCATCTTCTCTACACTAGAAAGTCGAGCTGCTTCAATCTTGGCCTTACATTCCTCGGTAGAGAGTTCAGTAACTTCATACTGGTCGATACCGGTAAGGTTTGCCGCCATACGACGCCAGAGGTATTCCTCGGAAAGTTCCAAGGAGATGTACATCACGTTATAGCCAGCTCGTACCGCATAACAAGATTCGGAGCAAAGCACGAGCGTCTTACCGACGTTCGGCTGACCGACATACAAACAGAGCGTCTTTTTAGGATAGCCTCCGGTAGTAGGGTCATCCTTGCGCTGCGCGGTGAACACGTTAATGTCAGTAATACCGGACGGAATCGGCTTGGAGACTTCTTTCAATCGGCGTTTGGCCTCGTCAATGTCATCGACAAGGTCGAGACCGAGAGACATATGCAACGAGAAGTTCAGCTTGTTTCTGAGTGCTGGTAAAAGGTCGCGAACCGCCTCGATATTGTTTTCAAAAATATGGACGGCGGACTGCTTGAGAATATTGGTAGATGCCTTTTCTTGGTAAAACTTTTCAAGCATCTGCACCAAGAAGTCTTGCTTCGTAGTAGCTATCTTCGCGTTGCAAAGGTCCATTATACGGTTACGCGCTTCGTCGGCGAACCCTGTGTTGTCAAGACACAGAACCAGCTCCTGAGCTTCCGGCGAACGGTGATGCTTCCTAATGAACTTGTTGACAATAGACACCACTTGCTGGTTAGTCTTATCCTCATACAATGTAGGGTCTAGGTAAGGCATCATCTTTTGTGACAGAATCTTGTCACTAAAGAACGTGCGGATAACCATATCTTCGCGAGTTAAATTATAGACTTCTTGCATAGTTCAAAATCAAATGAGTGTAAGGAGGAAAAGGGGTGTCGCCATCCGCGACACCCAAGATCCATTAGGCATCCTTGTCGGGCTGCATCATCTTCTTTTCAGCCTCTTCAAGGTACTTGATTTCAGCCTTGATGTCCTTTTCGGCATCCTTTTCGGCTGCTTCGACTTCAGATTCATCGAGGTCAAGCTCTTCGTCGTCACGACGGAGTTTCGGCGGACGGAACTTGAATTCGGCCTTGATGTACTCGTTCAGCGGTTCAAGGATGGAACCGAGACCGGCCTTGCAGTAAAGACCCATTTCGGTAAACACACGCCATTCAGACGGGTCCTTGTTCGGGTCCTTAACAACCCAGCAATCCTTACGAGTGGTCTTGCCAGTAGTCTTGTCAATCGGCTTAGCAAGATGGCCATAATCATCCTTATTCCATTTTTCAATGAGACCAGCATGTTCAGCAATCTGCTGCAGACCATAGTAACGGTCGATACCACGGTTGTAGTCGACATAAATCGGAGCCTTGAGCTTAGCCTTGACCATACGGCTCTTGGTCACCGTAGCATTAAGGATAACGCCAGTAATTTCATCGTCCTTACCTTTCTTCTGGTAGCTCTTGTGGAGGCTAAGAATGATGGAAGCGGAGAACTGAGCACCTTCACCACCAGCGATCTTTTCCGGGTTGCCGTACATAGCTCCACTGGAGTCCATATATATGTGGTTAGTGATGAACATCGGAATTCCGAGGTTAGCGCAACGGTTGGTGATGGAACGATACATACCAGCCAAAAGCTTGGCCTTGGTCATATCGGACTTGATTTCACCCTTGGTGGCGTCGTTGATGGCCTTTTCAGTAGAAAGTTCACCTTGAGAGTCCAGCACGATAGCGCACTTACGCTTCACTTCAATGCTGTCACCACGGTCTACTTCGAGGTCGTTAATCACACCGTTAACGGAAATGAAGTAATCTTCAACGGTCGTGATTTCCTTAACCAATTTGTACTGATCTGGATTGAAGCCATTCTGTTCTTCCAATTCTTCTTCTGTAGTTTCACCTTCGGTGTCATACCAATAGATGAAGTAACCCTTCTGCATTAATCCATACGCGAAGTTGTTCTTCGCAATGAAGGACTTACCGGACTGCTGTTTACCAGCAACCATAATGATTTTGTTGAGAGGGAATCCGCCGAACAAATCGCCAGATAGTAAGGCGTTGAAGATGTACGAACCGGAATCGCAATATCCGAAATTCGGGTGGCGGATAAGTTTGTCGGCGTAACGGTCGCCAACCTTGATTTTCTTGAAGAAAGAGTAATCGTCATCGGCGACGGAGGGAGTTACTGCGGGTTTTGATGTTTTTTTAGTTGCCATATGGGTTTTCCTTATGTTTTGGTTTAAGATAACTAAAAGCAATTTGAATTACAAACTGGTGACACAGGGGGTTTTGGGGTGTCGCAATGGATAGCTTATCACTTTTTCTCTGGAACTGAAAGCAAATCGAGTCCTCCTTGGAGGGTTTTCCAAGCATCTTCCTTGGACATCAGTGGGGTCATAAACACGTCAGTATGGTCAAACCTAACCTTGCACCACGGAAATTTGGCGTCTTTTATAGTTAAAGGTGTCTTAGTTAGTATAACCAATGGCTTAAAATCAGCCATTTTCTTCAAATCGTACATACCTTTCGGCCCGGTTAATTGCAATTCGCAACAATCTTTGACCACATTTTTCACTTTTACAGAAATTGGACTGGTACCAAGTTCCATATATATGATAAGATTGCTATCGATATGGTAAAACGCAGCCGCGTCGGGACTACTAATTATACGAAGATACCGTTCAAGATCAAAATACCCAACTAAATGCATTCGTTTCGGCATTTCACGACTCGTATATACATATCGAGCAATTACCGGTTCAAATAACTTTCCATTATTCAAATTGAGGTGAGTCATCAAATCATGGATTTTTGCAAGGTCTTTTTTAAACCCGCCACGTACTGTAATGCCGCGTTTTGCTACATCCTTTATACAACCAGACTCGACTTTAAACTTCGACACAAAGGTATGCCCAGAAACGGTAATTCTTGAATCTTCTGGAAAGTAATTTAAAGCGTTCACAATGTCTTGGACGTCATTAGATTTTGCAGTTACATGATCATCAACAATAAACAGATTAACGGTCTTTCCTATCAAATGGAACGCCGGTATGGATATTCCGTTAGAGTTCCGGTAAGGTTCCTCTTTTCCTTGCACATAATTATGGAACTGGCCGAAATCATCAACCATCCCAAATTCCTTGGCTACGTCCATGTATTCCGATTTATAATCGGACACATAGACAATCTGCCTATCGCCAACTTGCTGAATAAGCATTAGACAATCCTACCACGGTTCTTGAACGTAAATTTCAGCATCTCGGTGCGAGATGTAGGCAAGACAACCGCAAGAACTAAATTATAACATCCGTTATCGTCAAATTCGCAAGAACTACGTTCTGGGTCAATAGTAACCCTAGGCTCGTATTTTTTGACCGCTTCTATGCATTCCTTAAGCAAATCTACTTCATCCGTAGTTGACCCAAGTGTGAATATACGCTCTTCGATATGTGTACCGAAATTTTGATTAAACAATCGCTCACCTTGTGAAGTAAGCAAACAAGAATACACATTCTGAAGAAGACTGGTCTCGTCGGTGACTTCCTTAAAATTACTGTACCCCAGGTCACGGTTATAAATAGCTGAACGACTAGTTTTTCCAGCAATTTTGCCAGGATTCTTCTTAGCGGCAAGTCTTATATTTCGTTTTGTCAAGTCGTTATTAACATATATCGTTGTTGGGTTTGTAAGAACGACTTCCTTGTTGCGTACCTTTTTGAATACTTGTACCGAAGATACACCAGCTACAGAATCTGGAACCAACACATCTATATAATATGGAGACCCGTTCATGATGACGGCATTTTCATTCTGTATCTTAACGACGTTGTCGTATAGTGAGTTGCCGAACGAAGCATCTGGATCATCAACCTCGATTCGCATCACCTTACCGGATTCAATAGACGAGTTTTCTACAACAATATCAAATGGTTCAATATCAAGCAATGCGGCTTCGCCACCCGTAACGATAAAGTATGGAACTTGCTCACCGGATTCAGTAGAATTGAACTCGATAACCGGATTTCCATCACTGAGCATAACCATGCATACCGTAGGCGAATACAAGGTATTTCCAGATAACCACTGTCCTAGTATCGCAGGGTCGATTATAAAATCTACATAGCTGTTATAGCTTCCCAATACCGGTGTATTTTCAGAACGGTTTATATCCTTCAATGCTGGATTAGTTAACTCGGCTATACCTACGGGTATCTGAGTAACATGTTCAAGAACTTCCTCATAGGACATGTCATCACGCCAACCATTGGAATCCATCTGGTATAAAGAAACCGTAGCCTCGCTGTAGCTCATTTTTGATACATACATGCGAAGGGTCGCATTCTGTCCATAATCGACATCCATCGTTATGTTTGGGAATTTAATACATACGATGGACGGAATATCTCCGCCAGCACATTTCAGCTTCTTTTCACCGACATGAACCGCACCGTCACCCTTCGTAAAATACGTATCAAGGTAAGGCGACACAAAATACGTGTTCATCGTATGGTCATACTGAGACGGGTTAGATACTCTTTCCATCTCCGAACCGTCGCCATTATTATACCAGTTTGTGGGAACAGCAGCCGACGGTGTTCTTGGCGAAAAATATACATCAATTTCCGAGTCGACTGGGATTTCGCAATTGTCAATTTCAACAACGTACGACGAATCGATATGGTCTACACGAGATACTTGAACTTGATTATGTATCGATTTGTTCAGCAAGTTGACATAATCGTTAGCTACATACGATGGCAGTGATGCATAAGTCAGCTTCGTAACACCATCGGTACTTTGTGCGACCACTGACGAATCCTTGTATACAACCGCCGTCCACTTTTCGCATACCCAGTCGTCATCTCCTTCGATTTCCAGCGTATTATTAGGCATAACATAATGACTCGACACGTATGTAAACGTTGTTGCTGTCACAGCCACTACCTTATAAGTACCTAGTAATCGGAGGCCATCCGGACCAAGCGTATGAATGCTAGAATACGTGTTATTTCTGATAGTTACCGCGTCGCCTTTTTTCAACCCATGCGGTACACTAGTCGTTACGGTAACATTATTTCCATCAACCGATATCAAGTTGACCGCATACAGATCGGACATTGAACACTTTTCAATAAGCATATTGACCGGATTTGTCGCTTCGGAAGACAATAAAGATTCTCCGTCGACAACGTTACCGCTTGTATTGATAGAAAATTCGTTGTTAGCGTTTCTTAGCGGAACGACCAACTCACAGTTGAATCGATGGTCGTCAATAATGCGAGGCGGTCGAAACGAGCAATTCCAGTCGTCATACAAAACGCCGGATATTCCATCAACGACTAAACCTTTTCCGGGATGTTCAGAATCACCAACATACGACAAAATACCGGAGTAGTTCAAGAATAGCCTAACACGGTAAAGCTCGGACGCAGATACCGGCACTCCGTTAATACTATATGTTCCGTTCGTGTAGGAAGCTGTAATTTGCATAATTAAACCTTATCCATATTAAAGCGTCCAGTACGTCTTCTAGCTGGTTTGATATCTTCTGACGGTGTCATCGTAGAAGATACCGCCTGTTTAGGTGGTTCATCAGTTGTCGGCGCTTCTGGTTGCTGAGTTTTGTCAGTGCTTGGTTCAGTCGTTACCGGATTAGCTTTCGTAGGAGCTTGCTCTGTTTCATTCGTGTTTTCTGGTTGTACTGGCGTAGTTTGCTGAGCTTGGTTATGAGCTTTTGGTTCTGCGGTTGTTACGGTAACTGTACGTAACATGTTTACCAACAACTGCTTAGCTTTATCTAATGACATACCTTTCTTAGAATTGCCGTTAATAAGTGTATTTAGGGCATCATTAACTTCAAGCAACTTTTCCGGTGTATATTTTTCCAACGCCAAGTCTACATTACCGTCTGAACTCTGAGCAAGTTCGTTAATGCACATGTCGACGTTATTCAGATATTGGCTAAGCGGCAATATTGAGTTAACTGTTTTACCAGTCAAGTCTTGAATCGTCTTAATGGAATCAAACCCGATATATTTATCCATCTTGGCAACGTCAATTTCAGTAGCACTGAACTGTTTCGCAAGAGCATTAGATTCTTTTCTAGCACTAAGCGTACTTGAATCAACAGTCCCGTAATCTTGCAAAGCTGGTTCAAGTAACGCATAGACGCCGGTTACAAATGACGCAATATTACTGCAAGCATTTTTTGCACTTTTCAAAAGGCGTTGAAGCGCATTATCCGTATTGTCTGATAATGTTATGTTAAATATCTGTGACATAACGGATAAATATTCATCGAGACTAATAGCATGTTCCAAGGTACTACCAGATTTACTTGGGTATACATTAGAGGCAAAAACGACGTTTTCATTATCAAAAAGTTTTTCGACCGCAAACGGTGCATGTTCTTTACTAAATGCACCATTAGTCGATTCAATAATGTATTTACTTACACGAGATACGGTATTAGCCAGATTTACATAATCGTCATCAGTCATCGCTGGATTCTCATAGCCATCAACAACCTTCCACGCGGTATCCAGTGAGTCTTGGTCAACCGTCATACTCGACGCAACCGCATTAAGAAGTTTTATATATGACGGTATGTTACCCATATGGGCTTTTAAGGTGTTAAACAAGTGTTGACGAGCTTCATCACTACCCATATTTTGAAGCTCTTCATGTCCTTTAGTAATATCAGCGGTCTGTTTATTTTCAGAACTATTTTCGTCGTCTTTTTCTTCTAGTGATTTCACCTGTTGTGTAATTGCCTTGTTAACTAAAGCCGAAAACCTAGTAATATCAAGTTCGCCACGCATGAACATGTCACTTACCGCTTTTCGCGGTTCTATGAGATTGTCACTACCACGGTCTTTAATTAATGGTGTATCAGCAATTACAACACCTTTCTTCATACCGGTTCCTTTAATTCCGGTCCTACGAATCAACTTTCGAATACCAGTATTCACATCAACGCCACCATCCAAATTATATTGGACTTGATCCAAGTCTACTGGCATCGCATAATCACTGTCCGCATTGTAATACTTACGTAGTGATTCGTTAATCATTTTAGCGACACGTTCAGGTATATGGTCTATACCTACCGCCGATTGGGCGCATACAATTACCTTTCCAGTACGACCACCTTTAACGTCGTTATTATGATACAAGGTATATGTACATAGATGTCCATTTAATTCATCTAAAGATTTACCACGCATCTTTAAACTATTTACCACGGAATCCAATGTAAACCAACAAGTCTGACCTTGCTTAAGTGGCTCATTCGTTTCATGAAGCTCAGTTAGATTGTTAGTAGTATTTTTGTCATTGACGATGGCGGCAAGCAAACTACCGTGCATTTTTTCTAGAAAATTAGAATGCGTATTATCAGTTAGCATTGCCTTGTTTAGCTTAAGAGCTATATCTTTCAGGCACTCTATGTCGTTAATACGTTCATGAATTTTGTTAAAACGTTCTAGTTTTCCAGATTTATCATCCATAGGTTCAGTTTCTTGATATACCGTCTTACCGCTCTTTGGATCTATGACCGGCCTCATATAACTAAGACTCGCCATATCGTTAAGTAGAGACGCCACTTTATGAACCGTTAACACCGGAGGCTTAACTTGCGTTCGTGCCAGATTTGGTAACTTCATTTTTCGATACCACGCATTAACCAAAACCATCAATGCGGCGCGAACATCTTTCATCGATACGATTTCATCTTCAAACGCTTCCATATTGCCTCCAATTACGCGTCAGACTGCTCATCAAACGGATCGTATGATGGGCTGAATATATCGGCATTATTAACACGATATTCCGTATATTTATAACCATAATCAAACAACAGAGAACCAACACCAGTTATACTATAACTTTCATCTTCAACTTTCACTTCTAGGCCAAGACCAATACCTAGCATTTGTTCGTAATAAGACGGTCGATTAGTACCATCGTCGATTATGATACCATTCAACGTAGCATACGCTCCGTCAGCCAGCACAATATTGTTATTATCTCCACGAGTTTCATTGGAGCCAACTAACACATAGCAGCCCAAGTTAATTTTTCCGCCATTTTCATCAAATGCATGCTGCTTATAGAGTAAAGAAAATTCCGAATCATCAAGCGCTTTATATTTCAACGCTCTGCTTGCATACTTTGTTATAGAGCCATATTCCAAGGCTGTTTGATAATACGGATTAACAAAGTATATTCGGTCAGTTCTTTCCGACGCGTCTTGATAAAGTACGTTATCGGTTTCGTCTATCTGCGAAAGATATCGATGAACCATCTCACGATACGAGATAATTTTGTTCCAAAATTCTTCGGAAAACTCTTTTGCATACAAGTAGCCGTCATTCATCTCAGCTTCGGCATATAGAGCACCAATAGTGATTTTGGATGAGTCACTAAACTTTTTATTTGATTCGACCGCCTTTTTCTTTTCAGCGGTGGCTTGCTGTACTTTTTCGATATTCGCCAACCGTTCGTCACGGCGTCCTTCGATATTTTTACGACGTTCCTCACCGAAGACTCGCATTGCTTGTCCCATAGAAATCATCAAGCTATCTGGTATATCTTTTTTATTTACCGGAGATTCACGCAATTCATTAAAACTATCCCAAATATCATTGTCGGTCAAACCGTCCGACTCGCCATACTTAAAATACACCAGCATGTTAGCTATGATATTCAACGCATAGCTTTCTGGGGTACTATTGATTATTTTTCTCACCGTAACGCTTGAATTGTTTGGCATAGAAACGTCCCAAATGCTATACGCAGTTTATAAGTTTTTAGTTACTAAAAACCAAAAAGCGACCGGCAAAGCCAGTCGCATTCATAGGAAATACAAATTTAAACCAAATATTCAGGCAGTTCGATTAAAACTGGCGCCTCACCACTATCGTCCAAGCTGTCGTCAGTTATTATAGGAACTGTATCAGATTCTGTATCACCGCCATCGTCCACCGGACCATTTGCCTCCTCGTCCAGCGTACGCATGCTCTTTATAAGGATGGCGTAATTCTCGATAAGGTCATCGTCATCAAAGTAAAATATGTCGTTAGGTACGCAACCTGTATATAAATATTTCATCGCCATCTTGTAGTATTGCCTATGGTTTGGTACCCATACATCGAACAAGAATCCAGCTTTGTTAACCAACGTACCAATAGGTACAATATCAGGTTCACCACCTATAAGCAACACTTCCATACCGTTGGGCAAATTATCCACCTCATTAAGCGGGTCATCTCGATATTCCTTGTTTGGACGGATAGCTCTGGAGACCGTTCGGTCGGCAGTATATATATCGTATAGATATCCACCCGGACGGTAAATAGCGCCGTAATACCGCATAGATTCGTTTGCCGCCATAGATTTAGCCAAGTCAAAGCCGATATCGTGTGACGGAATTGCTGGATTTTTTTGCATGTAATCACTTACGTACGACCTAACATCGCTCGAAGGGTCAATAAACCCAAGCGATACTACCTTTTTACAGTTTTCAGCCATAAGCGACGACAACGTTGCATGCTCAGACGTTTTAAATGTTGGGTCGAACTCGTCAATACCTTCCAAACGAACACGGCTGGACAAAATAAACGGAACTCCCTCAAGTATGAACAGTATAGCGTATTCGCACCATGCATACATGCCCAATACACCAGATGTACAGAATATCTTTATCGGACGATTCCAGTATTTCTTGTCGTATGTTTTCTTGCCATCAATGACCGTCTCGCCGATTGCAACGTCAACAAAGTCCTTGAACTCCGATTTCATGTCAGATCCGTCCAAATCAGATAAAAATACCATGTAATTTGAATCTAACGTTGTAAATCCATGTTCGATGGATGTCATACTGCTTGCCGACGATAATCCGGCGGAAATGTAGTCCATTGCTCGCTGGACTAGCTTTCCTGTACTGGATAGTTTCCAACCGACCACTAAAAACTCAGATAAGCGACCGGGTATGGCGGTCACTTTTGAAACTATTCGTCTGACGAAATTAGTAAACGATGTCTGTACGTTTTGTATCTTCGATTTCAACATAACCTACCAACGGACCCATGACACGGCACCAGTTGTGGTACATCTTGTGAAGGAAATCGCCCTGCTCGGTCAAGCGAGACTGCTGAAGGTCATCGAGCTGTCTCTTAACAGCGAATGATATACCCGGCGGAAAATCGGTAACGTCGATATCTACAAGGAAATCTGTTTCGGCAACTGGTTGGCCGTCCTTGCTCATAGTAAAGCCAGCCTTGACCTTCTCCTCCTCTGTAGGAGACAAAAGCTTATGAACTGTCTCATATTCAATACGACGTTGCCACGTACACGGCAGCGTATGGATGTAACCAATGGCGAACACGCGGTCAACCACCGACATTTTGATAATCTTTTTCTGTTTGGTTTCTTCAGTATTCATAAAAACCTCGGTATTTACTAAATTATGTCGTTTATGCGATTGTTACGCAAATTCTGAGCAAAATTAACATCATTTTGGTTTATTTCCAAGCTTACCCTGAAACGGAACTTGAACTTACCAATCTCTTTCACTATTGGTATAGATTTCATTTCTTTCGGTTCAAAACTTATATAAGCCGACCAGTTTCCGATTCTAACCATCTTCGTTACACCCAAAACCAAGTCTTCGACATTCAATATCAGTCCGGTCTCGATTACGCCATCTTCGGTAAATTTAGTGCCATCTATATCCTTCGGCTTGTAGGTAACGACCAAATCGCCATTCGTACCGCCGAATAAACCATTGTTTCCGGCACCCTTGATAGTCTCGGTAAGCACACCCGGACGGTAGAAAATAGTCTTGCTGACCTTTTTCTTCAAGAAACCCCTTCCATCGCACGTTTTACATGGATTGACTTTGATAGTACCAGTCGCATTACACCTGTTACAACCACGCTTCTTACCGTCCTTGATGACATAGCTGTAACCGCCGCAAACCGGACACTTGCACTCACGGTTTCCACCAGTACCGCCACAGTCTAGACATTCACATATACGAGTGAACTTAACCGGCATTTTTTCACATCCAGCCAAATAGATGTCTAGCGGAATACTGACATTCAGCTTGATATTAGTGCCGTTTTTCATACGAGGATCCTTAGTAGGAGCCTTCCCGAAGTCACGAGCAACTGTTGGCTTTCCAAACACAGTGGACATCATCTCGAACATCGCCGTATTGGCGTTCGACTCGTCATACTTCTTTCGGGCGTCCGGCTTTCCTATAAGTTTGTAAGCCTCGTTAAGTTCGACCATCTTGGTATCGTCACCGTTGTTCTTGTCCGGGTGATACTGTCTAGCCAAGTTCTTGTACGCCTTGTCGATTTCTTCTTGGGTAGCGTTGAATTCTACACCTAAAACTTCGTAAGCAGTCATATTAAACCTCGTCGAAATTATAAACTAGTTCAAAAGTACCGGTAACGCTATATGGACGCATTCCAATTCATCAAAGATTGTATAGGCAAGTGCAAGAACGGAAAACAGATCCGCGAATCTTTCCAGCCACAAAAGGACAAGGAAAAGCGTAAACACGCCAAGGTCGGCTTCAAGGAATATGGATTCGACAGTAATCCCGGCTTCGGTCACCTAGCGTCATCGTCTTCTGGCGGAAGTACCAGCCCTGTCGTTATGGGTACTAGCTCGATTGGAACGTCAGGACCGGTTGCCGACATCGGCATGGGTTCCGGAGACGCTGGCGGTTCCGCTTGCTGTTCATCCGTGGGAAATCTAGGTATAGACGCAATCCTTGAAAATTTCGAAAAGGAACATCCTTCTTCAGACGTTGTTACCGAAATCCGTCAACTTTTCGAAAACGTGAAGAAAGGACAAGGAATCCTATACCACGGTTGTGACGGCATGTCCAACGCAAAGACAGAATCGGCCAATCCGGCTGCCATCGACAACTCGCAACTGTCCGCTCTAGCGGCATCGTGCGAGGCCGCTCTCAACGCATTCAAGAATTATACTGGATTCGACTACACTACTTTTCGAAAATAAATAAAATTCGCATTGTTAAAAAGAGAGGCGGTTTATTACCGCCTCTCTTGTTTTAATCGTTAGCCGCATGTACTTCTGGCTGGAACTCGTCGTCCTTGTCAGTTTCCTCTACCGGTTGAGGCTTAGGATCCTTTTCGGGTTGCTTGATTACCGTAGGCTGTTTGGTTTCCTTCGGACGGTTCACCTTCGGTAGCTTATCTACGTCATAAACAGGAGCTTCGGAGTCGTAGCTATTGGTCTTACGATTATAAGACTTTCCAGTAAGCACGCCCATCTGAACATTGAAGTCTTGTGCAATATCCTGGTCAGACGGTTTACCGTTCGCTTCAGCAGACGCCATGTCATATGCTGTACGGACAGCGGCAACATAAGCATCCTTGGTCAATAACCCAACACCATCTACATACACCATATTGCTATTAACAGATTTCGTATTAGTTAGACCCATCATATCTTCACCCAATACAATGGATTCAGGAACCTTCGATTCAGAAGCCGAATTCTTGACATAGCCTAAACGCTTCGGACTGACACCAGTGATATACGTCATGATGATGTTATCCATATACGACTCGGCCATGTTAACGAAATCTTCGTCGTAAATGTCGTCCATATCTACACCAGACGAAAGCATCTGGTTGGATGCAATGTATAACCAGTACACCAATGTTTTCACATCGATTACCAAATCATAGTCTGTAAAACGAACAGTTTGGCTAGACTTACCTTGGCTAAGGTAGTTAGAACGAGTCAACGCCAAGTTCATCTTTTTAACCAATACGTTACTATCCAAACCGTGCTTAACAGAGTAATTCGGGTCCATACGGAGGTGGGCAAGACGCTGACGAGCCGGACTAGATGGCAAATCAGTACCGACTCGGCGAGACGTATTGCCTTCGTCGATAGAAGCCATTAGCTGATTCTTCATCTTGGCAGCGGCTTCGCTCCACGTCTTACTGCTACGCTTAAAGCTGCAGATATTCTCGATAAGCGTTTGAAGATTCTTCACTTCGGCATCGCTAGTATCACCAAAGTAGCCAATTGGAGCGCCCGACTGGCTATTCATATTCTGGAACTGTCTCAAAATCGAGAACATAGCCTTAAACGACGGTCTAGTCATCATCTGCATCTGGCTTGCCCTAGAACCGCAGTACATCATCGTCGCAGCCATCACATCCTTGATAGACAATTCGTCAGGAATCGCCGCCACAAGGCTCGTCATCTTTTCGACCCAGTCTTGGTCAACCTTAGACAAATCCTTGGACACACGTTCAGGAAACACGTTGGTTTCGGAAGCGATATCACCCATGTCTTCGATTGTGTACGATTCGTCATTGTTGATAAGCGCCGTCTTTGCACGGTCGATAAGACCAGCACGAGCACTCTTCTGGCCTAGAGAAGTCGTTGCAACAATAACGTCGGCAATAGGAGTTTCAAGATCATCGGCCAGCGCGTGAATAGATTTAACGGCGGACTTGAGTGCGTCAGAAGTCTTCTTATTAGACAATGTGACTTCACCAGTCATTTCATCTATTTTACCAATATTGTCCGCAATCTTAGAGCAGATGTATCGGCGAGCCGACTTCACAAGACTTGTCATAGCATATTTAGAAATTATTACGTCACCCGTCGATTCAGATTCCGACAAGTTAAACGTAATCGGATTGTCCGGGTTAAACCAAGACGCAATAATGACCGACTTATCCACATCAGGGTCAATGCCTACGCCGGAATTGATAGAAGAATTCGCCTTAACTGGAGTTAACGAATTATTGGTATTAGAGTAAGTAAACGTGGCTTTGTCACGCTTAGAAGCCCACTCGGCACCAGTGGTACGTCCGTTATTGCCACCCGGCTTTACAAATTCCTTGGCAAGCAGACGGAGGTTGTAACCGTTAGCCATGTGGTTAACCGCAGTCATGGTAGCTGGATAGTTCAACTTACCAGCACGTTCATCGTCAAAAATGGCGTTGTAGATAATACGTTGTGGAAGCGACGGAGCAATCTCGCCATACAGCATGTTACCATTGATCAAGCTGCTTTCAATACTGTTGAACATACGTTCGGCACGTTCGTTGTCGCTATAACGTTCATCATCATCGACAATGCTATGCTCAAAAGTCTCCATAGCCTTACCAAGTGCATATGCATACTTGGCAAGTTCCAGATTCTTACTCATAGCAGCACGCAAGTTGTCTTTGAAGGCAAGACGTTCAGCCTTTTCGGCGTCTGAAACAATACCGGTTGTCTTAAAGTTCTTAGGACGGAGTCGAGCACGCGCAAATGCGTCAATCGGGTTATCTAATTCATCATCCTTTGCATAAGCATCCTTATTAGCATCATGAATCTTCGATGTGTTATCCAAACGTTCGATAACATTATCGTCGCTTGCGATGATACGACCAATCTTGTTAATCAATGAAACCAAGCCAACATATACTTGCGTTTCGTCGGCATTGACAAGTTTGCCGACAGCATCCATCACATAATTGATGACCTTCATTGACCCTGGGTTTCCGCTTGCGTTACCGACATAAGTACGAATAGTCTTAATATTGTCATAGACATCAGAAATGTCCATGCCAGACGGACTGAACAGTTCATTACCGAGAACAGTCACTACGTGGGACACCGTAGAAACATCGTCATTCGTATAAGCGTTCTCGCTTTGCGCCTTTACGTTGTAACGACTATCTGCGTTCGCATGAGCGACTTCCCAGTAATGGCTTGCTTTTTTAACGTCAATCGGCGTAATAGAACCCGTTTTAATTGCCGTAATCATTTGACGAATTACCGGAGTTCTATTAGTCTCTTTATCAAGCAGTTCAGTAGAGGTATTTACTAATCCGTTAATTACCTTAATTCGTTTTTGTAAATCCCAAACCGCGTTCTGCTGAGTTTCGGTTAAGTCAGAATCATCCTCTGTTAGAACACCAAGTTGGTCATTCAACCGATTAATGGTGTTCTTCATTACAGAGATAGTATCCAATAGTTCCATAGCTCTACGGTATGGATTGGTATCAATCTTAATCTTGCTTATAACGTCATCAAACGAACCAATTGGGTCTTTAGCAACGTCTTGCTCATCAACTTCATCGCCATACACTTGCTGCAAGCTATTATCATCAAGATTTTCATCGAGCTGATTCAAATCCAATGCGTTCCGATTTTCCTTATCAAATATTGATACTGGAGCGGCTTGGGTCAAATTCTCAGTCGGTACATTATCATACTCGAATTCATGGTTTTCTCCATCAGCTTCTATATCAGTCTGATTTGCTTCACCAACCCCACTCAAAGTAATTAATAGCTGAGTAGGGGTATACAACTCGTTGAACTTTTCATACGGTCGATTTACTTTAGCAAACTCATCGCAAAGGTCTTGAACAGTATACAAGTCATCGGTCGTATACTCACTTCCAGTAAATATTGTATTCCAGCCGTCGATCAAAATATTACGGTTTGCAATTTCTTGGTCAACAATAGGGTCTCCGGTTTTCTGATCAATTGATTCATTAGTAACTGTTTTCAAATAACCGGACCAACGATTAGTAGTTTCTGGATTAACAATCAACTTAATAATGTTGGATATCTGGCCACTATCAGCGTTAACTATAGCATTATCAGACATATCCAATTTAACTTTTTGAGCCTGTGCATTCCAAGAAGCAAAACTATCAAAATAGCCAACAGTCTTATTTAGCAAATCGTTCGTGGTTTTGTCGTCATATTCTCCTTCTCCGTCTCTTAAGAATATGGCATTCTTAATGGCAAGCGTCAACGCAGTAACAGCGTCTTGGTCAGCTTTATTAGTGGCGCTACCTACTCGATTCTTTTCGGAAGTCAAGAAACGATATACAGCGAAGTCAACCGCACTTTGACCTTGGATAACAAAAGCTTCGGCTGTTGGTGTAGCTTCATAAATCTTCTTACGCTGGATACTCGTTAACGCGTCACTTTTGATATTAGTGCAGCTACGAATATAAGTGTTAACGACATTTGTGAACGCCTTTGCTATGGCAGCGGTACGTGTGATTGCTGGCAAAACATCATATTTATTTCCGTCAGCAACCGTAGTGGCCTTTTCAAGAACCGTATTAGCAAGGTTTTCCAAATCAGAGCCACTCTCATTACCCGTGGCAAAACCGGCATTCTTCAATTTTCTACGGTTGTCAGCCGTGTAAATTCTCGACTTGACAATCTGTTGTTTTTTCTTTAGATCAGCCAAACTGAATGCAGGGTCTTGGTCACCTAGACGCGTTTGAACATTAGTCACCAGCGGACTAATTTCTTTCGCATCTTCAAAATCTTCGCCGGTGACTTCAGACGCTGGTACGATTCCATTAAGAACACCCCAAGTATTCTTGATTAGAACCAACTTAGGAGATTGATAGTTTTTGGCAACTGAACGGATATCACTAAGTGGAATCGAATCGATCTCATGAAGCGATATCGTAGACAACCTTTTTAACCTAGGGTCTTCTTTTTTATTTTTGTCATTGTCTGCATTATTTTTCGATTTGGCGTTCATATTCATAATATGGACATCCGTTCCATCATTAACGAATAATGCTGCAAGTTCATCACCAATCGAGGTTTGTCCAGTCTTTTTAACACGGTCATTAGCGTTGTAATCACCATAACCATATACGGGTTCAGCCAAGTAATCAGGCGGTGTATTGGTCATCGCTAAATAGATCAAACGCACTGTATCAATAATTTTCGAGCAATATTTTTCACTCTTGTATTCCTTCAACAAGTCATCGAACAGTTGTGTAGACACATATTCAGCCATTTTCTGGTGAACAAACAAAGCGTCATCTGTGTTATTAGCCAATGTATCGGCAGTTATCACATCAACTAGTTTCGGAGTAAGCTGTTCTGGCTTCACTTGTGGAATACAATTCTTGAAAATAAGTCGCATTGCCGTCATAACGTCATTCTGAGTGACTCGCGGATTCTTACTATCAATAGAACCCGTAGGTTGCATAGAAAGGCGCTCGGCAAAGTTTGCCGCAAACAATTTGATATAAGAGTTCGCGAAGAATCGAGTTTGGCCAGAAATAACAGTATGCTGGTTAGCTTTATCTTCTGGAATGTCAATGTTTTTAGGTACTATATTTTCGGATGTATTATCATCATTAGACTGATTAATGCTATCGCTAGTGTCATTATCATCTATCCGAGCTACATTCTTTGTCTTAGACAAACTACTTTTAGTGCGCTCGGCGAAATTATTAAGGAACCGTCCCATTTCCGGAATTCCGGAATTTTTTATGGCATTATCTTCAGCGATATAACGAGCAAGCAACAAGTTTGCCGCTAAATTTACTTGTTGCTCGGTCGCCTTGTCAGTTCCTACAGTTGCCATCAACACCGCATTAATAAAATCAGCGGCAGAATTAAGTCTATATACGATATTGTCGAATTTGTTAAAAAGTGCACTTGACGCCGAGGTATCATCTTCAACAGCCGTATTAGGACGTGATTTTGTACCGAGTTCAGCCGCACTAATAAACGCAATACTAAATTTTTGAGATGCGACAGCCATCGGATTATTTGACTGTCTACCAGATGCGTTCAAATAGTTATTCTTAAAAACTAGATAAGCATAGTTAACGGCTTCGTTCGGAACCGACTTATCATTAAACGCTTGAACTCTATCAAACAGATATTTAGCCAAGCTTGGGATAACGGTAGAAACCAAATAAATACAGCCTCGAACATAATAGGCTTTATTTTCCGCCGTATAACGAATACCAGAGCTGTACGGACTATTATCAATGCCGTTGTCCGTATTCTGTTGCTCGTTAGTCGGCGTCATTGTATTGACTCTTTTTCTAATATCGTCTAAAATCGATACAGCAATCGGGTTTGCGCTAATCATGCCATACGCAAACGGACGTTTTACATCTAAAGATTTACCGCTTCCGAGGAAATCGTCTATAGTCTGATACGCTTGCTTAGCATAGGCATTAACTGTACCTGGATCGACGCTTTCAATTAGATTACGAGACATCATAATGCTACCACAAAATTCTTAACCGTAGTTTATAAGCTTTTCAGTGAACTACCCACCGCCTAAAGGCGGTGAGCTTCGAGTTTTCGCTTCGACGGAGCCGCTTGTGCTAACCCAGTAGAACCGGGAGGCATAGAGGCGGCTACCTCAGCGGAGGCGTGTTCCACGCACTCAGCACGTTTAGTCGTGCCAAACAAGAGTACATTACAGGCGGAATGCCAATCCCTCGGCTTGGTATAACCGCAATCGCAGTGATATGTGCGTTCATCCAAACCTATCTGATTGACGGCACCGCAGACCGGACACATCTTGGTTGTCGGCAGCCACTTGGACAGCACGAATGCACGGTCTGCCTTAACCAGCATCTTAATGCGCTGTTTAAGGGCACCCATGCAAGAATGCTGCACTTGCTTGCCGAACCACGTCTGGTGCCAGTTCTTGATTTGCTCGTCTTGTATGTAGATGACATCGTAGTTGGACACAAGGTCGTGGTATATTTTGTTGCAGATGTCCTTGCGGATATTCGCGACATGTTCATGCTCACGGGCAAGCTGCTTCCTACAGTTCCATCGCCGCTTGGAGTCCTTCTCTTTCTTGTGCCTATTCAACATCTTTGATAGGTACTTCAGGTACTCGGTTTCTTGCACTTTGCAATCGTAGGTCTTGTTGTCCGATGTCGTTATCGTGTTCTTGATGCCGAAGTCCAGGCCGACACTCTTGCGGGTGCGGTTTCTCGGTTCCTTCGGCAACATAATGGTGAGCTTTACATAGTAGCCGGACGCCTTGCGAATTAGCTTGGCGTCCGCTATCTCGTATTCCTCAAACTCTATCTGATGCAAGCCGTTCACTTTCAATTTCCTGAAACCAGGAATGGTGATATGGCTTGCATCCAAAATCTTCGTGAAACCCGTAATGATGGGAATGCAGTTCACTTCGCTTTTGAACTTCAGCGCACCGACCTTTATACCCTTCTTCTTGGCCTTGGCAAGGTTGACAATGTCGGTCTTCTTCTGGGCTACAGTAGCCCTGTGGAGAACAGACGGCAAGGTGATTGGCGAAGTTACTGGGTTCTTGTCCTTGTCGTAGTGAACAACGTCCTTATGCTCGGTGTACTTGTAATCGAACATGCTGTTGTCGGGATTGTCCTTGGACAACGACAGCATGTCGTTGATTACCCACTTTGCCTCCTTGAAGCAGTTGGATAACTTCTCGAACACCGATTTGGGATTGTGCCGTATGGACACCTTAAGCTCGAAGACACGGCATATCTGCGTCTTACGACGGGCATGCGTCTCAGCCATGCTCGCCTTAATCCTCGCCTTCGTATCTTCGCTTCTTATCAGTTCCATATCAAGTTTCTTGACTATACTTATAGTTTAGAAGTTTTACTCAATAACTATATCTATTTTAATAGCCTTGAATTGTTATTTATTTCTTACATTTGCACCCGGCGGGTCTTACCCACGCCCTGAAGGGCGTGAGCTTGCGACCGCCCATTTGTCAAGCGGCTTTCATCTCACCCACTGAAGATGGGTGAGTTTTCTCGCCGCTATGTTATAAACTGACGTACAGGTAAAAAGTTAGGTACGTTATGGCAAGTATTACAGCGGCGGAAAAGGAAAAATACCTAAATAATATCAAAAACGCATTGTCATCCGAACCGAAGGTCGGATTAGAAGCTGCCATCCGTGATGGTATCAATAAAGCTGTAGATGCTTGTATCGATTCAGTTTCGTCAACCGATAAAAGTACAGAAAGAGCCAAAGCTGATATCAAATCCAGCGTTTTAAATAGTATTGCTGACTTGATTACCAGCTCAAAATCTAATAAAAAAAATACGCAGGATTGGTTAACGAATACCGAAGAACTTATCGCAATAACAGCAACTATATCTTACCTTTGTGCATATTCATCAGTACATGATGTAGATTTGGAAGTAGTTCGAAAATTGTACTTGGCGTTTCAATCTAAAATTTCAAATTCTAAATCCGTCGATTTTTCTACGTTTTCGGAAATTTTAGATAATTACCAGATTGAACCGTGGGTTACTAAAGATTCGTTAATCGTATTTATCCAACATTTAAACTCGATTAAAGGTACGATTACCGCTCAAAATCTTGGGAGCGATGAATTAGATAACCAAGCTAAACATAACAACAATATACCAGCGGAACAACAACCCGATTCCAGTGAAACGGTACCGCCAGAACAAACGGCTACGGTTCAAAAAACAGAAACACCGGCCGAGGAAAAAACGCAAGTACCGACCATCCAAGCTGACAATTTGAAAGAACCCGTACCTAGTCCAAGTTCTGAAGTCAATCAAGACACCGTTACAAATGAAGATGTCCCGAAAACAACCAGTCCGGTAAATACGGATGGTAACTCGAACGATGTTACCCCAAAGACTGATATTGACAATCCGGTTGATACGCCACAAGAACCAGACAGCAAAGTCGAACCTACAAACATTGTTAACGAACCTAAAAACAATGTTAACAATGTTGTAACCCAAACTAAAGTAGACGACTCGTTAGTACCAGATTCCGAGCTAGTAAATTCGGATAACGTATTCAACACTGAACCAATCAAATCTCCGGCTATAGAACCCGTTAAACATGTTATAGAACCAGTGGATATTCCGGATACTAATCCAGAACCAGAACCAGATCCCACGGTAACACCCGAAGCAAATCCTATTCCGTCCGAACTGAAGCAAAACAACGACAATCCCCCTCAAGCTGTAAATACACGGCGTACTCCTATTCATTTCAGACTTCCCGAAGGGTTTAGACATTCGGTAAGCACTGCGATTTGGAACACCCCAGTTATAACAGACTTCGGATACCCGTTCCTAAACTTCAGCAGCGAGGCTATCCAGCACTTGTTCAAGACAAAGGACTTAGATGACAAGAAGCGTACCTTCAAGCACATCAAAAAGATGCTTAAGGAAGCCAAGAAACGCTACGGTGGAATCTGGAAAGCTATCTACGGTGCTCCGCTCGAACTATTCAAGAAATTCGCCAACGACCCAGGTACCCGCTGTGTACCGAACTTTCTGAAGGTTGATGCTGACATCTTGGATGAAAACGCCGATACGGTAACCGTAACGCCTATCATGTATTTCAGCGTAGACCCAGCATATCAGCCTAGCGTTGACGTCCCAAGGGAATTCTTGGAAAACTTCTACGACGTGCTTGACTATACAAAAGCGTTCAAAACTTATGCAAAGTTTACCGATGGATTGTCCATGCAAGAATTTTATGAAGAAATTCTCGATAACGGAGGACGTAGTCCGTTCTATCTCCTCATCCCCAAACAGGCTAAGTTCAGTCGTACTGACGTTTCTCCGGGTTCTTTGTTCTCGGCACTGTTCGGCGGAACTCGTTGCATTATGCTCAAGACAATCTTCAAAGGTAAGAGAGGTTGCTTCTTGATAGACAAGAAGTCGGCAAAAAGCCTCTACTCCGACATCAACTAAAATCAAGCCTTGCGACGAGCAAGGCTTTTCAATTAGCAATAACTATATAAACTGCAGTAAAAGTAGTAGGCTTTCATATGTTGGAGTATATGTTCAATACCGACCTCAATGACGATTTTGATGACAATGAACCGGAAATCGACGCTGTCAGCGTAGAAGGAATGCGGTCTATCATCGACGCAATTGAAGGCGGTATCGAATCAGTTCCTAATACCAAGGTTCTGACCGAATCCTTACGTGACGGTAACGGAAATATTATCAATCCGTCAGACGATCAAAATGATTCAAAGCAACAAACTTCAACTCAATCTGAACCGTCTGGTGAACCGTCTGACAAACCATCCAGCAAACCATCTAGCGAACAGTCTGACAAACCGTCTGGCGAACCATCTGGCAAACCTTCATCTACCGAACAACAAGCTCCAGAAATCGGTGCATTCGAACTACAGTTTCCTAAAGTTGCCGACGGTATCAAACGACGTTACAAGTCTAATCCCGAAGATGGCCAAAAGCTTATCAAGTTTTTGAATAAGCATGTAAAGCAAATTGCTGAGAAGTTAAAAACGTTTGGTGACGAAAACGTAACCATCGACACTAAACTAGTAGGCGCTTTAACCAACTACTACAACGGTAATCAAAAAGACAAGATTACATTGCCGTTCCGTACGGCAAACACGGCAAACATTAATCAAGAAACCAATACGGTAATGCCAAAAGAAATTCCGGTTATAAAAATTCCAAAAGGATTTAACCAACCGCCATCAGTTCTGGGTGAATTCTGTACGTCTAATCGGTTTGGATTTCCTATGATTAACTTCGCTAGCGGTACAGTGAAGGAATTGTTAAAACCAGCAGACGACATTGGTTATTTAAAAACGCTTGTCAAAGAGTTTGTTAAAGAAATAAAGAATACACCAATCGCTAAGGCACTTGGAAATCGTACTATGTTCGGTGGATGGAAAAGCATCATACAGCGCGTTCGGAACTGCGGTCGTGCCAAGTGCATTCCAATCGTACATAAACCGTTAAAAATAACTGGCGGAGAAAATATAGAAGCATTATTCAACGGTGCACAAAACAGTCTAGATGGTGGAAACAACACGGTCTTTGTCAACCCAATAAACACACGTTCCACACAGATTACTGAATCAGTAAATCCCATCGACGAACAGACACTGACCGAAGGCTTACTCGATAAATTCCGTGGCGAAACCCAAGACAAGAACTATTTTATGGACGGTCCGGAAATCGAAATTCCGATTCCATACTTGACACAGTTCTACCAGATAAATAAACCCTCGTCGCCACAAGGCATGGAAAAGTATACTCGCTACATGTCTAAGGAAAACTTGGATGACATCTGCAACGCCATCGGTCCGGAAGCGGTCGAAGAGGCGAAAAAATCCAACATGTCGTTCAAGGCGGCTATACTGTATACCTATGTGAAGATGAACGACGGTATACTGCCCTACTATATCCTTACACCGCGAGATGAACCGAAGGAACTTCTCAAGGTTACGCCTAAGCCGCTTCTCAATGGAATGTACTTGGTGAAATCGGTCGCCGGTCCGAACAAGGCTACTGGATACTTCATCTCTACCAAGGAACGCGAACAACTATTCGATCTAGGTTAAATATGGATAAAACCTTATTCTTGTCTCAGCTTTATTTAGGCCGTACGCAACTCGAAGCAAACACGGCAGACTTTATCAAGAGGGTAAAGGATTCAGAAGCTATGTTCAAGAAAAAGAACCGTCGACATGTTGACCGCTATACTAGTGGCAAGCAGCTTGAACATTATTATCAAGGTGTGACAGCCGATAACGACGGAAACACAGTTGTTATATTCAAGATTCCGTCGTCCAAGAACAAGAACGCCAACCCGGCTGACTACAAGTTTTACTATTGCTTTATCGACATAATTCCGAAAGACACTACATTGTTTAACCTAGCCAAGGCAAAAGCAAGACTAGGTGAACGTATCCAAATACTGAAGGACGCCGACATCAAATTTTTCTGCACGTGTCCAGACTTTAACTGGTCTGGTATGCGGTATAACGCTAAGCACATAAACGACAGTCTCCTATCTGGACAACACTCCGCCGATGACCGTGACGACCACGGCGAAGATATCAATCCGTCAATCAGAGACCCTGAGCACAAGACCATAATGTGCAAACACTTAGTTGCCGCTTGTAGCGGTTTGCTGACTAATGCGGCTTCCATCATGAAAGATGCACGCAATTATGTACAAGAACGAACCGAAGAACCAGAAAAACCCGTAGATATGCCGCTCGGTAAAAAAGAGGAACCGGAAGAACAGAAAGCCGAGGCGCAAGCAAAGGAATTCTTTGATAACGTACCCGGTTTCAAGACAGAGGAAACGTCCGAAGCATTGGGAAAGCTTTCCGACGAAATGTCCGATGAGGCAAAGGAAAATCCGGGTATGAACGTAATAGGTGCCGATCCAAACGTAAACGAACCGACCGAAGAAAACGACATAACCGATGAGCATCCACTAGACGGTATAATTGGCGGTGAACCAGAAGAAAAAGAAGCGAAGCCGAACAATCTTGCCGACCTCGCTGAGGAGTCTGAATTGGATATGTTCAACCAGCCACTTGATGATGAATCCGAGCCGGATTACGAAGACGAGGACAACGAAGATCTGAAAGACGCTCCGCTCCGACTTCCTGTTTAAATAGGCTCTATACTTGCAACCTTGGTTTCCTCTGAATTCCATTTCCAACCAAGGTTAGAGCCAATAAACAACCCCATCAATACGTCCAAGAACCCGCGTTTAACCGGATTCTTTACTGCCTTGAGCGTGTAATTAATGTACATGCGGTCGATTTGATCACGAGTATACGCATCCAAGCCACCTTCCTCGTAAAGTGCAGTCAAAAGCATCGACATACCAAGCGACAGGTCTAAACCTAAAAATTTCAACATTCTAATTAACCACTTCGGAAACGGATGCGACTTCATCGTCAAGCCTTTCCGGACTATGACACGGTGCTCATCATTTTCAATGAAATCCTCACCACCGTCTGTCATTTCTGTATGGTAGACCAGCTTGATATCAACAATCATATCCTTGTCAAGTATGTAACCGGATGTACCCGGTATACGACCAATATTAGGTTCATTCTCAAAAATAATTTCACGAATGTAAGTAGCCATAGAATACTCGATACCTAGTTTCCTTATGAAAACTAGCTTATTATTCCTCAGTTGCTACGTTTTCGTCTACCAAAGACAAGGTGTCTACCGTTTTTATTCCGCGTCGGCTCATCTCGGCAAAGAAACCCTCGTCGGCCAAACAAGGCATAGACGCCTCTACCATATCGTAATACTCAACTTCGGTAATAGTCGGTATACCAAGTTCCAATAGTTCGGAATCCATTATTTTTTTCAAATGTCCGCAATAGTCCTTCGGAACGATTACCGAGTCATGTACCGTACAGAACGGGCAGCCAATTTCGTTGGTTATACGTGGACAAACTCGTTCAAAAATGAACCAGCTCTCTACTTTCTGCAACTCATATGCCAATGCCGCATGGCAGTTCTGTTTCATAGAGTACAAACAGCGGAGTAGTGTCGGAAACCGGTCTTCCCAAACCCGCTTAACCGCAGCACGAACTGGTTCTTTTTCCTCGTTGAAGTATCTCGGCGAGAACAAAAAAGAAACCACGCCGCATTTAGCCTCTTCACGAGAAACTGTACGATCAAGATCAAAATCCTCACTCAGTTCATTGGCAAAATACTCATAAATCTGGTGTGAATTAACCAAATCAGTAAACTGGCACAGCTCAGATTCCATGCGGTCCAAGGTAGAATCACATTGCCCATCGTACCAGAACGGCTTGAACTGGATAAACGTATCCGAACACTGCTCAGTCAATCCACTACGGAATACGTCAATATAACGCCTGAACACGGGTACGATGAACGCTACTTGACTGGACTTGATGTCGACCTCGCCAACTTCTTTTCCATCACAGCGCAATGCGGTGGCACGTATCTCCTTCTTCATGCAAGTAACATTCGTATGAATACGCCCGTATCGGTCGTGCTTGACGTACATAGCGTACGGCTCAGATCCAACATCGCTAAAACGCTGTATCTTGGCTCTTTCCAGCTTCTCCTTGTATTTCGATAGCTTACCCTCAGAACGGAGCTTGTCGAACGTAGCATCCGCAGCTTCCATATCTATGGTAAAATGGGACAAGTTGTTGTAACAATCCTCAACTACCGGGTCGGACATCGAAAATTCCTTGCGCTTTTCCAAAACGGCGAACCAACGGTCGAGGACGGTCTTGGACTTAATCGTGTATGAACGGAACTTACCGAATACTTTTACCGACTCGTTTGAATAACGACGTACCGAACGCGAATTGAGGTACTTTGCAAGGTATGTACCATACTTGGCCGTAAACCAATAAGCCTTGCTACGTCCACGGCAATTACATGTACCGATTTCGTAATGGTTAGAACGACCTACGAAGCCTTTATTAGCAAGGTAACCGATGACAAGCAAATAATCGTTCCCAAGTATATCGCGAAGTATAGGGGAGTATAGATGTGTACACCAATGCTCCTTTGGCACACGGTGATCAAGCGAAGTAATCTCGTTCTTCTTGTGGTCGGTCACAAGCGAGTTGGTCAGCATAGAAAGGAAGAATGCCGCACTATCCACGAAAGTACGTGATTTCTTGCCGTCACCGTACTGGCGGTAGTAGTCCGAGATAAGAACCTTAAAATCGTTCAAGACCGGTTCTGGAAGCAGTATTTTGTATTGACGAGGTCTCATTTTCGTGGAACAAAGCTATAAAAACCAAATTTGATCGTCAACTCTTTCCACTTGTACCTTTGAGATCCTTTCGATTACATATATATGGGCTTTCCTTGTCATATCCATATTCCTCGGTCGATAGTTTATTCCATCATCCGACAGTCTAAACTATGCCAAACTGTTAACTCGCGAACAGTGCCTACGGAAGTACCAAATATATGTTTCATGTTTTATTGGGACGAAAATGTACAAAAATGCTCCCTGAGATGGAGCCTAGAAACAACTTTGAGTCGGACTTGGTGTGCTAGTCCAACCCGGACTTGAGACTGGTGCTCGGTAGAGCAGTACGTAGCCGTCCGAACGTCAACCAAATATATGTTTCATGTTTTATGCTGTTTTTATGGCGGAATGGAGTAATTTGAGTTTCAAATTGGTAATGGCTATATTCGACATAACCTAACGATGGAATAAGGAATGGCCTATAAGTATTCTCACAAGATTAAGTTCAGGGTGAACCTCATATCGCTTTATACGTGGAAGGACGCTGGGTTTTCGACTCCGTCAACCGAATTGCCGTCCGATATCGATTTCTACGTAGATACTCTGGACATGTTCAAGTGGCCGCCTAATGCACCAAAGGAAGGTTTTTTGGCTTTACCTGAAGTAGTTCGTCGTGAATTTGCTGACGATATGCCTGACGATATTGTCAACCGTATTACGATTGCGGTACAGCGCCGTGCTGAAGATGACTTGAACGAGGTTCGCAGATATTTAGGTTTTCTTAACCGCATTCCATGCCCGGCTGGGTGCGACCGTGCCGCTTGGAATATTTATAACCAGAGCGGAAACCATTTTTCCAATGACGCTACTTATCGGATGATTTTTACTCTGGATAAGACTGATAACAAGCTTGGAATTGTAATTGGAACACCGACATTTTTCCGTGATAACATCATCGTGTCTGGTGATATAAACCCAAATCTCGATATTCATTCGGAACCGCTGAATCGTTATTATCAGGAGCTTTAGTATGTCCGAAGAAGTCGAAGTAACCGAGGTTAAGAACCCGGAGCCGTCTACGTCTGTTGTCTTTGACAAGGCCGACGACGTATTTTCCGTTATCAAAATTTCGGCTACCGACTCGACTGCTGGAAACAAGCTGAACAATTTCATTTTTGGTAGCATGACCTTCTACGACAAGGCTGTTGCGAACACATGGGCAGTCCGTGAAGGTTTTAAGACACCGTTCGTGTATTTCTACAACAAGGCGACCCACTTGTTGCCTATCGGTCTTATTCCGAGAGTCAGTGCGTTGCTCAAGAACCGTTTCGGAACCAAAATCGGTTTGACGAAGGCTATCCGTGATATATACACACCGCCTAGGGGTGCATTGACTAGCGACGATGTTGCCGCCTACGCTGCGACATTGAAGCTTCACAACTTGAAGGAAGGCTTCGAGATTAAGCCGTACGAACATCAAGTGAAACTGGTGGAACGTGCCTTGAACGGTCGCCGAATTTCATTGCTCGCTTGTACGAGTGCTGGTAAGTCACTATCGATGTGCATCATGGCTCGATATTTGTTGGAACGTGAGCGTAAGAAGATTTTGATTGTGGTTCCGTCTACTAACTTGGTGGAACAGTTGTTCTCCGATTTTCATGACGATTACGGTTGGGAAGATGCTCGTAAGTATTGCACATTGATTTATGCAGATTCTGACGACAAGTTGACGAAGGCTCAGAAGGAGCGTCTTGCGGCAGCCAATATTGGCGAAGAGGTGATGCTCAAGCCTATTACGATTTCTACTTGGCAGTCGCTCCAGAACAAGCCAGCGAAGTTTTTCGAGGCGTTCACTGCTGTAATCGTTGACGAGGCTCATTCGACTCGTGGCATCAAGTTACGAGATATCTTGATGAAGTGTGTAAACGCCGTCGATTTCAAGGTCGGCGTATCTGGTACGTTGCCTGATGACGGTATCGATGCTGGTTACATCGAGAGCCAGCTTGGCCGAAAGGAAGAGATTGTTCGATTAAAGGAACTGGTCGAGAAGGGAATCTTGACGCCGGTTACTGTTAACACGATTTTTATTCCGTACCCTCACGCATTACGACGTTCGATTGGATATTCGACGTTTGACGACGAGCGAGCTTTCTGTTCCAGTACAAGTTCACGACGTGATGTTTTGAAGCTCTTGATAGATTCCGGAAAGATAACGACTGAGCAGAATACGGTCATCTTGTTCAAGGCTATTGAGAACTTGGAACTTATGCACGAGTTCATAGAGAAGAACTTCCCACAGTTCACTTGCCACATCATCAAGGGTGACGTGACCGTGGACGAGCGTGAGACTATTCGTAAGTCCATAGAGTATTCAACTGGTCATATGATTCTTGCAACCTATGGATGCATGAAGCAAGGGGTGAACATCAAGTTACTTCATAATTTGGTTATGGCTGACCCAGCAAAATCAGTTTACATGGTGATGCAGTCAATCGGTCGTATAGTTCGTCCGCATAAGGATAAGAAGATGGCTTATGTATATGACTTGGTCGACGACGCGTCATACTTTACGAATCCTCGCCGTGGTGGACCTCCTCGTCTCAAGTATAACTACATGATGCAACATTATGAAACTCGTAAGACTTACTATGCGAAGGACGATATTCCGGTTAATGAAATTCGTCTAGACGGTATCTACGAGGCTACTGTCGATGAAGCGATGATTGCCGAGCGTAAGCGCAAGGCTGCCGAGAAGGCACGAAAGAAAAATGAGAGCAAGGTCAACAAGACTGGATCTCCGTTTAAGAAGAAGTTCTTCTTATGAGGATGATTATGGATTTTAAGGAACAACCTATACGGAGTTATCCGTACAAGAATAAACGCTTGCTGGTGATTGACTGGGCTTCTCTTTCGTATCACCAGTTGTGGTCTATGAGGACAAAGTCCAGCAAGCAGACTCTAGGAAGCATTCTCCCGGAAGACGAGGAGATGATTATCTGGCGTACCAAGATGTTCAACCGTATGCTTGACTACATCAAGCTTTTCAATCCGATGGACATCATTCTCTGCTTGGAAGGCAAGAAGGCGTGGCGTCGCAATTTCGTCCGCGACTACTACAACAAGGAAGCGACGATTTACTACGATTCGACCAGTTACTACGTAAGCAGCGACAATTATACCTTCAAAGTTGATAAGATTGGCGACGACCAGTACGACGTTGTCAAGATTCCTCTGAAACAGAAGGCCATTTACGAATCGTTGAAGCATCGCCAGCTTTGCGATATGCCCGAAGAAAAGCGCGATATGCTATGGAGTATTAAGACGACGACTGGTACTCCGATTCTTCCTTCTTACAAGGGAAAGCGAGCCGCGTCCGCTTGGGACTTCTCCGTCGACAAGAAATACTGGCAAGAGTACAAGGATCAGTATGCGATGCAGATTGCTCCGTTCTTCCGAGCGAAGGCCGTCCGATGTGAAGTCGCTGAAGGTGACGATATGATTTATGCGTCCGCGAAGAAGTACGCTCCGGACTATGACGATGTCATTATCATCACACGAGACTCCGATATGTCGCAGATTGACATTCCGGGTGTTAAGATTTTCAACCACACCAGCGGTAACTTTGTCCGTTGCGCCTATCCGCAGCAGTACCTTGCCGCAAAGGTACTTTCTGGCGATACTTCGGATAACATCCGTGGAATGGCTTTCGTCGATCCGAAGACCGGTGCGTACAAGCCGACCAAGGAAACCTTGATTTCCGAAGGAGCTGCCGTACAGCTTCTTGAAAATTGTCCGAATATTTTTGAGGTTGCGAAGGCCAACGGCTGGAGTGGTCAGTATATCCGTAACCGTACTCTTATTGACTTGTCGTGGATTCCGCAAGACATCTCCGAACAGGTCAACCAGATTATTGACCAGCCAGCTCCTGAGCTTGCTGTGGACTGGGATAAGACTGCAGAATGGGGTATTCCAGAATCGAAGACCGATTACTACAAGACCTTGCAGCAGTTCGGTTTCTTTGCCGTGTTGAGCCGAGACTCCGCTGACCCAGAGAATTTCAAGGGTGACGTTCTTGTGCAGCGTGAGGCTGGCGTAATGTCTCAGCTCACGCGAGGCAACGGTTCGATTATGGGTGATGCCGACACTATTGACGACGCTATTCGCGACGTGATGAATATGGCCGATGTTGATGTCGGCGAGATTTAAGGAGTGGAAAAATGGAAAATCTTCTTGTTAATTGCCTTGTCAGGGTGTCTACGGACAACCAGCAAGATTTTGTCGAATGGTTGGAATACCATATCGCTATGGGTTTCGACTGCATCTTTGTTTTTGATACCGGTCATCGCGGTTGGCTTGACGGCGTTTGCGAAAAGTATCGCGAGCACGTCACGATGGTTCCGCGTAACGACGACTGGAAGTTCAAGAGCCGTATGATTAGTTCGTACGTATCTCGCCGTACTGGTCCGTGCTGGGCGGTTTGCCTTGATGATGACGAGTTCTTGTGGCTCGACTTCCAGAAGTTCCGTAGCTTCAAGCAGTATATGTCGATGGTTCGCTGCGAGGCGATTTCCATTTACGTGAAGTATCTGTCTTCGGAACATCCGATGGTAAGCCGTGTCGGTACGCTTATCGACTGCTTCCAGCATTGCCGCCCGAATCCGCAAGGAAAGGTGTCGCCGAATGAGAACACGCCCAATACGGCTGTGACTTTGTTCCACGTTCCAAATAACCAGTTCAGACCGCTCCGTGACCCTATTCATCCGACGGCACCGAACTGGACGGACACTCGCGGTGTTATTCAGAATGATGCGAAGTTCAATTCGTACCTTATGAGTGATACCTTCGAGCCTACTGCATATCCGCTCCGTGTCTACAAGTACGCGTTGAAGTCCGGCGTGGAGATGGATCGTAAGCCGGGTACGAAACCCATAGGTTATACCGTTTATGACCCATCGATGCAGAAGGCTCGTGAACTTCTTCTCCATATTCCGATGAACGCCAATACCGAGGAACTGTTCGCCAAGGACGCTCCGGTTGTCGAAGCCGTCACCGAGAAGCGCGAGCTTACTCCGGAAGAGATTGCTGAAAACGAGATTCCTGTTCCGCTGGCTCGTTTCGATTCCGCTATCCTCAACGGTCGTACTTTGGATGAAATGGTTAAGTATGTCTGCAGCTCGACCTATCAGGACACTCCGGAACATCGCAAGACCATCGAGCGTATTTATAACCGTGAACGCCGTATGATTATCGAGTCGGCTCCGGAATACCGCAAGCTGCACGATATGCTCAAAGAAGGTGGCCATACCAACGCGAGCTTGATGTCCGCACTTGGTGTCGGCGGCTATGCGCTTGAGAATATGAAGCGTTGCTTGAAGGTCTTGGATATCGATGCCTACGATGCAGACGCAAACATTACTATCGAAGACATTGCTCCGGAAGAACCCACTCCGGATATGGTCGCCGAGGAAACCAAGACGAAGGAATATGTCGCTAATGACGACATTGCCTCGCTTGCCGCTTCTTATGACGAGCAAGTGACCGTGGAGAAGCAGACCGCCGAAGAACAGCAAGTCGTGATTGATAAGGAAGAAGCCAAACGCGCCAAGGCTCGCGAGTCTCGCAAGAAGTACCGCGAAAAGAAGAAGGCGGAGAAGGAAGCAGCCCAGAAGGCTGCGGTCGAATCCGCCGTATCTCCTGAAGAAAAGGCCGAGCTGCGTGACCTTGTAAAGGAATGCAAGGAAAACGAAGCGGAGCTTCCGCCGGTTACGGAGCCGGACTCTACCGAAGCTGATATTGACAAGGCTTTGGACGCCGAGGTCGGCGAGGAAAGCACAAATCTGCTCGATAATGTCGATTTGAGCGCATTTGTTAACAAGTAGGCTGGAAAATGCTTAAACAGAAGGAAGGTTTGGAAAGGATTAACCAGTTTAAACCGAAATAGCCAAACTTGCAATTCAACCACCAATGGACTATATTGGTGGTGTTTCTATAGGAATTTGATATGCACAAGCTGATTTTTAAGGAAGTGACCTTCCGAAACTTTTTGAGTTATGGCTCGACGCTGAACAAGTTTACGTTCAACGACGGTCTTACTTGGGTTCACGGAGACAACGGGTTCGGTAAGTCCACCATCGTCGAGGCGATGACGTTTGCCTTGCTGGGTAAGTCCTACCGTGGCGGTACGATGGCCGATTTGCGTAACTCGAAGAATTTTAACGTGAATCGTCCGGAGGAAGGTCCGCCGACGGTTGTCGAACTCTTGTTTGATATCGAGAATTCGCCGTCTCCGACCGAGAGCTACCGCGTGACCAGAACTATTTCTGGTGCCAAGTCCACTATGAAGTTCTTGCTCGAAAAGCTTGAAGGTGACACATGGGTCGCACAGAACAAGCGAGCTGGATATACGCAGAAGGATTTCGAGGAAAATGTTCTCCAGTTCAACGACGTTCTGTTCAAGAACGTAATTGCTATGAACACCCAAGAAACCCAGCCGTTCTTTATGCTCCCCGCAGCGAAGAAGCGCGAACTTCTTGAGTCGATCATATCACTATCATTGGACAAGTGGAAGAAGGCGAACGGAAAGAAGGCTTCCGACGCGAAGCTAGCCTTTTCGATTGCTGAATCTGATATCGCGCAGATTTCCTCCGAAATTGCGGAACTGGTCGAAATTTATAAGCGAATGAAAAGCGAGCACGCTGCTAACCTTGCCCAGATGAAAACTGACTATACCGCGCTTCTTTCGCAAATATCGGAAAAGAAGACTTCGCTATCCGATAAGGAGACCGAGGTAAACAAGTTACGACAAACCGCCAAGGAACTGAAGAATTCCTTGGCCGCCGAAATCACGGTTGATTCTACGATTGAGGACATCAACAAGAAGATTTCCGCTTTCCCTCTGCTCGAATCTGCTCGTGCCGATGCCGACGAGAAGAAGGAAAAGTTCGCCGATATTTCCAAGAAGCTCGACCCGGAATTCGCGAAGCGTCAGTCCTTGACTGGCCAACGCTCCATGCTGGAGGCCGACTATAACAAGCATATGGCCGAGTTCAATTCGTTGTCCAGTGATTGCTCCGAAAAGGATATGACAATCAAGTTCACGCAGAAAGATTTAGACCGTATCGTTGACGAAGGCAAGTCCTTTGTCGTTGGTAAGCCGTGTCCGACTTGCGGCCACGTTGCCACCGAGGAAGAAGTCAACACCCACAAGTCCGCGCTCCGTGAAAAGTGGAAGGAACTGAACAAGAAGGTTACTACGCTGACAAAGGAACGTGACGAACTCCAAGCAAAGGCTAACACCGCAAAGGAGGAAGCCGAAAAGGTTCGCGTGGATATTGAAAACCTTGACGCCGAGGTAAGCCGTATTTCACAGCTTGATATTGAGGTGTTCCGTCCGGCGCGTTCCGCGTTCAATGCTGCCTTGCTGAATGTATCGAAGTATGAGGAAATGCTTGAAGGTCTGGACGTTGACTCCTTGAAAAAGGAACTCGATGAAGCAAAGGCAAAGAAGGCGACCTTCCCGAAGATTCGCGAAGATTATTCCGCTGCTACTGACAAGTTGAATGATGCTGTCGGTGAGTATTCTACCTTGGATGAGGCCATTCGTCAGATGCAGTCTTCCGCTGACAAGCTGAAGGCCGATATCGAGAAGGCCGAGTCGGCTGACGATAATGCCGTGGCCGTTATGGAAAAGAAGATTAAGAAGAACCAAGCGATGCTTGCCGATGCAAAAAAGCGTCGGGCGGACAATTCCGACACGATGGCCTTGTGCGACACGATTACCAAGATTTGTGCCGACGACGGTATGAAGAAAATGGTGTTCGGTATGTTCGTGCCGGAATTCAACAAGATTGTGGCTCGTAACCTCGCGAAGGCTGGTCTTCCGTTCATCGTCACGTTCGGTGACGCGATGGATTACACGTTCCAGACGCTTCCGGGTCTTTCGCCGAACTACACGATGTTGTCCCAAGGTCAGAAGCGTAGACTGGGCTTTGCCGTGTCTATGGCGTTCCGTGACTTCGTGTCTATGGTCGGAAACTTCAATGTCAACTTCTTGTCCCTTGACGAAGTGCTTGACATTTCGACCGACGACACCGCTATGCGCGAAATGCTCGACCTTGCAAAGTTGATGATGGCCGACATCGGTTGCGCTATGGTTATCACTCACCGTGGTAAGACCGTGGCCGACAAGTTCGACTATCACCTCGAAGTGAACTACAACGGAATCTACTCGCGTTTGGGCGATATTTTGCCGATGCACCAGAAGGTGTAGCAGCCAAAATTATATAAACTGCGAGTAGTTTAAATTGGTACATAGATGGCTGGCCTTTTTGATTTCGAGAAGTTTTACATCGAGAAAACGGTTAAGACCGAGATTCATCTCGATCTGAGCGGTATCGACTTAAAAAGTACAGCCAGTTCTGAAACCGGTAATGAAGATGGCACAGCCGACGATGTCGGTATGAACGAGTATGTCACAAATAACGTGATGTACAAAATCAGCGGTATAAAGTATGGAGATTCGTTAATTGACGTGAACGCGTCGGTAGTTATCGAGTACCATTTGGATGGTGAGGATGTTTCTCGTAATTTAACTATTGCTGAGTGTTGTCCGATTGACGAGCTAGTGTCAGCAAACATGATACAGATACCAGAATCTAGTTCGCCTATGCCAAGCGTTAGTTTGACAATGGGACATGCCGCGTACGATGTTCAAGATGGTCAAGATAAGGTTGCTGTTATCGACAATCTGTACATTAGTAAGGACGGTTTTCGGACGCCAGTCTATGGTATTACAGTGTCATTTGTTCCGAGAGTCCGTCTGCAGAACCTGACAAAAGTAAAATCAGTGGCGACACGCGAACCGATTTCCGGCGGTTTGGAGATGAACCCACTAGATCCGTCGTTTTACGATACGAATCAGAATCCTTGGGATTTGCATTTTGATGAAAACTGGGTGAACTGTGCGCTTGGTGCTCTTGGTTTCTATGGTTCGCGTTATCTTGGCTGGAAATGGTACGCTCGTAGTGTCAACCAGTCTAAAACAAAAAAACGTGGAATGGTAATTGGTTATGATACGTTCGTTCGCAGATTGAATGATATGTCTAAAATCTTGGGACAGAATAACATGGGTCTAAAAGTGACCTATTACGACGATTCGTTTGCTGAACCAGTACGCGATAGTGTCGGGAATGTTATTGAACCCGGTGATTGGACGTACGATAAGGATTTCAACCGTCGTGCTAAATGGGAAGATTATTACCCTCGTTTGAATTCGTTTGTGAACAAGTGCTACACACGTGGCGATAATAACCCATTGCCTAATATGAAGGGTACTGAAACCGTCGTTAGTTCTGACGGTTCTACAAATACGATACAGAATGCTACGGCTCTAATTCCAAATGTCTCTGATGCGTTCAAGAAGTATTTTTACCATGCGGACGAACTTGCTGATGAGTTCAACGACCGGTATTTCGATACATACAATAGTATAATGGAAATCGGTGGAGTACAAACATTCATGTCTTCATCGCTTCGTCGAAAGTTACGTCGTGAAAGCGATCGGCTTATGAAGAAGGTTGCACCGGGGACAGAGGTTACATATTACATAGACTTGGCTTCTTGTGTTAATGTACTTGACAAGATGAAGGATGCTGGATATATATCGGCATATCCGACAACAAATGGGTTTGAAAACGTCCATTTTCGTGCTATTGCTAATTATGGCGGCACGGTTATGGATGTCCATAAAGCAAATTATACAGTGACGCCGCACCAATTCTTGGTAAATGTATGGACTCCTAACTATACGTATGGGGTTTCTAATCGGTCTGATAGACCGTGGATGTATTATTCCACGACAAATAGCTTGTCATCGGCAAATGCATATGCAAACAATCTTATTATGTCGAAGAAGATGACTTGGGCGGAAATTAAGAAGGAACTGTGTGACTATTTTACAGTGATGATTAACAAGAAAAATGGAAAATCTGAAGGCGACCATTTGTATTCAAAATGGTGGTATGGCGAATATGAAGGTAACGTTGGATTTTTTGTTGATATCACTGCGGTTGGCGATGCTGGTTCGGTAACTTTGACAAAGCCGGTAAATCCAACATTCGCTCCTAATGAACGTAATAGCACGATTCAAGGCGTTGAGACTTTGACCGCTGAATTTAATAATGATTCGGTTCAATATGGAGGTTCGGCTAAGCAGTTCGCTGATATATGCGAATGGAATATTACTTGCATGCTGGATGCTATAAATCGCAAGAAATTTGGGAGCGAGTCTATTGCATTTAATGGTGGATTAACTGATGACACTGAAATAAAAGTGGTACAGTGGGATTCGTGCTCTTTGGCTGGTTATGTAATGTCGCAATCTGATTTTGTTCCGGCATATGATAAGTATGACAATGTAGGCGATATACCGAATTCTGATATCGATGGTTGTATCAAATTTGCTACCGATGTAATGGATGAATCGATTGACGAAATTGATAATATACTGACCGTCCAGTCACTGTTTTTCGGGCCGGCGTACTTGTTAGTGCAGAAGTTGAAACTGCGTGAAGCCAAAGAAAAGTATGCTGAATTAATGGACACCATTAATAAAATACGCTGGTACCAGACGTTTACAGGTGAGTCGGTATTTGATAACAAGTCTTATGTTGATAATCGTAACGACCGTCCATGTCCTTACTTGTATATGCCAGCTCGGTTTATGGTTCCGGTGCTGATGTATAAGAAGGTTCGTGTTCGCTATCGTAAATTTTTCCGTACGCGTCACAAGATGGTCAAGCGTTCAATTGGAGTCAGATGGGCTGAAGTGACATTTGTAGATAATGATGTTTATGAATCTTATCCACAAAATACGAACGAGCCACAGCAGTTCGTTCCAATTAATAAGAATGCTAATGTCAAGAATGGTTCATTAGTGTTTGATATGGATTTAGAAGGTAATGAGACTGGACAGATACAGCCACATACCATAACTAAGTTTAAGAGTTCAGATTTTGTTCTGACTAATGCCGAAGGAGTTCGTGTTACCGTTGCTATTACAAAGTCGTCTCGCGAGTTTCATATAACAAATGGTAATTTGTCCGAAGGTTCTGTGGTATTTGTATACGGTGCATATTTACCTCTTGATCCGACTAGCAAGTCAGATGAACTTACTCCAGTTCGTATTGAGTACAAGATGCCGTACTTACCTTACGACAGTGAAATCCGTAGATGGGCGTTTGAGAGTTACGGAGCATTCGACCAAAGTAAGTATGCGAGTATTTCACGCGAAGTACCGGCCAATGATGACAAGACGGAAGGATGGAGAATTTTCAGACCGAGTTCTAAGCGTATAGGTGACATGCGAGCACAGCTTGGAATATATGACGCTGTTTCCATATTGCTTGGTATTTTACGTAATACTTACGGTGCTCGTCAAGTCGAAGTTGTCGATACGATGCGTTCTATTGATGACCAAGCTCTATTGTGTACTGGAAGTGCGGAAAGCACGTTTTTGTCATGGCATAACTATGGCCTTGCAATAAAAATCTTAATTAACGACCCGATTACTGGATTGGCTATCGAGGACGGTAGTGATGACATGAAAAAACTTATCGACATTGCTGAAGGATTTACCGTGGCTTGTGCTAACGGTGCATTTGGAAAGCCGTTGAATGTCGTATGGTGCGGTCGTCTCAAGATGGGTGCCAACCTATTTGATTGGGAATTTTTGCCTATTGGTGTAAATCACAAGGATGCTCCTAAGTTTCGCGACGCTATGTTCAACCAAGAAGACCCAGTTATGTCGCTTGGTTTCGTAGACGTAGATGCGGCTGGTTATGTGTATGACAAGTCGCCAGATACAAAGATACCATATGTTCTGCGGAAGGGGTCTGCTTACACGAATGCTATCATTATTAACGGTCATCATTATGTAAGCCCAGCAAATATTCGAAACTACAAGGTTCCAAATGATTTGGTTTTGCAGAACATACTTGAATTTGTGAACTTGGTAAACGCAAAGCAAGGTGCTAATGGTACTTCCAAGACCGCCCGTGCAAGTATGACTGAGTGGAAGTCGCTTAACGACCGTTCATATAAGCAACTTATTATGTATTATGGCATGATAGGAAGTCTATCTGCAGCAAAGGCTCTTATTGCTGGTGAATATGTTGAGAAGTACCGGAATACGGTCGATTCCAAATTTTCTGAAGACTATGTTGCAATGGTTCAAGATTACCTTGGCAGCTTGTATGCGGATGCAAAGATATATATTGAGTCCGTCGGTGACGGCGGCGCATGGATTTCTGTAAATGACGGCAGAATTCATATCAAGACGACTGATTTGGTTCCTGACTACAACCCTAATTCAAAGGGGAACTTCTTTGGAGAGAAGCAAGCCAATGTGCAGAATATGAAACGTGGTATGTGGATAAAGGGTGTTTTCTATACCGAAGACCAGCTTGTAGCTATGGGATACCAAGTGGAAACTGTAAGTGATGAAAGTTTCATTGAAGGGTTTGACCGGGACGGAAATGTTGAACGAGGTGACGCTCGTTTAATACATTCTTTAATTGCTACACAGATTAAGAACGAATTTGATAAGATTCGAGAAATGTTCGAAAATTTTGGCGGAAAATTGATGTACGACCATTTCAAGGACGGTCCGAACGCGACTATGGAGTCAATGCTAGAAAATGAATTCGGATTAATTGCTGGTCAAGACCTTATTGACTTCGACAAGCTTCGTAATATATATAAGCAGAAGGACATCAACGACAACGCTCCGAAGTCGACGGACGGTTCTATCAAGGGTGCTGGAGCCAACGAGGAAGACGGCGATGAGTCAATTTACGAAAAAGTAGTGTCGAATGCCCAGTTGGCCGGAATACGCAAGGCTTCACTTACCAAGGAGCATGTCCACGTTGACGCTCGTGCAACCGCCTTGACTACTGAGCAGTTGTACAAGCTTATTACAAAGGGTAGGATGACGTCGGCGAACGACTTGTTGAAACGCTAGAAAATGAAAATTATATAAACTGCGAGGAAAGTACACTTCGCAGGGTTTTATGTCAGCTGGCGTAATTATCAAGAAATATACTGGCAAGGATGGAGATTTCGGAACTCCGGTGTCGTCCATCGGTCTGAAGCGAGTTGATACTTGCGTACCGTCGGTCTATAGTTCTGAACATTTGCAAGGTACTGGAATGACTATACCAGCCGATGACGCTAGTGAAGCGGCTCTTTATTGCATTTATCGACCAGACGACCCGAATTGCTATGCATATTCGATGGAAAGTGTGTTCAAAATTCATTTGATTAATCCACCCGATGTACAGCTCAGCAATATTCGTATATATCCTATAGGCGAACGCCCAACTGATCCTCTTGCTGCCCGGTTGTACATCGGGAATTCAGTTTCGTATAGCCGTCCAACTAACCAAAAATCTGGTATTGCTGTAAATGATATCTGGAATTACAGTAAGGAACATCCGTTTTATTTGACGGTTGCTGGATTGTACGGTCAGTATCCAGACCATCGGCTGGCATGCAAGAAGTATGTAGTCGAGCACAAGGATTGCGGATATGGCAATGTTATCTATCTTAATGGCGAACGACAACCGGTTATTCCAATTCCGTCATATACAGACCCTGACCGTATCGTTGAGGAAACCGGTGAACCGATACGTATAGAGTTTGTAAATAACTCGTTGACATCGACTGATTCGATGATACAGTTTTTCCCATATATAGATGGAAAATTTGACCCTACCAGACCGCTTGATGAAAAATATATACAAATTGATGATAATTCATTGTTTTTAATAGTGTACGGGAATGACCCAATTACTGGAGAAAAAATAGACCTTATTAGTAATGATGGTTGTAATGGTCTAGTGTATAAAATCAAGGCTGAACCTAATGGAGACCCTAGGTTTAACACTGGACATATAGTAGTTCCCGCTAGATTGATGAATACTAAAGACCAAAGCTTCGTGCCGACTTTCATTCGACCAGGAACTCCATTACATGATTTATATGTTCCTAATGATGGTTGGTTTACTACAGATCTTAATTCTGAAGGTCGTATAGTATATACTAGTGTTGCTGAGTCGGAACGGTCTTATTATGATAGTTCGCTTCCACATAACGGTAAGATGTATGAAGTATATGACGTGTCCGCTGAGTGTGATGAGTTAGGACATTTCAGCTATATGGTTGGTGGCATACGATGCCCGATGCTCACATTTGACTTGAACAAGATATACCGGTTTAATAATCATTCTGGTGCCAAGTATCCACTTCGATTTATTGAAAATCCTCGTTCTCCTATTGCGAACTATGTGAACGACGTAGTCGTTGATGGTGTAGTCGTACATAAAGGGGGGACGAATGAGGAAGTTATTGAAGTCGACCCTGAAAAGGTTCTTAAAGCTGGGAAGTGTATCAATGCCTATCAGTGTGTGTCAAGACCCGGTATGGGAAGCTTCGTATTTAACCAGCAGTTGTTCATGTGCGGCCAGTATAACATGTGCCGTGTAGACGGCGGCATATATAACCCGTTGCAAGCCGGTGAAACGGATTATGTATATCTGCAACTCGAAGTAAGTGGAAACTCGAACCCTGGTTACTGTGTACCAGATATTGCAATTGCATATGACGAAAATTAAAAATATGGGACACGTTATAAACTATTCGGAAAATGAGCCTAATTGGCTACAAATAAGGATACTTAACAATGACACAAGCAGAACTTAACAAGAACGCAGTGAAGAGCATCTTCGCAATTGACGATGCGAAGGCTCAGCTAGAGTCTTTTGGTAGCCAGTTGGATCTTGGTCTGCCTCCGGAAGAAGATTATGAACCGAAGGGTTTTGACGAGTTGATGACGGTCAATCCTTCTACCGATCCCAACTATGGCGATTCTTCTGAAAAATTTGCCGATCTTGGTGATGACCTTCAGGATGAACAGACACAAAAGTTTGTGATTGACAAGTTTGCCGAGGAAGCAGCAAAGCGTCCGGGAACAACGATTACTGCCGCAGACATCACCGACATTTGCGGTGCTGTGCAGTGTGCACAGCTTGCACAAGGTGGTACAATTATCAAGGGTGACCTTGTTGGATTTATCAAGGATACTATTGCCAAGGCAAAGAACGCTCAGCAGTCTCAGAATGTTTCCGATGCGCAACCGAATGGTACGGTCGCCGACGACATTGCACCGGTTGCTGACGATGCCGCTGCCCCAGCCCCAGCTGAAGACCCGAATGCTTTGGGTGGACCCGCTCCGGTTATGGACCCAGTTGAACCGACAGTCGAACCGACTGAACCGTCTCTTGAACCGAATGTCGATGACGGCCTTGGTGCAGATCCGTTGACTGGCAATGATGGTCTCGGTGCTCTTGATACTGGTATCGAGGATGTTGGCGTTCCGGATGACCTTGGTGTAGAAGGCGAACCGGCACCGGCGGCAGGCGCTGCTGAGGGTGGTGAACTTGATGCTAGTGGTCTTGATGGTCTCGACGACCTCGATAATGATCTTGGCGCTTTGGATAATGACCTTGGTCTTGGTGAAGATGACGCAACTGCTCCGGTTGAAGGTGATGCGTCTACGCCAGAATCTGAACCGAAGGCTGACGAACCGAAAGCTGATGAACCGAAGGACGAGCCGAAGGAAAAATCTGATGATTCCAAGAAGGATGAAAAATCCGACAAGGATGAAAAAAAAGATGACGATTTCGACTTTGAAGCCGTTGCGAAGCAAGCCCAAGCATTGACCGAAGGTGCCGATGATGTTGCAGATACGGCAAATGCCGCTGAAGAAACCGCTGTAACCGAGTCCGTACCGGAAGGTGAAGCTACGGTCACTGAAGAAGCTGGTGCAACTGCTGATGTTCCGGCAACCGAAGAATGCGGAGCTGCTCCAGCTACTGATGCATCAGCCGTTGCTGAAAAACAAGTTGTCCAAGAAAGTTTCAATGCGGAAGACGCTGAAGCAAAGGTAGAAGCTATTGCTAAGGCATTTCGTGCTAATCGCATCGCTGAAAAAGTACAAGCACAAATCGAAGCTTACGAGGCTAAGGAAAAGAAGAGTAAGACGATGGCTCAGCTTGATTCAGTGATTGCTAAATTTGAAGCGAAGGAAAAGGCTCGCGACAAGTCCGCCAAAGTAGAAGCAATCGTTTCCAAATTTGCGAAGGCATCACAGGAAGCCGCCTATAAGGCTCAGCTTGAAGCTATTGCTGCGAAAGACGCCGAATTAAAGGGTAAGCTTGACAGCATCCTCGAATCTATCGATGTCAAGACCAGTAAAGAAGAAAAAAGTGATGTTGTTGTTGTTGAGTCAGTAAATGCTACGGAAAAGTCCGAACCGAAGTCTGATTCCGTTGTCGAAACAATCTCCATGATTGAATCCGCTATGGCGGCAATGGATAAGAGGGAAGTTGACGCGAAGGCTCAGTTGGAATCTATCGTAACTGAAGCTGAAAAGCGTACTGAAGGTGACAAACTTCAGAAGGAACTTGACGCTATCGTAGAATCTGTACGCAATTCCTAATCATATCATAGTATCCTCGAAAGCCGCTCCATTAGGAGCGGCTTTTTTGTGTAAATGGACTAATTTCAAGGAAAATTGGCAAAAGTATATAAACTGCGGAATATGAACTCGATGCCAAATGGACATTTTTCTGGAAGAACCAAGGGAATGCTTGAGAAGGCTACCGAGAAGGCAAAAGGCACTTCCGGCAAGTTTTACGAAATCATGACTAAGCATGGTTTTTTCGATATCGCTGACGAGGCCAATAACTTGACCGCGTGGCAACGTGCTGGTGTTCCTGAATATAACCAGCATCGAATATCAGACTTGTGTGACGCGATTGCCGAAATATTGCAAGATTACTTGGGTAATGAAGAATATGGTGTATTATATCCAGGTGTTGAAGGAATTATTAACAAGCTGGACCAGCGTGGCGCAATGTCGGCAGCCGAACTCGATGGTATAGGTGCTGCTCTTGGTGGTCTTACTGGTGGCGCTTCTGAAGCAACTAGACAATCGCTTTCCAGTTTGGTTGCGTCTATCCAAGGTGGATGTAAGTTTGACCCAGATGTAGTTCCTCCAATATGTATTGGATTTAGCGGACTTCCGATTAGTTTCGCTAATGCGTTCAAAAAAGGAACCTATCCGCCAGATTGGACTTTTTTGTATGACCATGAAACGTTTAAGTCGAATAAGTTCTATGAGGCGGATGACGGTAGTGTAGCTATTGGTGCCGGAATCAAGCTGAATACTGGCGGCGTGGCTAGGTTACTTGTACTTAAAATGATTTTTTCCGTTCCTGATATCGACGGTGAAGGGAATCCAGTCGGCGATGCGCAGAACGGTGTCACCGCAGAACAGTTTAACACTATATATGAAGTTTCTGACAAGATCTATGCTGAACTGACGGATGAACAGAAAGAATTCGAACTTACAGAGGGACAACTCCAGTTGGCCTATTTCAAGATGATACAGCTCTTGCTTTGGGGTGCAATAAAAAATGACAACAACTGGGCTTATTTGCACTGGGGATGCATTACCCACAACTCTTGCCCAGAAGCCGTAAAAACCGCTATATGCAGCTATCTCAAGACAAACGGACTTGCCGTTGATCCGAAGATTTGTCCGGAATCTGGGTTTATTTCGTATTGCGTTAACGTAGGTATGGCGTATCTTACTGGTTCTACAAAGACAATGACATTGCATTTGCTACCTGATATGACTTATTTGGATGATAATGGACAAGTTGTTACTGCGAATTATTCTGATTATGGAAAGAATGTAATCGTCGCTAATGGGGTACCGAAGGATAGTAAGCTGGCATATTTGCATTTTGAACTGGTTGCCGATCTATTATCGCATATGACCTACGATTCGAATCCGAATGCATATGAACTTCGCAAGCGCCGTATTGACGAGGCCAACAAGATTTATAAAGAATGTGGACTGGATGTGATTGAGTTCGGACAGATTCCGGTAAAGACTGATCATACCATGTCTCAGCTGTTAAAAAGAAATTTTGGCTGGCTGGTCAAAGGTACAATCAAGGTCTACGAAAACAAGAATATCCCAATTCCTATCGATCCGAATAATTTCAAAATATTGAACTATGCTGAAAAGGGTTCGAACGAAGTATCGGATGTAACTCTCGATACTATTCGTTACATATTGGCCAAGGCTCAGCTTCCCGGTGTCGTTATCACGTCTGTATATAGAAGCCCCGAAGCACAGACACGTGCAATGCTCAATAATAGGCAGAGCCACAATGGACAAATAGCGGTTAACTATGGTGCTGCCGGTCGAGAAGTCGACCAGCAGTATACAGACGTATCGAAACGCGTAAACAACGGCGTGCTTAGACGGTTGGAAAAATCGTCCGACATTGAAGAAGCACGTCGCAAGATGCAGAAAAAATGCGAGGATTTGATGAAGGCCGGAACGCCGGTCTCTAATCACGGACAAGACCAGACAATCGTACAAGCGGTCGATATGGGTCCGACCTCTACTAGAAAGGAATTCCATTACAATGAGGAACAGCTAAAACGGTTTAATAACGCTTGTTACGAGGCTCGACTCGAAGGATATCTCAAGGCTTACTTCGGTCCGGCTGAATACGGTGGCCCGAAAGTCAAAGACCCGGCGTTCCATATCGAAGTATGGCAAGATAAGAATAAGCCGCATCCTCCGCTCAGTTCCGGTCCGGCTCCGCAACCGACGGTCCTTTGCTTTATGAATAACGACAATATGAAAAACAAGTACGCTTGGGACATGGTGTTTACGCATGACCAAGTGCTCAAGGCTACAAAGTAGGTATAACTATGGCAAAGCTGTACAAGACTAAAAAAGCAGAATTTGATGATATGGTATATGCATACCTTATGAAGCGGTTGCGTTGTCCTATCGAAAAAAGCGATTCCTACTTCTCTGGCGCTATCGACGATATGGGAAACCCCATAGCGAATGCGACGACCGGTTCTTGGGCTTATACTAATCTGGATAAGTTCATTATGCAGCTCAAGGGTCTGCTCGGTGAAAAGGGTATTGCAGCCTTATCCGCTGATTATGACGACCTTGACGCGATGTATCTGATGGCTGGCGGCAAGACTGATGGCTACTGGAAGAAATTCGAACCCGTTATAGCTCTTGTCGAGGAAACCTCCTACCTTCCACCGGAACAGCGTGGACGTGGCGAGTATGTGGACGAGGAGGCCGACGGAATGTCCAAGGAACAGCGTCTCGAACGTGCATTGACCATTGCCAACTTTATTATGGCGGCAATTAGGAATAACAGCGAACTTGTTTCAGACGATTCATATGCTCGTTATGTTCTGCCGTCTGTCGAGTCGACTTTCAGCGTCCGCTCGCTCGGTTCACGTAACGAAATAGTTGATTATTTGAAGAAGGGTGGTCTGGCCGATTATCGTCAGCTTCTACCCGAAGGCCACTTGCTGGCCGTTCGTCTCGCGAAGTATTTTATCAAAAATGATTTGTGCTCAAAGAACACGGACGATAGCGACAACTATGCTCGCTTATGGAGGCAGCTGGCATCGTATGGCGGATAATTATAACGGAAAGCCTTTGTTTCACGTAGGTGCTGACGATTTCATCTACATATCAAACTGCCTCTTGCTTCAGAAGAGGTTGCTTTCCAAGAACATTCATTCAGAAGAACTCAAGGACTTTTACGTGAAAGAACGCGTACCGAAGTTTGTCATTGAGTACAACGGACTAGTTTTGTCCTGGGGGTAGTTATGCTGTCGAAAAAATTACCGAAGACAGATACGGTGGCCTCTCGCGTGCTTTCACACGTCCGAGATTACGGTGCCGCTAACGAAAAGGGTCAGTTGTTTGACCGAATTTTCAACCGTGGTGACGTGGTTAGACAAATCCGTGCATCACGAAATATAGTGGGTCAAGGCATTAGCCAGATGATGTACCCGAACGGCAACTCGCCGGACGGTTTCAGCAGCTATATGCCAGCTTTGGGTATCGCGACCGACAAGATTGACCCACAGCGCATCCAGAACGCCATCGCCGAAAACCAAGTCGAGCTTTACTGGCGCAAGAACGTCGAGCGTGCATTGAAGTACGATACGGTCGCTTGCCGTTCGGAAGTGAATGAATCCTTGATCCAGCTCTGTAACGAGGGTATGTACAAGGATGACCTTGACGAAATCTGTTCTCTCAAGATTGACCCGGATGCCATTATTGGCGATGCCGTGAAAATCAAGATTGGCAAGATTTTCCGTCAGCAAGTCTTACGACGTATTTTCAAGTTACATAGCAAGGGTTGGGAGTACATGAAGTACCTCCTTACTCGTGGCCGTATATTTTTCGAAGTTATTTATGACGTCGAGTCGAACAAGATTGTCGGCTTGAATATGCTTCCGGAAGAAAATATGATTGTAGTGGTTCAGGACAACCTTATCATTGGTTTCCGACAGATGCTCACCGGTCCGGTATCGCAGCAGACCAACGGCAAGAACTACATTGATTTCTCTCCGCAACAGATTCTTTACGCTTCCCTCGGTATGGCCGGTCCGGGCGGCATCAATGACCCTCGTTCTATCCTTGAACCGGCTATGAAGCCGTATAACCAGCTGAATACCATCGAAGATTCGGTGGTGATGTACCGTGTTCTCTGGGGTTCTGAAAAGCTCGTTCTCAAGTGCGACGTTTCTGGTATGACCAAGGCGACCGCCGAAAAGTATATGAAAGACCAGTCCAAGATGTTCTCGCGTAAGCTCGATTACAACCCGATGACTGGCGAAATTACGAATTTTGGTAAAGCGATTGGTTTGACTGAACACTTTGTGATTGGCGTTGGTAACGGTCGTACTGGTTCTGGTATCGAGCGTATGGCTGGTGGCGATCAGCTTGGCAACATTGACGACTTGAAATTCTTTAAGAGAAACCTTGTGAACGCCTTGATGGTTCCTCCGGGACGTATTACCGCTCTTGCTGGCGACTCCCAGAACTACTCTCAAGGTAAGATCGGTGAAGTCACACAAGCAGAAGTCTCTTTTGCTCGCTTGGTCGAACGTTACCAGACACCATTCGAGGAGATCCTTATTCGCCTCTTTATCATGGTGCTGAATACTGACAATACAATTGATGACAATATCAAGCTTCAAGAACTATACACTGTTCGTTTCAAGAAGTCCAATGGTTTCAAGAACTTCATCGATTCCGAAGAATGGACGACTAAGCTTGCAGTATTCGATGCTATGATGAAGCATGTTTCGTCAAAGGAAAACCCGAACGGCGCACTTTCCAAGCAGTTTGCTCTCCGTTATGGCTTGCGTCTCACCGACGAAGTCTACTTGCTCAACAAGAAGTGGTGTAAGGAAGAGGAGGACGAGGCTGCTGGCGAAGGCGGCGAAGACGATAGTTCTGGAGGCGCACCGATGGGCGGTGGCGATATGGGTGGCGGTGCTCCGCCTCCTCCGCCAGTACCTGGTATGTGATAACCAAAAGGCGGCCTGAAGGTCGCCTTTTTCATACACATTTAATAAACTACGTGTAAATACTGGAGTTTTTAATACGATGACTAAGCAAGAAAAGACATTTATCGCCTTCATGGAAGGAGTCTGCAAGACGTTCAACTGCGTTGAAGCAGTCGCACCTCTTTCCGAGGGTTTCAAGGCTTACTGCGAAACCGCCGAAATGGCTAAGGTATGTACTGAAGCATACGCAGCTGGCGACCCGTCTCCTATTTTATCTACGCCAAAGGAACGGTTGGAACGAATCCATAATCTAACCGACCGTAACTGGGAGTCGGATCACAAACTGACTCCGGAAAAATATAAAAAATTTTTTGATTCGCATAATGTGAATTCCACGCTTAATAAGGGTTATGATAACCAACACTCGGTTGATTTAGGTGGTTTCGGTCCTGAAGAACGACATGAACGCCGGCTTTATAATTATGTACATAAAAATGCGGACCCAGCTACCGATGATATGATTAAAACGCAATATTATGATGTAGTTGACCGATGCAATAAGTTAATTAGAGAAAAGTTGGGTGACTTATACAATTATATTCATTCATTTGAAACCCCATCGGAAGGTGATTGTTATACTCATTATTGGAAATATGAAGGTCCTGACGGAAGGTTAAAACTTACATATGCACTTCCATTCTGCGATGACAACGAATATATAGACGATGAAGTATTCTCCTCTAATCCGTCTAACTATAAGCAAGCTGTTGAAAATTATGCTAACAACTTGAAAAAGCCTATAGGTACGTTTGTATTAGAATACAATGGTGACCGTTTTGTATGGAAAAATACAAATGATATTACCTCAGCTGGTGAAAACAGACGAAGCCCGCTAAATATGCTTACTATTTACATAAACCTTCTCTACGATAAAGGTGCCCGTGAAGAGGGTAATGAAAATACGAAGGAATTCTGGCTAAATCGTACCGAAGAGGGATTGTATAATCCAGAATACGATAACGGGTAATATCATGAATCGGTAATCCAGTTCCAACTCTTCTTAAAGACCGTATTTCTCTCCGAAATATGGTCTTTGTCGTTTCAATGTAGGTTTTTGACCCATTTTTTAACGCCTTTTTCGGTGTCTGCTAAACATTATGTCATGAAGCCTTTGAGCAGCATGGTGCTGCCGATAAGGCAGTTGTTAAACAAAACCTAAGTAGGTAACACTATGCAGACACTTCAAAAGAAGAACCTCACTCGTAAGTGGCAGTCTGTGCTTGAGTCCAACCTCGGCCCGGCTATGCACACCCGTGCTGAAGCTAGCGTGATTGCTACTCTTCTCGAAAACCAGAACAAGTTGAACCGTGGCGCATTGATTGAAGCTTCCAACGTCTCCGCTGACGTTGCTCAGTATCAGCAGTACGCTCTCCCGATGATTCGTCGCCAGTTCCCGGAACTCCTTGCGATGAAGACGGTCGCCGTCATCCCGACTACGACTCCGATGGGTATCTACTTCGCTCTCCGTTATCTCTACGATAACGAACCGACCAAGACCACGGCATTCCGTAACGGTCAGAAGCAAGAAATCGGTTACGACCTCGTTGCCGACCACACTGGCTTCGCTGGTACGTTCAACCCGTGGAGCACCGGTGCTGGTGAAATGCTTTCTAACTATATGGAAGGCACCGCTACTACTGGCGCTTCTGCTAACGGTGGCACGTTCGATCCGAAACAGCCGGGTCTCCTCTACAACAACTTCGGTGGCTCCTATGTCGCCGGTGACGACCAGTATGGTACATACTCCTTCAACATCAAGAAAGCATCTATCAAGGTGATTTCTGGTGCCATCAAGGTTGGTACTCGTGCCATCAAGTCTCACTACACCATCGAACTTCAGCAAGACATGGCCGCTGCTCACGGTCAGGACGTTGAAGCTCTCCTCCTCGAAGGTCTCCAGTTCGAAATTCAGCAGAATATCGACCGTGAAATCCTCATGGCGATGGTGATTGTTGCTCAGACTCCGTCTCTCGGTGGTGAAAATCCGATTGATATGGACCTCGCTGATCCGCAGCGTCTCAACGCTGGTATGGGTCGCTGGGCTGCTGAACGTATCGCCGGTGGTATCGTTAACACGATGATTGCTGTCTCTCGTAAGATTGCTCTCACCACTCGTATGGGTTGCGGTAACTTTGCAATCGTGTCTCCGGACATCGCTGCTGCTGTCGCTACCTTGAACAACGGTATCTACACTCCGACCTACCTCCAGACTGATGCCGCTGTGCAGCCGGCTGGTGGTGTGGCTGATGCTGGTAGCCTCTTGAATGGCAACATCAAGCTCTATCAGGACATCTACGCCAACGCCTCTTATGCCTTGATTGGTTATAAGGGTCCGCGTCAGGGTGAGTCTGGTATCATCATGATGCCTTACATCCCGTACATCTTCTGCAAGACCGCTGGTCAGGAAGATGGTTCTCCGCGTCTCATCGTCAAGTCTCGTTATGCCATCGTGGCTAACCTCTTGGGTGCTGGTCAGTTCTACCGCTTGATCCACTTCAAGAACGTGTCTAGCGTCATCACTGGCATTGACCTTGAGAACAACCCGTGGCAGTCCAACGGTTCTGTTGGCGGTGCTTCTCTGCAGCCGGGTCTCTCTTACGAGACTGTTCCGGGTGCTAAGGAAAACCTTGTCAACGTGGCCGGTGGTCTCTCCTTCGAGAACAACAACTGGTAATTGTTGACCTAACTTTGCTCCTTGGTTAGGTGACGGTGGCGAAGCGATTCGCCACCGTTTTTATTTGGAAATCAAATCATTTTTTGCTAAAATAAGGCATTATGGCAGATATAATTTCTACTACGTTTGACCAGTTGAATCTGGACGACCCGTTTTTTGACAGCTTGAAGTCGATGTACCGCAATTTCAGCACTTGGTTCCAGAACAAGGCTGAGGAACACACGAGTTGCGACGTTGTCTATGACACCGAAGGGAATTTGAAGGCAATGCTCTATACGAAGGTTGAGGACATGGACGAGGATTATAGCCGGATGGAGAAGCCTTTTGCACCTAGCTTTCGTTTGAAAATCGGCACGCTGAAGTCCGAGTTGCGCGGCGAGGGGTTGGGTCGGAAATTCCTCGAAATGGCCGTGGAACGAGCTAGGCAAGATCCAAGAATCTCGGCGGTGTATGCGACGATATTCGTCGACAAGCCCGAACTCTCTGGATTGGTCAAAATGTTCGAGAGCTATTACTTTTCTCGACGATGTATGCTGTGTAACGGCGAAACCGTATTCGAATATCCGATAACGTGGTGGAAAATCCAGAAGCAAGAAGATTAAACGGTTATACATATCTAAAAAGGCTGGCATTTGCCAGCCTTTTGTGTTTTAAGAAGTTTTCAACACTATATAAACTGCATAGTAACCAAGCGGGTTTTCACGATGATAGAGAAAGATGGAAAAGTTTTATTGTCGAGCATTTTAAACAACGATTCTGTGTCCGTGAAGCGGATCGTTTCGTCGTACTTTGAATCGGCAATGAATAAGAGTATCGACACAGCGTCGGTTGCCATTATGGAGTCTATCGGTCCGTCTAAGAAGTAAATGGTGAGGGGTGCAGATATGAAGCATTTGGTGGGTGATATTTTTCTTGAAGGCGTGAAGGCGCGGATGCTCGACCGTACGGACGAGTTTGGTGTCGGCGTAAAGCGTCTTGTCATAGAGGGTATTGGTATTGTTTGCGACATTCCGGGTATCAATAACCGCTCCTATCCTCGTCGAATTATCGAGCGTGAAATGAACCGCTTGATGACTGAAATGGTGTCTCGCGGTCGTCTTGCCGCAGAACTCAACCACCCGCGTCTCGATGTCAATGGTGACGCGAAGGATTATCCGATTTTCGAAATGAATTTGGAGAAGGTCTGCGCTCTCATAGAAGACCTCCATATGGAAGGAAACAAGCTCATGGTGCGAATGGTCGTTCTAGAGGAAACCCCCGCTGGAAAGACCCTTGCTGGCTTGATTCGTGGCGGTTACCATCCTGGATTTTCGCTCCGTGGTGCCGGTTCTACTGTACCGGCTGGCGATCATGAGGAGATTGGTGACGACTACACTATGATTACTATTGACGTCGTTGGTAACCCGTCTTTCGGCCAAGACGCCATATTCAATAGCCGTACGGAGAGTGTTTCCGCTACGGCAAAGCCACTTACCGAGTCAGTCACCAACGTCACACCTCGACCGATAGTCGAGTCTATAGAGAGCGTGATGGGTCGTTATGGACGTGCTATCGCTCGTGATTATGGCAACATAGAGGTATGCTACGGCGTTTACAACAAGAATGCAGTAATTTCAGCATTGCGTCAAGGAGTTTAAGCAGATGGAACTCTCTAAGATTTTGACAGAGGCCGAGATGGCGCAACTTTCCCCGGAGATGGTTGCGAAGATTGAATCGGCGTACCGTTCTGAACTTGCTTCTGCAATCGAATCTGACAGTTCGAAGCAACGCAAGCAAGTAGAAAAGATGCTTGAGTGCGTTATGCAACGTGCCGATAAGATGATTAGCGAAGCCGTTGCCGAGAACGTAGAAAAGTACAAGACCAACGCAATTAACGACAAGATGTACAAGGTATTGAAAGCTGTGTCGTCTTGTTTGGAAAGTGCTGGTATCTCGTTCAGTGAAGAGCTTGCCGATGCGAAGCGCGAGCGGAAGGCTGATGAGCAAAAGTTGAAGGAAGCTTATCAAGCGCTTAACAAGAGTAAGCAACGTGAGAATGAACTTGAAAAGAAGAATTTTATACTGAGCCAAGTTAACGGCATGAAGCCTGACGAGGTACAGAAGGTTCTTAACCAGTTCATGAAACCGACGGTGGATGTACGTGACATCACGAAGGAATCTATTGCGAAATTCATTTCTGGCGACAGCAACGACGTGTTCATGCTCGACATTGATCAAGATTGTGACGGCGATTTGAATATGAACAATGTGGCCAACGCTTTGAAGGAAATCAACCATGATCTGGACATGGAAACGAAACCATCGAAGCCAGCCAAGATGGAGAGCCGTTTCGAAAGTCTTGGTCGTGGTCTCCAGCCCCAGAGAAGCACTTTGCCTACTGGCAATGTCAATCTCGAAGCTTTGGACGGCTGTTGCAACGACGATAGCGACGTGGCTGAGGCGATGGCTCAGTTGAAGGATTTCGCTGGCTTCGGGACCGGAAAATTCGCTTAAAAACGGCATATTGTTATGAAAGGGGTGTCCGGATGCGGACACCCCTTTTTGAACTAATTTAGGCTATGGAATCGTATTCCGTTATAAACTACGGAAAAGAGGATTTATGCAACCAACAGACTTTACATTTGCACCGAGAGGTCAGCAGCCTATCCAGCAGCCAGTACAACAGCAACCGGTTTATCAGCAACCATATCCAAATATGGCTCCGCAACAGCCGTATTACCAGCAACCAGTACAGCAAGTACAGAACGGTTACTATCCGCAGATGCAAGTTGCACAGCCGAATGACGGTTCTCGTGAGTTCATGGAGGCGTATAACAAGAACGTTCGCGAATATCAAGCACTGAACCAGAAAATCAAGGCGGGTCCGACAAAAGCTGATGCCGAGTCCAATTTGGAAAAAATGGAAGCGATGGTTGAGACTATCCAAGACGATGTTGCGAAGAAGCATGAAGATTCAGTGCACAAGGCTGAAACGGTTCAAGAGTTTGTTGATATATTGACGACTGTAATCAACGCAATGCAACGTCCAGAAGTATGGTTGCCGAAAGAACGTCAAAACTTAGCTGCTAGATTTAAAGATTCTAAGTTGACTACAAGTATGCTACCATATCTTGTAAGTTACCGAGACACCGTTCAACGATTGGTTTAAGACAATGGCACTTCCACTTACTTTGAGCAATTATGCAATACCGTTTTCTGAGGATATAACTACTATAGAAATCATGCCGGTGGATGGTTTTAGTTTATCTAGAATATCGGTAACTGGTTTCGCTAGGCGCAGTTGTGTCATACATTCGTTCATGGTATATAGTGCAGAACCATCGGTTGTTATCCAGATGGATATTCGTGGGATAGGTCTAGTGAACTATTATGCTGACCTTGAGACCGGCGAAGGTGATTTTTACGAACAAGAGAATACATCAAAACAGTGGGTCAATTTCAGCAATGATGGGAACGCTCATGAGTACGTGTTCGAATTTCATCCCGGATTAGATGTCGAGATGCTCGGTATCTATGGGGATGGGCATATAATGAACGTGGAACTAGATATACCGGCGATTCGACCGACTTACTATGGTGAGGTGAGGACTATCCCATTGTCGTTCAGTGTGGTAGGATGGGATGCGTTCGGTTCTCGTACGGAGACTGGTGTAATTAATTTGAAAGTATCCGATTTAGTAAACGGTGTGAACGCAAACTGGAATGGACAACCATATATAAAGTATGTGGAAAATTTGGCCACGCGTGTAAATACTAGTTCATTGATAGTGTTGCATGGTGAGAATTTTACTAAGGGAATGGACGTATACATAACCCAAGGTGATATAGTTTACACGGTTGCTTCGAAGGATGTGAAGGTCAATACTGACGGTACTGAGGCGAGTTTTCTGTTGAGTCCAGGTATGTTGGCGGTGGACGGTCACGGCATGGACATGTGTGGTGTATACGGTGTGCAAATCGGATTCAATCCGTCTCAAGTTGGCTATGGAGTGTCGTATCTTATACGTTATAAATACGATTCTGATAATTATAACGAACTTCAAAAAACACCGGCTAAATATACCGGTGTTGGAGTATGTTTCGCGCCGAGCGATATGTCGCTTGTATACGACAACGAGGATGAATTTGGTAATGGAGTGGCAAATCCGTCTGGTGGCGTATTAGGAAAGACACTTTATGTACGTGTTTCCGGCGATTGCACTACGTACAAGTATGTGCAAGTTCGTATGAAGATAAACCATAACTTTGTTCATAAGCAAGGTGAACGGTATATTGACGGCATACAGTTGTGGGAAGGTGATGTTGTATGGCTTACTCATCAAGGCAATCCGGACGAAGATGGATTGTGGGTAGTTTCTAAAGGTGACTGGCAAGGTTACGCCGATCCAAGGAATTTGATGACAGATACTCATGTATGCCCGGATGACTGTTATAATAAGCCGACACCGGCTGTTGTTGATGATACGTATATTATAGACCTTGGTGTCCGGTTGTATGATACCGTTAATTACGTTTGCTCGGATGATGTACCGAAGAAATATGGAAGTCTTACCGTATGTTCGAACCGTCTGAAACCTGGTGATATGGTATTGCTATATAACCAGAAGGATGGACAGAACGGTGTATGGTATGTGACTTGCGGTGATTGGGTATTCATGGGTCAGCCCGACGCTAATGATGGTACTACGCTGGACTTATCTCGTTCTGTTATAGTGCAAAACGATATAGACTTCTGTAAATGCGGTGAGACATTCCACATCGACTACTATTATCTCAATGCGTCGTGCTATTTGAACCATTTGCGCCGCGAGGTTAAGGTTCTTTGTTCTGGAGCGTCGCTTGTACCGAACAACGACGATCATCAAGTAAAAATCAGCGATTATTCAATTACAGTCGGTGAGGCCGATGAGTTGATTGCTATCAGGTCTGGTACGCCGGGTGACCCAGTAAAGGAAGACTGCGTACGAACGGACGCTGGTTTTGAAAAGAAAAATGGTGTTTTGTACAAGGAGAACCAGCAAGATATTCCTTGTTGTGCGGTCGAGTGTATACAAGCACCTGACGGTTCAGCATGGTGTGATATTCCGAAGTTCTATAATATTCGTAAGTCTGATGATTATACGAATAGCAACGACACGAATGGATTTACAATAAAGTTTTGGCGTCATGAGATTGATGGATGGCATCTTTATGCGTATATCGGTTCGGGAACTAACATGAGCGGAATGGAATACTATGTATACCACTTGCGGGTCAATGGTGCGGCAGCGGAGCATCTTGTCGATGTGAACGAGCATTACTGGTTTACAGTGAATGGCGGTGTGTTGGCGACCGGCGATACCGAAACGATTTTGCCAGACTGCAATGGAGAAGATATACCTGACGGTTGCTCACGGTTTGAACCAGTTAGCGAACCTCGCATCTTTATCAATTCGTTCGCAATGACCGACGATACGTGGGATCTTCCGGACGGAGTTATAGTAGACCCGACGACTGGTGAAGAGCGAACTAGATATTCTTCTATACTTGACAACGACGAAAAGCTGTATTCATTATGGCGTATCAAGTGCACGACGAGTATACTGGCTTGTCGAACCGATGGGGAACTTCGCTTAAAATGCGATGACATGGACGATGCAAGTAAGACTGAACAAGCGGTGGGTACTCCGTTGACACCAGGATACATGTCTGGAATGAGACATGTGTGGGGTTTCAACTATTACAAGAATGTCATGTCAAAAAAAGAGTTTTGCGCTGAATATAACAAATATAAAGACCTAATTTAAGGTTAAAGCTATCGAAGGGATTTCGATGAAGAATCACAATATTAACGGACCCAAGACTCGTCCGGCAGCTCCGGCAGTGTTTGACAAGAACGGAAAACAGACCGAAGCCTCGATGAAGTATGACAAGATTGACGCTGAATACTTGACAAAATTGTTGCTTGAGCACAAACGGAATGTGCAATTGTATGGTAATGGATATCCAGTCAGCGATGAATTAGCCACTGTAATCCGGATTGTAATATTGAAGACACAAGGCATGAAGTCTTGGCGAAAGTATACGGATGACTGGAAAGAGGAGATGTTTGCGAGAGCACAGTTTTGTGCGCTTAAATATTGCAAGTCGTTCGACCCAGTTAAAATGGCCAAGAATTCCAAGAACAATGACCCATATTATTACCTTGGCCAGATAGTGTCTCGTGCATTTATGCAAGTACAGAAGGCGATGTCTATCAAGTCGAAGTACATCAAGTTCACGTCGCTTAACGAGAATATTTATCACGAGTGCCTCAATATTGACGAGTACGCTGGTGTCGTCCAGAAGGAGATCGAGCGCGAAAAGGCCGAAATTAGTGGTAACATTGGGCTTGACTTGAACCCGTCGGACATGGACAAGGCAGTGAACACGTTGAATAAGATTGACCCGGATATCGAGGTTAACGAGGAAGGCGTGGACGCGTCTATGGTAGCAAGCGACCCGGCGTTGCGTGCCGCCCAGCTAAAGCTGAACAAGAAGCATGCATCCGAAAAGTCAAAAGAGAAAAAATAGCCTTATAATCCGCTACGAAACTAGAAAAATCTAGTTCGTAGCGACTCATATTGATACTATGAAAGTCAAATATTGAAGCATCGAGTGTTTCAAAAACATATAAACTTGGTTATGATTACACCGAGGCTTTGATATGGCTCAGAAAATTAATAGTGGCAATGTACTTGGAATGGTTGGCGACAATTTCGATACCCATCCTGACTGGCGTCACGACATCTTCGTGCAAGCCCAGAGCTTGATGCCTGACGTTGGGGACATCAAGAGCGGCAAGGCCGAGAAGTTTGTAAAGCGTGCTTACGAACAGAACTACTGGCATACGGAAGACCGTCTGGCCGCCGAACAAGAAAAATTCGTCGAAGACGACCCGATTAACAACACTCCTGGGCTTGGTGACCTCAATTATCGCCGAATGGAATACCCTATACAGAAGAAACCAAACGGAAAAGGCGCCGAAGAAGACCGTGAGGAGGCCGAAAAGCGTGAAGTCCTTGACAAGGACGAGATTATCAACCTGTTGAAGAACCGCTACACGATCTGCAGTACGGCCAGTGCTTGGGGAAACGAACCGATTACTCAAGAAGACTATAAAGACCAGATTAAGCTTAGATAAGAATTTCTTTGTTCATTAATTTCCTCCTATATGTTAAGGCTGCGGGTAATACCGCAGCCTTTCTCCGTTTTGGCACGCTTTTTGCTTATGTGTGGCGACAACAAATTATACTTTAAACAAAGAGGTAAAAAATGTTTAATACAATGATTCTTCCTTCCTTCGGTAGTGCCTTTGAGGAACTTTCGCGTGAAATTGCTGGTGCTCTTTCTGAGGATAACAAGCCTAAGATTGCTGACGACAGCTATCAGCCCAGTTTGTTCCGTTATGCGGATGCTGAAGGTGAGACCGTTCTAATTGACCTTCCGGGATGTCCTAAAGAATCTTTGGACGTCGAGCGCAAGGGAAAATATATCAAGGTCGAGGCTACTCGTAAGATTAACGGAAAGGAATATAAGTATGCAACTTACTTTGCTACAAAGCTTGACATCGATAAAGCCAAGTTTACGTATTCCGACGGTGTGCTTACCGTGAAGGTTCCGAAGGTCAAAAAGCCAGAAGACGAAGTGAAGAAGATTACAATCGAATAGGAGGTTCTGTATAATGCAGAAAGGCCGCCGTATGGCGGCCTTTTCTGTTTATCGGTACAAGAAGTTTCTGTATTCGTTTAGAGCTTTCCGGACTTGTCCGAAGTCTGCTGGCTTGGTTTTGGCTAAAACTGTTTCGGACACTGATTCGAGGAACGCCTTGGGATCGCTATCACCGCGCTGGGCTTCGAGAAAGTTGATAGCGTCGAACTTGATAACTTCTGCTTCCGTCAAGGTCGTATCGATGTTGTTGATAAGGCCGAACGCCTTGGTAACGCCTTCAATGACGGCGCGGTTTTCGTCGGTTGCTAGTTTTCCGAGACGGAAAATGAAAAGCTTCTGTTCGTCGGTTGCTGGTGTCATAATATAACCTCTCTTTACAGTCAGTTTATATGGTTCGTTTTGATAAACTGCGAATGAGGTGTATAGATGACTCCGGTATACTACGTTCGCGAAATTGAGAAAGTAATGATTGCCATTATGGACGTTTTCAACAATTTGAGAGTGAAACGCTATAATGACCAGAACCGCACTGTGGAGAACCGTACGGTAGCGGTTCCTCTGTATACTCACAATAGCGACGACTTCGCCAACTATGTTTCTTCTACGGCGACTGGCCAAGAGCCTCTGAAGGTGCCTTGTGCTGGTTTCCGATATATTTCGAACCGGCATGATGAGACTCACATGGTTCAGCCTACATACGCACGTGAGATATTGTCTGAAGACATCGAGAAGTTCGTTCGGGATATCCAGCCTACTCCGATGGTAATAAATTTTGAGCTTACGGTTCTTTCTGATAATATGGCAGACTTCTTTTTCTTGAAGGAACAGATCGAACCGTATTTCAATACTTACCGTACGGTGCGAATCAAGGAATGGGATTTCGCTCCTAAAATTGAAAGACCTATACCGTTCAAGATTTCATGGACTGACAATATTGACGACGAAAAAGGTGATACGAGCAATGAGTATCAATTATACAAGACAACATACAATGTCGAAGCTTATGCTGTATATCATCGTCCGTATGAACTACCGGCTATTATCAAGTATGCCCAGATGAATTTCATTGTTAACAACGAGTATCAAGATTCGTTGCAAGTCTTTGTATATCCGGACGAAATTGCGCAGCAAAAGAAGCACTTGTGGGAAACGGTTGAACCGTCTATCCGTGATGGTTGGTCTCTATTGAAGACGTTCACTCGTACATTGGTTCGTCGAGTAGACGAACATGGTGAAGAATATTGGAAAGACATGACCATGAAGGAACTAGACTTGACGATGTATAACGCGAATGATTCCAGCTGGGAAGATGTTATCGTTGGGGATGTAGCTCGTCCAGTGGAAGTGCCAGAGTTCGATCTGCTTCATTTCAAATTTGACGAAGATACGGGACATGAGGTCGACTATAGTGGTATGGGTCGTGACTTTGTAGCGGTGAATGACGCTAATCGTGAATTTGTTCCTGATATGCCACCGGGAAATGGCAGCTATGCTCCTGGTGGGTATGATTCCGCAACTGACTGGTCGAATATTCTCAACTGGTTTGGTGATAATAAGGATGGAAAAATAGAAGAATCATACACTTTCAAGGCTACATTGCAGTTTAAGCAACAGTGCGACACTGTTTTCCAGTATCTTTATAATCCAACCGACGTGGAGCTTTCTGACGGTACTGTGATTCCGAAAGGGTCGGTCTGGTTCGACTGGGGAATGAGCGATGGTAAGCTCTACTTTACCTACCATACGACATCAATGTATAAGCGTTTCGAGAGCGAGTATATAAATTGTGATAACACGTCGATATACTCATTTTATTTTGTTCTATATAACAATGGAACGAATGGTGCGTTTGGTGTAAAGACTAACTTTTCCGAGACAATGATTGCATTACATACAAATGAGGTGTCATAATGCTTGATATCGATTTTTTACTTGAAAAGAAACGTCGCGAAACTATCGAAGCTGCCAAACAGCCTATGCCGACGCTTCCGGTGGGAGATAATCGAAATGTAAAGTACAAAAGTCGGCTCGAAGCCTATCTTGAGGATATCACATACGAGAAAGAATTGACCGGAGGTGCTGATACGCCGGTTCTTGTCAGTATAAAAATGGGGAAGCGAATATAAACTTGGTGTAACCGGGATAAAACCCATAACAACGGAAATAATAATGATTAACTTTAAAGTTACCAGCATCAAGACGATGCAAAGCTCGCCAGAGACGGACGCAATGGTCCGGCAACACATGGCAACTAAGATTGCCGAACAGAACCGTGCCGGTGACCTCAACGGCGTTAACGAAGAAATGATTGCAAAGTACCGCGCCGAGTATCAAGATTTCTTGAAGAATCTTGAAAATATTGATCTAGGTACAATGTTCTCGCAACCCTCCGTAGAAAAGACAGAGGAACCGCTTCCGGAAACGGTTCATGAAGAAGCTTACCAAGCTTTTGTGAAGAACGACACTGTGCCTGACATGGTCAATGGCATTTCTGTTGGAGAGGAAGCTGGCGATTCCTTCATGATTGCCAAGAAGGCGTATCGTAAGAAAAAGGCTGCAGAATCGGCTGAAAATGCCTAATTGCATTTAATTTGAGATATTATCGTCCGCCGAGTCATCGGTGGACGTTTTTTCTTCGATAAACTATATTTGGATGCAAGGGGGTTGAGTAATGGATATGAAGGCTATGATGGCGGAGCAAAAGGAAGAAATGCTTCGCGACAAGTATATCGAGTCTGAAAAAGCCGGACGAGACCTCGGTGAGCCGCGCATGTTGCAGTGGACAAAAGATCATGCCAAGGCATTCCGTCGAGAATATTACCGTACTCACTTGATGGACATAGGAAATGGCGAAATTCCGCAATATTTTGCGATTTTCTTGGACGACAAATCAAAAAAGTTGGTTATTGACATGCTACTTGATGGTGTCCCAAACGGGTGGACCGTATATTCAAGTATGGTTTTGATTTACCGTGGCGATGTATACAAGAATACGGAAATCGTTGATTACCTTGCAGAAAACTTGGGTACGACTGTCGAGCTTGAAGTAGTGTCGCTAGGCGTTGTTGATGACGCAATTGCGATTGGTGTATCAGGAATGTTCATGTCTGTGGATTCTCAACCTTACATACTGTTCGCAGTGGCACCGGGTGTAGACCCGTCGCGTGAGTTCAACTTCAAATCATGGAAACCGTACAGCATCAGCACACCGTTGCATGGAGTTGTCGACGCATTTCCGAGTCATTTCGGATGGAAGCACTAGAAAAAATCGATATGCCGAGGTTGGTTTCTGAGATTACTGGACACGAAGACCTCACTTTGCTTACCGCAATGATGAAAAAGAACGACTTTTTCGGGTTTCCGGCTTATGTGGCTAAAGAAAACGGCAAGGTCGTTGGTATTGCGGTTATTCAAGAAGGATATTATCCGGCATTCACCAAGGTCTGGTGCCTAGAAGTTGCCAAACATTACCAGAAAATGGGCATTGGACGCAAGATTATGAAGATGGTTATGTCGGAACACCGTGCTATCAAGCTTGTAGCAAAGCGTGATGCGTTCGGGTTCTATGAAAAAATGGGATTCGTCTTTGTAAACGAACCCCATCCTAAATCGAATGTCTGTTACATGGTCAAGGTAGCAACCGATTAGTCGAGTTTTTTGATGGCTTCAGCCGGTGCTTGACGGCGTTCCTCTTTGACACGGCGTTGCCAGTTGTACGGAGATTCCGGATACATATCGATTTCGCGGCGGATAAGCTGTACTTGAATGCCGAACATGATCTTGGAACGGTCTTCTTTCGGCATCTTCATAAATTCCTTGAACTCTTCTTTTGCTCGACGGAGATTTTCCATCAAATGACGGTATTCTGGGTCGTTTTCGTGCTTTTCGATTTCCTTGATAAAGGCTTGGACTTGGCTCTTCTTTGCCTTCTGTTCGGCGGACATTTCAGCATTGCTTTCTACATGTTCCATAATTACCTCGTATGGTAGTTTTTCGGAAATATAGCATATCGATTCTGTTCTTGCAACGTATAAACTGCATATAAACCAATCTGGTGCTTAAAAATGGCGTATTACAAGATTTTTGTGGAAGCCGTACAGCGTATCTGCCCTAATAACAGTGGTGCCGTATTGGCAGTCTATGCTCCTCGACTCGAAGCCGATGACGGTATAGGTAACAATTACGAAACTTTGAAGGAAATGGCCGTTTGGCTCCTTGTGGAAGGTAACGCATTGAACCAGATTCACTGGAACGTGGACAAGATGGTTAAGCATACCTTATTAAACGAGGCTTATGACCTTTGTCGCGATGCTGGCGATAAGCTCGCAGAGACCTATATGGCACTGACCAACAAGCCGTGCGACAAGGAATTTCCGGCTGCCTCCAAGTCGACCGATCTGGACGACAAGGCCGTCCTTGAACTCCTCAAGTACATCGACAAGCATATGAACGACGCCGTGAAGAAGAACGACAAGTTCCCCGAAGGTGTCAAGAATATCTTCGCCGATTTCGACGAGGCTATGACCACCATCATTTACAAGTACCAGCAGTTTACTGCTTAATGAGGTAGCCGATGCAGATTATCACGACCGATGATATGGTTGAAAAAATCAAGGCGATGCTTGGTTATCCTTGCACCGAAATCGAAATGGTGGTTGAGGAACGCAATGGCCTCGGTCACCTCCATATGGCCGTGAACGATACCTTGAACTGGTTCTACCGTATCAACCAAGACGAAGCTTCCTATATGGACGCTATGGTGCTCAGATTGAAGGCTGGGGTTATCCAGTACCGAGTACCGGACGAGATTATGGAAGTGGTCGACGTATCGCCGTCCTATGGTAACACTTTTTCGCCGATGATGGCTTGGGACGTGGGTCCGGGCGAATCCCTAATGGGTGTCGGCGGTGCCGGTTTGGGCGGACTTGGACAGTTCGACTTGATTACTTATTCCGGTGCCTTGCGCTACTTGCAAGACGTGAAGAAGCTGGTGGGTACTCAGTACAACATCAAGCTCCATCCGCAACAGCACATCCTTCGTGTCTACCCGACGCCGAAGTCTGACCGTGTGGCAATCGCTACGGTCTATGTCAAGGCGAAGAAGTACGAAGTGTTTGCCAACCCGCTGTTCCAAGATATGGCTCTCGCCCGTGCGGAAATCCAGCTTGGACGTATCTTGAAGAAGGACGATATGCCTCTTCCGGGTGGCGGCAAGGTGAACGGACAACAGATTTACACTGACGGTTTGGAAGAGTGGAAACGCCTTATGGAAGAACTGAAGGCTCAGTCCGCACAACCGTTTATGATGACCGACCTTAGCTAAAAGAGGAACCTCTTATGGACAAAAAACAAGAAATGTATGCGGCCTTTATGGAAGGCGTGTGCGACAAGCTCGAATGCAAGGATGCTCTTCCGTTTCTCCAGAAGGGGTTCGAGGCGTTTTGCGAATCTACTGGTGTAGACCACAAGTACATTAACCTTTCCGATAGGCCGAACTTCGACGTGACCTTGAGCCACGGCGGTATCGACCCCCATCCGCTTGAAATTACCGTCCAAGCTTATGACGCATCCGATGCCATTGACACGGTGATCACCAAGCTGGCCGAACACGGTATCGAAGGTTATGCGGAGACGGAAACTCCTGAACATCCTGAAGACTATATCGAAGTGTCCAATGGTTACGTGCCGGTTCAGAACGTGGCAATCAAGAAGACCGATACTTCTCGCGGCGAAATTCGCTGTGCCTATGTTCCGGAACACTTGCTTTCGGCTTTGGTTAACGGCGATACCAGCGGCCTTGACGAAAGTGGCTTGAAAGAACTCAAGGACTTCGAGGAAGAAATGGCCGCCGACGGTATCAACGCTCACGGCTTGAACCCCGAATACGGACCGGATGGCGAGTTCTGGGATGTCGACGAAAATCCCCGCACCGGAAACTCTGTCTGGTGTTCCGAATTTGTCGAACGTAAGTAAATATCTTTTTACATAACTCAAGCCAAATCGGCTTGAGTTTCAAATTTATCACAGCTATTATTTTCTCCGTCTAACTCAGGCGGAGATTTTTATGTTGAAATTCTTAATTAAAATTGTAGAAGAGCAGAAGCCGACGAAGTATGATTGGCTTTTCAAGGTACTTGACAAGGCTCAGTACATCATGTATGCTGGAATTATTGTCCACATGCTAGTTAAACTCGTAAATACGATGAAGAAGACTTTCGGCACGGCCAAGACCAATAATGACAAGTACCAAGAAGACGGGTCAATCGGTCGTCTGACCTCAAGGTCTCGTTAGTAGGAAACTTGTGAAGTCTGTTTTGTACATCGCTTGCTGCGCCCACGTTATTTGGCGAATAGTGCATTGGATCCCAAAAACGTTGGTTCGCGGAATGCGCTTTCACTTCGTGAGGAAGGATGCGGAGTTCGCGGTTTCTAAACGGATGGACCGGTATTGGAAATCAGCCCGTTTCAAGAATCAGGTGGCAGCGGCGAATGACATCAAGATTTCGCACCCTTAGTGGAGCGTTTATTGAAAGAAAGAAAGGAAACAAGTCAAATGTTAAACCCCGTAGAAAAATTCGTTAATAACTTCGGTATCAGTGCTCCTGACTGGATTAACAATATGATTGGCGGTAAATCCGACGACCGCGATTCAATTGATACGTTCAAGGAGTTGACAAAAACCATTGAGCAGATGATTGATGCTTTGCCGCAGATTGATATTCCGAGCAGTGTCATTGGCAAGAACAAGTTAGATGCGTTGAAGGAAGTCTTTAAGGCATACAAGAATACTAACATTACAAAAGTTGCTCTTCTTACATGCTCGATGACGAATCTTATCGCAAAGCACAGTGGTGCAAAGTCGGTGTCCAAGTTAGCTGGGTTCATGCAGAACTGCATGGCACTTTATGCTATAGGTGACACGGTTTGCAATCGAATCAACTTTAAGTGGAACGTTGTCGACCAGCTCTATGTGATGGTTTCTACGGCGGAGCCGTCTTACGTCGACGTGACGCTAGAAGAGTTCCGCGAAATCAGCAAGAAGCACGATAACGACCTTAACACCACCATCACGATCACGCCGTCCTCTAACCTCGCGTTCGTGAAGATTATGAACAGCAAGGAACCGATGAAGTGGTTCTCCGCGCTCGACCAGATTGAACACACAATCACACCGTTGAGCACGAATATCATTGAGTGCAAGCGCGTTATGCCGCATTGCTCGAAGGATTCCGATGATGACGAGCGCGACGTTCAGCTGCAGTACGTGTTCGACGAAAATTGCGAACAGTACAAGCATATCGACGGCGAAGGCGAAAAGGTCAAGAGCAGCGTATTTAACGCGGTGTTCAAGTTCCAGTTCGATGACAACATCTTCTACGCTATCCAGATTGTCCGTTCTACAGAAAGCGAAGACGGCACTGGTCTTGTCTATGTTCCGTCTAACCAGCTCAAGATGTTCTGGATTCCGAAGAACCGCAACAAGGTTTCTACGAAGGCCGACACCAATATGCTCAAGCGCAACGTCGAACTCTATGTCGAGATGATGTTTGCAATGAGTATCGATCCGACGACGTATCTCTATTCGTTCGACGAAGACGGTGACCTCAAGGAAATGCTTCGCCCGGTGGCCATTCCGCCCGAATCAGTGAGCGATACCATTCCGAAGATTATTAAGGCTATTAAGATTGCCTTCGACAGGGGTCTGTCTCGAAGCTACGCTCTTGTCGGCCAGCCGGGTACTGGTAAGACTATTGGCGCACAGCAGATTTCCAACGCTTATCCGGAAGTTTGCACATTCAAGATTACCGCCGATGTTATCGTTGACAGCGACCAGACTGATGCGATGCTCCGTTATGTCAAGGCCATCAAGAAGTGCATCATCATTCTAGATGATATGGACTCCTACCAGCTCACTGACAAGAACGACAACGTGATTGCATACTTGAGCTTCTTCGACAAGCTTAACCAAGCTGCCAAGAACGACCAAGTATCCTACATCTTCTTCGCGACGATTAACGACCCGAAGAAGGTGAACCAGAGAATTATGCGCCGCAGTGGCCGTATCGACGAAATGTTCGAGATTGGCTTGCCGAGCATCAACACGATGCGTTACCTCTTCAAGTACAACGATGAGCGCGTAAACAAGGAACATCCGACCGACTTTACCGACCCGAAGTATGACGAAGTTATCAAGTACGCTATCGAGTCTGGTATCACCGCCGCCGACATTACGAACATCTTTACCGATATCGTGATTTACAGCGGTACGGAAGAACCGGAAGATGCTCCGGTGGAACTTGCCGACGTTGAAGCCGAGGTAGAGGCAGAGTCCAAAAAGGCCGAGGCCGAAGACGCGCCGGTATGCACGCCTGAAAAGCTCCGTGCAGCTATCGACCGCGTGAACAAGCGTAACAAGATGTCCGGCAACAGCTACATTGACCGTGACGAAGACTAGTTTCTTTTCCTGAGATAGCTATGGGAGTGGTTTGCCGCTCCCCTTTTTGCTATAATTCAAGTATGATTTCTGAATATTTTTATATGCCGCGCACCAATAAGAAGGTGACCGAGGAAGATCGCATCAAGTTTACCACTGCCCAAGCAACGATCCGCAAGCGTAGTAAGCCGGGTCGTTCGTGATGTCTTGTACGCACTTGTCGACTTCCGGAGGACGGAATAGAACGTCCTTCTTGAGTTCGTCGATTGTGTGGTTGACAGCAAGCATGTTGTCTGTTTGGTTTGTACCGTTTGAATCGGCACTCATTATATTTTTTCCGAACAGTTTGTTGATAAAGTTCTCTTGGTCCGGCGCGTTGAGAACTTCCTCGCTGACTTTCTTTCCGTTGTCCATTGCGGTATCCAGATAGAGTTTCCACCAGTATTTACGCCATTTGTACTCGAATTCGGGGATTTCGTCTACAACGCTGTCGACTTGGTAGAGGATGTTGTTGAATTCGAGCTTTAGCAAGTCGCCGGCCTTTGGGAAGATTTGTGCTGCGGTATAGCCGTAGTAGCGGAAGTCTTCGTAACCGCGCTGGTACCAGATTGGGTTGTGCTCGTTCGGGTCACACGTTGGTTTAATGCCCAGTTCGCGTAGGCTTCGGTAGTTAAGCTCTAGAAACAGTCCCATATGGACGTAAATTTCTTGCTTTGTGGTGTACTGGATGCCGAAACGAGAATAAAGTTCGTTCTGGGGATTGAACCCCATAAGTACCGGTAGGTCGAAGACGCGCTCCACCTCGCGGTTAGAGTCCTCGTGGAACAGTGGGGTATTGTTCACGTTCAGTGAGGTCGTGTAATACTTGTAAAGGGTTCCTTGACGGTTGACGAACGCACGGCTCATTACATTGTAACGCTCTTGGTCACGAAACGCATTGTGTCTACGGTTGTAGAAAACCAGTCCGAGACGGGTGTCGTGTTGGAAGTCCGGGTTGTTGATTTGCATCTTTTCGGAGCGTTCGACATAACCTCCAGTCCGGTCGTTCCACATATGCGGAGAGACCGATGCCAGAACACTGAAATTCGGCACGATAACCGTAGTCGCACGGCAGTTTCCTGAAAGATGTAATACGAATTCTGGCATTTTGTCAACCTCTAACCTAGTTTATACGGTCGGGCGACCCCCAAAAAGTATATAAACTGCGATATGACTAACAGAAGGTTGAAAAATGGCGAGCACATCGATTTCACGTAAGTATACGAATATCTCGTTCGAGTCCGTCCGCGAGCACTTGCTTACGATTATGAAGGCCAAGGGTGGAAACTTGGCAGACTACTCGGAGAGTTCATATGGTCGCTTGATGACCGACTTGTTCGCCGGTACGTCTGACTTGATGGCGTATTATGCTGAATCTTCGTTCAAGAACGGGTTTCTTGAATCCGCAAACTATCGACCGTCGATTTATGCCAACGCCCGTATGCTTGGTTATAGCATCCGTCGTCCGGTTCCGGCCAAGGCCGGTATCGGAATTCAGACTACGAAGACCGGAAAGTTCAATACAATTCGTGTCCGCATCCCTCTTGGAACCGAGTTTACTATGGGTAGTACCACGCTGACCGCTATGGACAATATGGAGTTCCGCTATGACCGAAATGCAGACACGGAACAGACTGGCTTGATGACTCTCGTTTATGGAAAGGCCGTGCTCGCGGAAGGCCGTTTCAAGACCGAGTCTCTTATTTCCACCGGTAACCAGAACCAGACCTTCATTATTCACGACCTTACCTTCAGTGACTATTTTGGCGACAATGACCCAAATTTTGATGATGATGGCAACGTAGCACATCGTTCGTCCGCTTTTACTAGGGTTATGTCTGACGCTACATTGATGGACAATATTGACCCAAGCGTTGTGGTGGACGATAAGCTGTACTGGCGTATTTCTCGCCGAGGACTGATTGACCCGGCGAAGGAATCTGTTCTGAACGATATTGAACAGTTCGCGTCTGGTCAAGACAACTACACCGATAACTATACGGTCGAGTTGTCTACGGCAAATGACGGCAACGTGCAGCTACGTTTCGGTGACGGATTGAAGTCCGCTATTCCTTACGGCGTTATCAACGTGACTTACTTCTCCACGACTGGCGAAGAGGGTAACTTGCTCAACGTGGCCGGTACCACCCTTTCGACAAATAGCAGCCGAATCGTAATCTGTCAGGACGACGGTACTGAAAGCGATATTACGGTTAACGACCTAAACATTGCTATCACGACTGATATACGTAACGGACTCGACATTGAAAGTATCGAGTCCATCAAGGCCAACGCTCCGTACTTGTTCAACACGCTAGACCGTCTTGTGAACCGTACGAGTTACAAGATTTTCCTTCGTCGATATTCTGACGTCAAGTACGCTACAGCGTATGGTGAAGATATCCTTAACACAAAAATGTTAAACGGCGGTATCGACGTTAAGTACATGAACCAAGTGCGTTTCAGCGCGTTGAAGAGTTTGTATCGTCAAAAGGACAATACGTTCTACCCAACGACCGCCGACGAGTATTTCCTCGACGGATACAAAGTAAACGGACTCATGTACACGTGGCAGTATGATTATAGGGAATTGGAGCGTAACGGTCTCGACGAAGGCCATCTAGCAATTTACAAGCGTCTAGGCGATGCATTGCAGAACGTCCGTTTGGAAACCGGAGAGAAACTGTCGAGCGAAGTACAAAAGCAGATAATGCAGAGCATCCAACCGACATATCCATTGGACTATCAAGTATATTCCGCCTTACTTTCGCCGCTTGATTTTGTTGAGGTGGGTTCCGAACTTTATAACTGTATGACGGCGCTTAATCAACGCGGTATGATAACGGTCGGTGGCGGTTATCATAATTACGTTTATCCATCTGTACATGAGATGGAAGCACACCTGAAGGTTACGCTTTTCCGTGGCAATAACTTTACCGATGTGAAGGAACGTATCAAGAATGCTGTTTACAAGTATCTGTTAGAAAATACTGATTTCGCTACCCCTATTTACCGTTCCCGCATTGAGTCTATCGTTCATACGCTTACTGAAGTTGCTGGCGTAGACGTTACGTTCTCTCCGGTAAACGACCGGTATTCCGATTTGGATATAGATGATTTGAGACTTCTTGGCCAGATGACATATGAGTATATCGTTCCCGGAAACATCGCTGTGGATGGTTTCGAATTTTCGCTCGGTTATACATATGTCGGCGACAAATCTAAGAATACGTATCAGAGGACGTTTACCGTTCAGTCACTAGCTGCCTTGCAGACCCGTATTGCCGATTATTACAAGTATACGGTTAAACCTAAATTATCCGAAACATCGAATAAACGGATATCCGACCTTGATATAGACAAGTTTGTCGCGTATATTTGGGAACAGTCGATGATGATGGTGTATGAGTCGGTGTACCAAGAACTGCTTGCTGAGCAGTCTGCGGGACATGCTGACACAGCCGATGTTCTTTATAGCGTAATTCAAGCCATCAAGGGTTGGGATAAGGGTTACGACTCGCTTACATTCAAGAACACCGACAAGATTGTAGATATGACCGAAATAGAGGGAAACTCGTTGCATGACTATATTGAATATATTCTTGAATATATTAAACTTGTCCGTAACGTGTTAAAGTATTATGTAGCTAATAACCTTATTGACAACGCGGGTAATATCACAAATTATTCGAATGACAATGAAATAGTACAGATAACCATACCGACTGACCGGATTGATCTTGCCGTGTCAGTGGAAAGCGTTTTGGTGACGGAGTGATTAAAGAATGAATCCGATAGTCTATAATAAGAATGGCCAGTTTCGCTTCAACGATTTTGTTGGGTATTTACCGGAATTTCTGAAGACGGAGCCGGACGTGGTTACGTTGATGCAAGTGATGTCAGACTACATCAACAATGCCTACCGTAATATCGAGACGACCGAGGAATTCGAATTCGTCCGTGTTTGCAAATCAACTGACCAAAACGCTGTAAAGGCCCAGATGGAAAGATTGTGCTCTATGCTTAGGCTTGCGTCGGAACGAGGTGATTCTGTTAGGTATTGTTCTGTTCCTAGGAACAACGTTAAGTCGAACGTAATCGTCGGTAACGAATGCGCTGAATATCCAAAAGAGGCCGAAGTAGATTTTTCGAAAGTAGAAGATGTAATTACTTCGGCAAGCGCTAGGCATTTGGTTGACTCCAATACGAAGGACGGTGCCGTAGTTTACATTAAATATCGTAATGTGGAGCCAGTACGAACGGTTGCTTATTACTATTCATCCGTAGACGACACGATGGTCAAGGAACCGTTAGGTTCGTCCCAAGATCCGTTCACTGGTACGGACAATAATCCAAAGACTGCCATAGAGTTCAAGGTATCCGATGTTGGACATGTTCTTCGTCGCTATGGTGGTCAGTCTAGGGATAAGCGAGTCAATTACTATGAAATTTTCTTTACACTAAAGATTACGGATGTAAACCGGGTGTCCGCAATAGATTCTGTTCTGGTTGATGTCGATGGAGTCGATAACAAGTCGGATCAAGTTATTGTCGATTACTATAACCAGTCAGCTGTGGCTGATGGCAATTATAATACGTACATAAAGTTTGCTGAAGGTAATTCGTTCAATTGGGTCGGAAATTATCCATCTGGAATATTTTATTTACGTGAAACGAGCGGGTCTAAGCTTACTAATATTTCTTCTAGTAACATTGTAACTATGCCCGATACAGTGCTTAATCCGAGCGTAGATCGTTTTCGTGTAAACCGTATCGATGTTGGCTCGACTGGTATGCTGAAAATTTATACATCGTCTGGAATGCCTGGAATATACAGCGATGCTATATTATATCTTATGCATGGTGATGAACAAGTTGCCTTGCTAAAAATGAATGGCGATATAACCAGTAAGAGTCGCAAAGAAGATGGCGAATTGTATACATCGGTGTTCCCGCTGTCGTTAAAGTATGACATATACGATATTATAGCTATGATTTCGGATAGCAAGTCGCTTACTTTGGTGTCAGTTCCGTTGTCGGAAAGCTACTACGTAATTGATGGTAATAACCGTATGCCGATGCTTCGTTGGTCCGATGAGTACCGGTTCTGCGATGGGCCAGCCGCTTCTATGTCTGATAATTATACCATGTCGTCAGCAACAGTAACCGAGAATGAATCAGTTGCGACTATCAAGGGGAGTGAATGGACACCGTTTGGTTTGCGTGCGTTCTATTCGCCGGTGCAGATGTATGCTGGCGCATTTATTCTATGTCCCGGTGCATGGGACGGACTAGGTATAATTACCGAATGTAAGTACGAAAAGGCTACTGGACGGTATATAGTTGGTCTTGATCGTAAATTGAACCCATCATTTAATCCGAATGGTCACGATGTCGTTGTGACTATTCCTTCGGTTGGTGTTATTACACGTTTAGATGCATGTAATGACGAAACTGGTGAGCATGCTTATGCTGTGTATGGTGGGTGCATGTGGAAGCCCGGTGATGTAGTTTTGCTTGATTGCGTGGTAAACGGTGTTTATCAAACGCAATTGTTCACTATAACTAAATATGATGCTGGAACCATTCATATTGTTCATCCTACCAGTGTGCAGATTAATAATTATACAGCTATTAGAAAAGTCGATATAACCAAAGAATCTTATGTTTCTAAAGTCGACCATACACGTAGAATGGGTGATGATATGGTTGCCGTGATTCGTCGTTATAGCGGAATGATTTTTACAGACAAGTACATGGTAGCACGTTTTAACGATGGGGACGAAAAGTTTGTGCTACTTCGAATGAAAAACGATGTTATATTGTATGATTCAACCGCCGATTATGTTGACGGAACTTATGTGTATAATGCAGATGACGACAATATCTACATGGTAAAGAAGACATCGGGAATAAAAGGCGATAAGTATGAATTGGTTCTTGACACGTTAAAGCATTTCTCTGTTGGATATAAGAAGATGCGTAATGCGTTCATGCCGTATTCTGGTGCCGTTGCTACGCTTGATTTTGGCGAAAATGTCGACTACGGTGTCGATGATATGGATACGATACGTATTCCACTGTATATCAAGAAGATTAACGATACCCGATTGCGTTATGGATGGAAAGAGCGCGAATATGTATATTACGGTAATGATATTGGTGTCGACGATATGTCTCGTGCTGGCTTTGTCGAGTTTTATGGAGGAAATACATACAATGTAGTGGATGTGGACATGGCTGACCGAACGGTTACCGTCGTTAAAGAGTATGAAACCGGAAAGGTGATGAAGCGAGGTGTGGCTCCGTTGTACGTAATTGACATGGATAGTAACCTTATTGCAACTAAGGGCAATAATGGTAGGTGGCTAGTTACGATTACTTCAGCGGGTCACGGACTTTCTGATGGTATGCATATATCCGTAAGTGGAGTGACTGTAGAAAATCCGTCTAAAAGTGATATTTTCAATGTTACCGATGTTGAAATAAAGGTACTATCGCCAGATGTAATTCAGTATGAAAGTTTGTCGGTTGCTGCCGGTACATACTGTACTGGTGAAGTTGACCATGACGGTGTTAAGGCATCAGCCGTATATCACCGTATCATCAATGAGACTACCGGCCAGCCATTGTCTGATGGGGATATTGTTGAGATTGACCGCAAGGATGATGAAGATATTGTTCGCGAATTTTATATCGCAAGTTCTGGAAATTGGACGAAGATTGAACGTGATGCCGTTTTAACACCGTTTACGCTTTATGCGCAACAGAACTTGATAGACATATCTGATACGAATCCAGTATATGCGATGAGCGAAGGATACAAGGTTAAAGTTATACGGTTCATCGACAATGAGACTGCTCAAGTTAACTTGGTTGGCCGTGTTCCGGAAAGCGACTTGCATCAAGGTACTCGTGTATTTATTAGATATGCTGACCATAGCGCATATAATGGATGGCATACGGTGACAAGCAACGTGAATGGTGGGGGTGTATTTAATATCAAGATTGCTGGCGATACTGGCATGCCAGATGGGAAATCGCTAGTTGGACGAGATATGACGTTATATGTAGGTATGTGGTACAAGTATACCGTATATGCGTATGATTGGAGTAAGATAAGCAATCGAGCAACATTCGTAACTTCTAACCAGATTCTTGAGTCGAACCATAATGTAGTTCGGACTCAGTACAAGCATGGTCTGCATGTAGGCGACTTAGTTATCGTAGATACTGAAACTAATGGTGCATATACTTATAACGGTGGCTCAATTAACAAGTTTACCGAGGCGAAGGTATTGACGGTACCTAGTGATGAAACTGTAACGCTAGGTCCGATAGACGGTGTTTCTACACTAGGGAATGTCTCTAAAGGCAGCACTATATATCGTGGTATAATCGCTAGAAGAAATGTCGGAAAACTGAGTGGTGAGTACAACTGGAACGGTCATCGGTTTACTGATGGTGAAATAGTTATTGCGACTAATCAGTTGTGTGAGGACGAGTCAATTGCGTGGAGAGTTTCCAAGACTGGTGCTTGGGTTCCGATGCGTCGTAAGCGCACGTTCAAGATTGACAACATCAAGGTTGATATGTGCAGTAATCCGAAGTTCGATGAAACCGACCCGGTAGAGACCGACAGTGAGTATAAGTATGTTGTGTATGGCGATACCTTTGTGACATCTGAGGCATCGTCTGGCCGTGCATATTTGCAAGCTGCTGGAATGTCCAGAAACTACCATTTTGAGAACCCGCATATCGATAACTTGGATACGACACAAGATGTGAATCTTCAGTATTCTTCGAAGTATGATTACGGTACGGTAGCTCCGCGTGATGACATGGACCCATCATTCAAGGGTGTTCCGGATATGGGTTATCCATTGGCTGAACGGATAGAGCGTCTGGCTTATTTGAAGGATGCTAGCGTAATAGACTATGATTTGATAGGATATTTGGCTAGGTTTATGGGTTATGATATAACTGCGGTTTCTGATGATGTGAACGAGAGTGGCGTATATCGGACTAATGAGCAACGGGATGCTGCTTTGCGAGAAACAATTGCTCATTTGCCGCAATATTATGCTCTGAACGGTACGAATGCTGGTATCAACATGTTAATGGCGACGTTCGGTCTTGTTGGCGAGTTGATTACGCTGTGGACTAATACTGCCGACCCATACGGTGAACTTGTGCGACAAACCGAAGTCGACGAAATGATTCAACGGAAATCTGGACTAGGCGAGAAGGTCGGCCAGTGGGTGCCTACCCCACACGTAGTATTGGATGTGCTGGATGATTCTAATTCTCCGAGCGTTTCCGTGACAACCGAAGACATCGAGCGGATGCATGAGCAAATTAGATGCTGTAAGCCGATCAACGTAGTGTTTGACGGTATTCGCGTAGTAATGAATTCTGAGGCTACGGCCAACGCAATCATCGTCGCCCACAATATGGAAGGTTATTCTGGTTTATCCCCGGTGTTCGATGGCGGAAAATCCGATGGTACTGGTCTGGACTTCTACGAAGATGATGCGTGTATGGATGAAGATTGTAGCTTTTAGTATATCAGTTCCGATGACGAAATATATAAACTAGTTTCTTGAAAGAAATTAGGTATTCGGCATGAACAGAAGCGTAATTACCAGTCAAGGACTAGAAATTTTAAATACTTTGCCGTCCAGCCAAAAGCAGTATTGGATTGGATATTACGGTCTTGCGTACATTCCTGAAGAGAACCGCGAACTGTCTAAGGACATCCAGATGCTTGTGCCAAAGGAGAACGGTAAGCCGATAGGCGACGAGCTGTTTAATATATTTCAAGGTTCGATGGCTGACACGGTAGCCGGTTTCGATGAAGGCGATGTAGATTCAGCCGCTGGTAAGCTGTATAGGCAATGCTTGTATGCGGAAAATATCGAATCGACCTTTAGATATTCGCTCGCTACTGATGCCGAAGGAAACAAGTTTAATACACTGGTGACTTATAGCCAGGATTCGTCGGCTCCGGCAAAGTATAATTTTTACAAGACATATATAGGTGTCGGAGGCACAGTTACTCAATTAAACGATGAAATTGATGACTATGGTCTACCTATTCCAGCGCCTCTTTATTACCACACTGACAATGATGACTTAGCGGCACATACGGTTTCGCCGGATATGCGTAATTACGCAGAGCGTACTAATGAGCCAGCTTGGTTGATTTCAAATGACAGTAACCGTACGACTAGTGATGGATACGCTTCTAATGTGGTTCCTCAAGATAAGACGGTGTCCGCGATGGAGTCTATTTCAAATTTCAACCGGTACCACGCACCGTCGTCTAGTGAAGGATATCCAGTCGCTCATGATCCGGCTTGCCGTAACATGTCTAAAGTGACTAAGTATTTTCCGATTGACCACTATGACTTGTCAACTATTATACGTAATGGCGGACATATACAGAATCTTGAGGCCGGTAAGAGTAGTACGAACCTTGACAATTCTAAGGTAGGAAGCGTAAAATACAAAATTGCTATTAACATCGCCGATTACATGAAAAAGGCCGCTGACCGTATTGTTGACAGTGCGTATGAACTGGAAACGAGTAACCATCTTCCCGAAATTGGTTTTAAGTTTAATCGTATTGGTTTGTATGCGGTTCCGGTCACTTTGCATGCGTTCAACGTGATAGATAGCACTAACGAGAAATGTGGCGGGAATAAGGTACAACTTTCAGTTGATGGAGATGCCGAACCAGTTTTGTTTGCGGTTATCGATACCGACACTATTGAAATGAGTGAAACTGGTCTTAGCAAGTATAGTATTGATTTTAGTGTAGTATTTCAAGAAAATACTTCATTGGTTAACAATCCAGTTATATATTACAATCTATATGAAAATGATTCAATTACTTGGTACAAGAACCAGTTGATTGCAAATGCCAGTATTTCGGAAGCTGTTACTATGCTTGGCGTGGAAATGAATTATATACGGAATATGGTTGAGTCAATCAAGTATGGCGGAAACGGTAGCCAGTGCGGAATCGTGGAAAGTGGAAATGACAGTTATATGTGGGCGTTTCGTAATCATACTCATCCGTATGTTCCGGATAGTTCGGCAAGCCCGATTATTATTAATGACTGTGACATTCCGTATATACCGAATGCTACACCAGAAACATGTGCGTCGAATAGTGTTTTGAATTTTCAAGTAGTTTCTACATATCTCAATAATGATATGTTGCTTACAATATTTAAGGACGGTAAGTTCCATAAAATTCCGTCACGTTCTTGGAACGAGACAAATGCTTTCGAATGGGATTATGGGCTGAGTCTTGCTGACGCTGAACATTTTTCGTTCGGTACAAGTAATAGGCTTATATGGAATACTTGGTTATATTATGTGAAGTCATATAACGAGATTAATGTCGCACGGGTTTATAATCGTCATAATGTATTGTATGTGAATACAAGCGAGTTGTATGACGGAGTGGTTTATGAAATTGTTATAAATCTAAACGCTATAGGTCGTGATTCTAACGTAAATAACAAGCACAGTGTCGCGTTGGAAGGAATTTTAAATGATAATAAGGATTTTGTTATTCGGTTCTCTAAGGATATCGACCACGGTGTTGTCGAAAATGTATATAAGTGGGCTGATGCTAACGGGTCAACCTTGAGCAGCGTGAAGCCTAATTTCCACGTGTACGTACCACCGACTAGTTTCGATACTGACCCGTTTGCCCCGTTATACAACAGTAATGCGAGTGCGGGTCGCAATATAAATAATAACACTCTTAGTTCAGCCGTTGTACATTTTACCAAGGTTGACGGCAAAATCTATGTGATGGCGTATTAATGCGTTATAGCGTAGTCATATCACATCACCAGTCCGAATATATACCACGTTTTGTTCGCGTATTGAACGATAACGTGGTTTTCGTGTTCGATGACATGCAACAAGAAGACGTAGAGCAAGTTTGTTTGGCTGGCGCTCGATATGTATGTAATCCAGTAATTGGAAACCGTACAATGAACCGTAATTTGGGGCTGTCAGAGTTGGAACGTATTGCCACGCTGTCAGATGACGACTGGATTGAGTTCTTCGATGGTGACCGAGTTCCTATTGTATACAATATTGGTGAAAATCTATCTGATTTCGATGTATTCCTATATATTTGTGAAAGTGACAAGCGGTTGGAAAAGTTGAAACCCGGTCTGGTCAATGTAAATATTTTGTGCAACCCATTTTATTCATGCGGATTTCGCATTAAGTATGGGTTGATTAAAGAAATATATCGAGTGAACCGGGGGAAACTGTTCGACGAGTCGTTTACCGGCTGGGGATGTGAAGACCAGTTTTTAGGTGTAATGTGTGGGTCATTGGGAGCAAAGGTATGTCTTTGTGACACGGTTGTGTTGTCTGGCAAAGTAGGTGGAGACGAGATATCCCATCCAGATTATCTTGGGTCGCTTCAACACTATATCGACCGTCTGAGAGAATGCAATATATTCCCTCACGCCAAATGAACTAATTTAGCATGAGGAACAACAGAGGCGCGATATGCCAGTTAAATGGCAACACGAAACACATGATTATAAAGCGTAAGACACTTCTTGAACTTAATGATGTTTTGCAACAAGCCGAACAGCTTTTCGCTGGTCGTATAACCGGAAAATTCTATTATGCGGTGTCTAGAAACCGAATAAAGACTGACGAAGAGCGGAAGCTTTGTTTCGAGGCTTATCCGGTCGATCCTAAGTATTTTGAGTACGAGAAAAAACGAGCTGAAGTTTTCTTTAATGAGAATATAATAAATGACCGCATGTACCAGACTCTTATGGAATCTGATCCGGAAAAAGTCGCTGCTATACAAGAGCGGTTGCGTAAACTTCATGAGGAATACAAGGAAACCATTGAAAAGGAAGCCCCGGTTAACGAGCAACGTAAGGAATTCTTCAACGAGGACGTTGATATCGACTTGTTAACTATATCCAGCGAATTAGTGCCAAATGTGAATGCCGGCGTAAATTCGTGGGTCGTGTATAAGGCATTGGAACCTATGGTTGTGTTTTCAAATGATGCACCTTTAATATCGGTCGAACGCGGTAGGATTATGCAACTCGATGGCATCTTGCAGCAAGCCGAAATGCTATTCGATGATACTGTAACGTTCAAGTTTTACGAGGCGGTGCGTTTAAACATTCTGAAGACTGTTCCTGAATGGCAAGCGACTGTGGAGGCTTACCCGGTAGATTCTAAATATCTCGAATATGATTACCGTAAGAATGATGTATTGCGGAAACATGACATTCAAGATGAAATCCAGCTTAACGATTTGTGCAAGAATAATCCTGAAAAGTATAATCCAGTAAGGGACGAGTTGCAGCAATTGGCCGAAGAATACAAGGATGCAATAGAAGCCGAGTCCGCTATGAGGAAAGAACGCGCCGAGTATTTCAAGGAAAACGTATCTATCGAGCTGCGAAAGGTGACGATAGACGATGTTCCAGGAATCAAGCCAGAGGTCAACAAAAACATGTGGAATATTTATAACGCGCTTGAACCGATGGTTGGAAGTGGCGAGGTGTAGATATGGCCAGTGGATTAAGTGGATGCCTAGTAGTACGTAATGGAAAGGCCAGCGTTGTTCGTTGCTTGGACGCGCTACTCCCGCTGGTAAATGAATATGTTATTGTGGATACTGGTTCTACTGACGGTACTTTAGAATTGGTTAACGATTGGAAGAATCGCCATAAATCGTCAAAGGTGATAATCGAATCTGTTGGAAATTTATTTCATGACGACGACGGTATATTCGACTTTGGTGGAGCCAAGAACTATGCTATCAAGATTGCAACTTGTCCATACGTGATGTGGGTTGATGTGAACGATATCGTCGTGAACGCGGCCAAGGTACGTGAAGCGTTTGATAAGATTGTCAATCGAATTCCTCATGCCAGTATTACCTTATTGACTCGTGTGGACAAGTCGTTCGCTTTTCCACGTGTACGAATCGCTCCAAAGGAGTTTGCACATTTTGAGGGTAGGATTCACGAGTACATGATAAATACTTCGAAGGATGGTCAAGTCGTAACTACCAGATTTATGATTGACAACTTCAAGAAATATCGAGACGTTTCTAGAAACGTGAAGACCTTGCTAAAGGATTGGAAGTTGCAACACACCCAGCGTTCCGCCTTCTATCTGGGAAACTCAGCTAGGGATATTAACGATTTCGAGACTGCTAAGGCTTGGTACGAGGTAACCGTCGACGAGTTTCCGTCTATGCTGAATGAGGAACGTGCCAAGTCGATGGAAGCATTGTGCGACATCTCTCTGAAGCAGAATGACTTGGTTACGATGGGAAATCGCTCTATGCAGATGATCGAGGAGCTTCCTACGCGTCCGGAGGGGTTCTACTACCGTGCGAAGTACCAGTACGCCGTCGGGAACTTCAAGATGGCCGCGAAGTGCCTAGACCAGCTGCTCAAAATTAACAAGGTCATCAGACCGTCCCATATGTGGATTAACCCGGAAATCTATGACCGGCACCGACATATTGAGATGTACAACGACGCTATGAAGAAGGCCGAGTTCTCGAATATGCAGCCGATGATGCCGGAAAGGGTCGAGATGTACCAGAAAGGCCGAGATTACTCGGCGGCGGGTATAGGATCGCAGATGATGGGCGGTTTTGGCTCACCAATGTACGAATATTCCAACTAAATACCCAGCCAGTCCGAAAGACTGGCTTTTCTAGCACTTAGAAACATATAAACTACGAGCAAATGTATTGGAACAACGAATATGTCTACGAATCTACACGAGCTTACTAAGCAGCTGGATGCGCTGACCTATAACTCTCGAAGTGTCCTCAACGCACTGATCCGTTCTGTAATGGCAGCCGGTTCCAGCACTGGCTGGACTGTGGAACGTGCTGGTGTGGAAGTAACGATGACGAGGACTGATATCTTCCTTTTGAGTTCTTTCTATACCGAGTGGGAGTACACCCGTTTCGACAAGGATCAGTTTGATACTATCCGCGAAAAGCTGGACGCGCAGTACGCCGACGGCCAAGGAATGGTCGACAATCCAGTTACTTACGCTATTGTTCAGCACGCAAAGATTATGACGATGACGACGGCAGATTCGAGCGTTACGGATAATACTTACTGGCTTGATAAGGTAAAGCAAAATGTAAATCCGAAACTGTTCACAAATACGGCCCCGATACCTATTAATATCCGTACGCCGATATATGACGAAAACCTTTCGACCAAACATTTCGACCAGTTTGAGACTTATTTATTCCCACGTTCTTACTATACAGTAGATACCTTGGGTTATAGTGGAGATAATGCATCGCATGTTGCTGGTGGCCGTGAATGGTTTTTTGACGTAGATGACAAGGCTACTGTGTGTGCGAACCGTACAGTGCTTGGTGTACAGAATACTGAAGTTGCCAATATACGTGAAGCAAATTATCAGTACATTGAGACACTTAGGTCACTTGCTGGTGGTACTGATTCCTATGCGTACGGACCGAATTCATTTAGTTATGGTCTGTATAACCAAGTGTATGGAAAGAATGCTGTAGCTCTTGGTGGTACAGAGAATTTTGCTTATACTACCAATGGTGGCATTCTTGGTGGCAAGAAGAATACGGTCGTAGCTGAACAAGGCGCCGTGGGTGGTGGAGAAAATAACACGGTTGCAGGGCAAGACGGTTTTGCCGCCAATGAAAGTAACCGTGTAGGTGGGTATTCTTTCTATTTCCAACGTTACGTAGATGCACCGAACACAAATGTCAATACTCAATGCGCTGATACATTGGAAACTGAGGACGGCTGTATTTACAATTTGCAACAAAGTGGCACTGGATCTGATGCTAGTGGTACGATTGGACCGAACCAGATTGTCATATCTAATGCTGAATTGGTTTATTCTGGTTTTGGTGTGTTGCCGACTAGGATTTCGTCTGGATATGAGGATGCACCAACTGGATATGCCGATTTTAAGGTAGGTGACACCTTAAGAATTTATCGACCAGTTGTATATCATTCTGACAATATTCCGGTTAACATGGGTATTTACATAGATAAGACCGTTACGGCACTTGAAATGCGGCCTTATGGTCTTGTAGTGTCGTTTAATGGCGGTGTAAATAAGTTCCCTGGTATTTCGGGTGAAGTTATAAATGGTTATGTATCTCGTGTTATATCGTACCATGTTCCAGTATGCGATGGAAATAATAGTTTGATGTACTATGATAACCGTGGCTCGTATGGTTCATCGGCCTTTGGTTTTAACAATATTGCTGGTGGATTGAATCAAACTGTAGTAGGACAGTCAAATAATGAACTGCTGAATCCGTTGTTTATTGTTGGAAACGGTAGCAGTCAGTATATTAGCAATTCAATCACTCGTCGCAACAATGCTATGGTCGTTGCTGAAAATTATACTTACATGCAAACGGGAAGCAAGTATATTACATTTGGCATATCCGACTATTCTACAGCCAGTTCGTATGTACATGGCGATGCAAGTTATCTTGCGAATCGTAAGTTTGACGAAGATTATCTTCGTGCTGGTATTGAAAAGTATGCTGGCGTCTATGCATACGACTTAGATAGCGAGAGCTTGGACGATACCAGAGCTGTGCTCCGTGTGTCTCATAAGCTTACTGTGCTGGGTATTGGAAACAGTTGTGTAGTTGCTCGACCGATGTCAACTACGGCTAATCCGAATAATAATAAGGTTTTACTTGAAGCAATGTCTAGTGAAGGTGCCGTTGGCATCCATACTGACGGGTTTGACGAAGACTCGCATGATGAGCATACGGTCGATAATGATTGGATGGTATATTACTCTAATCGCGTCCAGCGTGGAGGTAACGACAGGTCAATCACTTTATGGGCATGGGACAATGTCGGTATACATGGCACTAACGGTGTCGAACTTCATTCGTCAAGCTATATCAACTGCGAATATGGTGTATTAACACTTCATGGCGTGTCTTTGGGCGCATTGACGGCGGATACATCTGACCGTCGTGGATTGATGGACTTCCAGCTTGGTACGGTCTCAAACAAGCAAGATATTTCGTACATCAAGTATCCGGGTCATTATTTCTTGAATAAGGACAGTGCTATTAGTTCGTCTGTCGTTTCGGAAAGTTATCCAGAATATAGCAATGCATACCATGTTATTTCAAGCACGCATTACATTTCTAGAAATGCGTTGGCAAATGGTAACCTTTGGTCTACCGCACAGTTGATTCTACCTGGTGAAGTCAGTTGCGGAATTAACGAACATGTGAAGAATACGTTGCCGCATCCTAGACTGCAAGTACAGACGGTCAACTATTTGGATGATCCGAACATGTCTCCAGAAATTTCTAGTGGGTTCTTGGCTCAAGAACTTGCTTATCTGTCGGATGTCGATAACCAGTATAAGGGTGTTGTTAAGACGCTTCCGAGCACTGGTACGTATTACTTGCATATTGGCGATATCGTATTTGAATCAGATGTATATTCAACTGCTGGCGCGATGCTTGCGATGGCATGGGTTCAGAATGGCGGTTCGTGCGGCGAGGGTTTACTTACTGTCTTGGATAGCAATAGTGTGGTGAATGGCAAGTGTGTTATACTTAACGCAACTTCTACATCTTCGCAGGATTTGACTGATTTCACCATTAGGATATTGCGTAAATCCAGCACAGTGTTCGAGGTATGGAGTGTCACTGAAAATGGCGGTGCACATCATCCTGGTTATGTAACAAGTATGAAGCTCGTTGTCGGACATGCGAGCGTCAATTTTGATAATAACGCTGAGCACACTACGGTCGCTGTGGCTAATCTTGCTATACTTCCGTGGAAGGTGATTTCAATGACTTAAGTTTGAAGGTGATATATGGCTACGAATGTACTTGATATCAATCCGCTTGAACATTTGACTAGCGACATAGCTAAGTCTCAAATTAATTACGAGTCAATACTTAACGGACTAGTTGACTGGAACAACAGTAAGGACGATATCGTAACTATACGTCTGGCAACAACGTCGAAACCGTGGTTCCGTGATATCAACTTGCACACGAGATACTATTACCAAAAGAATTCCGGGGTGACCATTTCAGAGAAGGGTCTAAATCCGGACAAGTTTGCCTACAATAGCCGTGGTAAGATGGCCGCCGTAGTTGGCGATAGTGTAGTGCTTCGGATCAACGTAGTTGATAACGGTGGGGTAGGTTCGTGGCTTATGTACAAAGATGCAACTTTGTATGACGAAATCGCGAAGACCGACGAGCCTACATATTTTGGTTATTACCAAATAGGTGAACAAACTGTGTTTAGCAACAGTCTAGTGGAAGGAAATCTTATACGGTATTCTTATGAATCGTCTGGTAAAGGAAACATCAAGCTTTGTATAGTTAAAGAAAACGTAGCTGCAGGTGATTCGATTACCTCGTCAAAAATTAAGGACGTTGTGTATGTTTTGAATAACGCAAATGGTGTCGTTCCAAACGCCCACCAAGACGACATGCTCATTTTGTTTGAGAATACGGTTTACATTAAGTCAAATAGTGCTGGCGAAGTTGACCACTCGAAAAGCATCACCAAGCTAGTTAGCGGTTACGAGCCGTATTGTGGTGTATATCATTACGGTGATAAGAAATATTCCTATGGTGATTATGTGTATTATGGCGGTGAGTTCTTTGTATATGTGAATGATGTTTCGATTGACATCCGTCCATACGAGGAAGATACAGTCGAACGTTCGGGTAGTCAAGTTGTAATTCGTAAGTACAATACCAACTACTGGAAGTCGGTACTTTTGCTTCCTACAAAGTTTTCGATAGAAGGTAGTGGTTCTATTCGCCTTGTCTTGGAGACCGACGTGAACGGTTTCGTTCTGAAAAATAATTCAGACAGCGTGTCTGATGATAAGACGGAAATCAACATGATAGGCTCAATCAAGCTGGATGGTGGTGTTACGCCAGAACATTCAGGGCTTGACGTTTTCTGTACGTCTAATTATGCTGAGTGGCCTATGCCTACGTCTAAATGGGTTAAGGGTGCATCGTACAAGACCGAGGCTGAAAAGAACGCATACTCTTTGCAACAGTATTCAGCCGTGATGGTATTCAATCATGCCGACCCGAACGTGAAAAAACGCAATATCATTAATTATGACGGTCCGGACCTTGATCAAGGTCTATGCATAATGCTTCCTTGCGAAGTTGATGTTGATGAGAATGGTGCCACTGTGGTTAAGAAACCGTCTGATGGTATGATGTTTGAATTTGTGCTTAATATATGGCCTAACCATGATTATGACAGTCGCGAGTATAATGACTTAATTATTAATAAGTCGCAAGTTTATGTTTACAACGTAAAAAACTGGTCGGATTACAAGACTCAAGGTATTGGGATTTCAACCGTTACTCCCATAGCAAAGTTCAGTATGGCTCGTCTCACTAATTTTTATGTTCATGACGAGAATGTGGGTGTTCCAGACCGTCCGGTCGTTTACAAAGCATCATTCATCTATTCCGAGGCCGAGTCTCGTTGGAAAACATATGACTATTACCAATTCCCGGACCACATATTGCTATCTCCGTTTGGTTTTGTCGACCCAATGTCTAAGGAAGCTTACGAAGTGCAGTCGGCTGGATTCCCACTATTCCAGAATCCGTTCTCGGATTACAATTTGACTCCGATTCATGTATCTGACCGTTATCGGAACCAAATTCAAGAAGATCCCAGAAACCAATAATTTTGTTGTTCCTATGCCGGTCCGAGCAATCGGACCGGTTTTTTTATACCAGGAAAGTATATAAACTGCGAATAGCTACTGGAAGTAATAAATGTCCGAAATTTCAGAATTTGATAAGATACACAATTACGTGACTTGGCCTGACCGTGAGAGAGTATTCTTCCCAAATGGCGATGTTACGATAGGTGCATTGGGTTTCCCGGTGGCTAACGAGAGCGGTGTTGCTAATGACGGTTCATGCGGTTGTGCCGACGATTTCGAGGATTGCGAAATGCCTCCGAAAGTCAATGTTGAGTTCAATACTTTCCATTCGTCGTTGGGAACAATGACCGGTAGTAATTTAGTTATATTGACGACGCCAGTAGACTTGTATAATGACGGTAACAATGTTGTACTGTTTATGCCAGTCAAGAAACTTACCTATGTCAAGGATAGTAATCCAGATGTCCTTACCGTTGAACTATTTGATAATGTCTCCAGCGTATCAAATAAGATTTCTATGTGTCTGGTCAAAAGTGCTGTTTCATCCGACCCGTTGACTACTACGCAACTTATTACTAATAACGTGTTCCATCCGGGCGTCGGTAATAACGTGTGGGTCGCCAACAATATAGGCGCATCTAATGATTTCGACTTATCGAGTAGTATTGATAATGGCAAGTTTGCTGTAAAGATTGAAGTGAATCAGAACGCTGACAATTTATTTGTATGTCTCACTAACCAGCGTGATGATGCTATATATACGAACGGTGTTTATGAAATTGACCACGGTACGATATCTTATATATGTGCTTCCGTTAACGGAGAAGAAATCTCGGATACCGATAGAGAAATGCTTCTTGCCGACGGAAAGACGATGGACAATGTAGGCACGTGTTGTGGTCCCCATTTTCGTAAGACTTATTCGCACGATGAAATCCATAACTATGTGTATGAAAAGGTAGGAGCAACCGCGAGTTTCGGCCTTTGCTCTGATGTCGTTAGTTGCCAAGGAGCACTAGTGAACTGGCTGGTTTCTAGCGGACAAGTCGATATAGGAACTGGGAAAGAGTTTCCAGTGTACGTGAACGGTTTTGGATTAGGTTCTTTCTTTGTCGGACAATGCCCAACAAAATATGACGTAAAAACAGAGGATGCCCGTGATAATTTGCCTACATGGAATCCGTGGCTAACGTGGTCATACGGAACAACGAGGAACGAAAAGGCAACAAATAATGCTCCAGCGTTACCGCGTGACTGGCCGTTTACAAATGCTGATGGGTCGTTTAATTCGGTCGATGACGTCAGCGTAGTGACATTAGTAAAAAATGGTGTTTTCATAAATGGCCAGTCGGAACCTGTTGGCAATCTGTCTACGGATGTACTCAATGAGGAAGACCCATCACAGGTCGTGGCTCACCGTTTTTACAACAAGCACCATTTTGTTCTTAACCAGAAGTACGTTCGTGATCCAGATGGTGGCTACGAAGTTAAGCCGTTCTTTATCAATCTCCCTGCGTCACTTGATACAGAGGATGGCGAGACATATGAAATAACAGTTTCTATACAGAACCAACCAGAAGATAATATTGGACCATTCGTGAACGAAAAAGACATTAGTGCATATTATGCTGCAATGTCTCAGCCTCGTGTATATGTGATGGGTGGTCGTCAACAATTCAGTAACAAGAAACTACCAGTTGATAACATTGATACGGTAGATGTCGACACGTTTACAATTTCTACGAATAGACAAGCGTGTGATATAAACGGAACATCATTACCAGTAGGCACAGAAGTTCGTGCCAATGTAACGGCAAGTATAGATGGTTATTCTTTACCAAGTTTTACAGTATTTGGCACTATCACCTCGACTAGTGTAAGTGGAACGACGATTACATGTGAAGGTAAGATTCCGTCTGACCGCAATTATCATAGAGACGGGGTAAAGTTCACTATTTGCGGCATCGCGTATCTAAAGGAAGACGACAACCCAAGTACGACACGGATGGGACTAGTGCGTGATAGTTCGATGTTCAGCGGAGATCGCGGTTCCGGAGTAACTGACGAGTTTGACCAGTACAATACATTTTACTCATTAGACGATAAGGCTGGACATCGTTTGTTTCCGCATGTCGACCGTCGTTATTTCTTGGCGTCAGTGTACCAGACCGCGACAAATACGTTTCCTTGGCGTATGAATAATCGCAGAAAGCTCCAGCGTCTTGACCGTGTATGGACTGATATTACAGCGTGTGACGGAATTATAAAGAAGGTGTACTTGGCTAACCAAAGCATGCTAGATGATATGCGATTCGCTTTAGTTAGTCGTACTTCTGACGGTCAATACAATCTTGATGCCTCGCATTCTCCGGTTACATACGGAACCGACGCTACGTGGATTAACTTGGCGTCCGTCCTCCGTGTTGGACTGGCTGAAGACTTGCACGAAATGTCCCCGGTTACATTGCCGTACGGAAACCCGGTACGACAAGCTGCCAATGCCATGCGTAACTTTACTAACGATTTGTACAACATGCGCCTCTTGGTCAAGTCTGGGTATAACAATGCAGAAGTCACGACGAAATATATCAGCATCCGTGAACGCACCGAATGGCCGTCAGCAAATTCAAATATATTTAACTCTGCCGACATAGATTACGGAGTTGATTCCTCGGACAGCATACGGTCGAACATATCTCACTGCACTCTTCGCTCACTTCCTGAATATGTGGTTAATTCTGACCGATATGAACCTAATAGCGAATTTTCACCGTCTAGTTCTGATAGCGTGCTGTTCACCGAGGAAGGTGACGGTAACGGCCACGGTTCAGAGTTCTTCCACTATTACAACACTAGTCCGTATGAAACTTATGATAGACATCCTTTGGCTTCTTCGGCTGCATATACTGAAAATGCGTGCGACATGAAAGGATATCCTAGAGATGGCCGAGTGTTTTCGGATAACAGCGTAATTAAGTCTATTTTAGGGACTTGCGGAATCTTGAGTGGAGATACGCATACGTTGAACGACATGCGTCGTTATGCAGATGTCGGTTTAAGAATAGTGATTGATGTAAATGACGCCAATTTGACGAACCCTGATTTGCCAGACTGGCTAGACCCATTTACCGGTATATCTTACAAGGACGGCGCACCGTCTCTATCGGTGTCTACTTTGCCCTCTCTATCAGCCGCACAGAAACAGTGGGTCGCGTTTGACGCGGTTCAGACTTACCGTTATATGATGGGCGACGTAAATGACCCGGTGGACACTGTTTCGTCGTGCATGCCTTACTTATCTGGGGATGCATTGCCGCGTTCTAAGGCGCTTGCCAGTTTCATCGAGAAATACGTGGTGAGTTGCGGTGCTGAAATGCCAATTCATTTCTATAAAGGCCGCCGTATAGAGCTTTATAATGGCACACTGCCTGATGCTGAATCCGCAATATATATCAACGACATATACCGTGTACGGAAACGTATGGAAGCGGATGGTTGCGATGCTGAATCGATGGCAAAGTTCATTACGCATTACATCGACGACAATTTCGCGTCGGTATTGAGTTCGTCCAGAAACCCGAATGCCGACTCGGTAGACGTGACACTGGATTCACATCATGCGTATTCGCTGTCGGCCACCGTACCTCCGTACAAGGTGGCTCCGGAATATACGAACGGAACGACTTATACTCGTGTTAGGATGCAGTTCACGTTTTCGCAAAGAGCTGGCCGATGGTACACTACTGAATATAGGCAGTACCCATGTAGCTATCTTACACCGTTATATGGAAACGACGCGCTTGTTAGAAAGGAATCGTCGATATTTGACTCGGAACCCATGTCGTCTCGCCTTTGGAGAAATTCGGCTTGTACAGGTTTCAACTCGTATCGAAATGTCATGTATTCTCCTTACAGCTCGTACCCTCCGATGGACGTAACTCTCGGTTGTGTTCCATATCTATTTGACGAATGGCCGTATGATGCGAACGGCAAGCTGAAGGCGTCTCTTGCCAACAATAAGGATGTAATTGCTGAGAATAAGCCTACTATGGCGAAACTTGAGATGCCGTGGAAACCGTATGATGGCGGCGGCATAGACTTGTATCCGCCGGCCAATGTTAACGGCGAGTACAAGAGCGAGACCAACGGTGGCGTCCACGCCAACTTTTGGTCTGTTCGTGAGTATGTCCGTCCGGCGACCAGCATATTGTCTGGTACCGATGTGCCTAAATATGAAGACCCGGACACATATAACCCATCCCAGCCTAATTATCGATCTGGTGGCTTGGAATCAGACCCGACGTTGTACAGTATGTTCGACTTCCCGAAGTCTGGACGAGTTATATATCATTTGCCGTCGATAAACGACCCATCGACCGACCGTGCGTTCAACTATATTCTTTACCAGTCTACACCCGACGAGGTCGAACAAGGGATGCCGCCGAGCGGCGTAATTCAGACTGGTGGAAATAACGTTTTTGGCCTTGTATATGGTCTTCCTGACCACGATACTGGGGAATAGGAGGCTTTATGTCTGTAATAAACGACCCGCGCAGAATTGCGGAACTGTCCAATATCAATAAGTTAAACGGAACCGGTGAAAACTTGCTGGACTCATTCCAGCTCCCGGCTAGTTCTACCGCGCCCGATACCGAGGCGAAGAAAAAAGCCAGCCCGGCTAAGTGGTTCGTTGCAGCCGACTACAAGAAAAATACATCGGTTGCTGACGGCGACGCATGGACTGATGATGGCCAGTATGACTACGGTTCGGTCAACATACCGATTAGTCGTATCGCGTTGCGCGATGCTAACGGTTTGATACCGTCGTCAATGTTGCCGTCATACGTGGACGACATCATTTTCGGCACGCTCACGTATACGTCTGGAACAAAAACACAGTTTGTAGAAAATGTCAGCGGAAAAATATATGTTTCCCCGCCAAGTGCTCGTACTGGACATTCTACATACTTGGAACCTCCGGAGAACGTAGTATTCAACGATACTACGTCCAATATACAGTATCGCTTCATCAAGACTAGTGAAACTGATAATAATGCCAAGTATGGGTTTGCCGAGGTTCCGTGTTCTCGCGCTATAAGTTCTGTTTATGGTGTATCGATTACAGAAAGTGGAAACAGTACACAAATTGATGCAAAGAAGGCCGATTACTATTCTGCTACTACTGCATCAAATCTTGTGACGGTAGACTCGACTGAAAGTAACATTCCGCTTTCTACTGCGTCAAGTACAAATGTCGGATTGGGTGCTACGGTATCATCGGACCGGCTCACTAAGGTTACTGGGTTGATTGCAGATGCTCGATATGTGATGCATTTGCAGTTGGAATGCTCTGCTATTGATTTGAGTGGAAATATTATCGACGTTACCGTGCAATGTGGCTCATTTGCCGTCCTAACTCGTCAGATGGACATGTCTGGACCGAATAAGTCGAGTGTCAATCCACCGTCGATAACTCGGTTGGATTTTGCTTGCGAATTTAAGAATGGGTCCTCTACCGAACTGGTAATCAATATTGCTGCCGAAGAACCGATTAAGGTAAAGACAACTCGGTTCACCGTGTTCGAACTACTGTAGCAAGAACTTTATTGCCGCTAATATGAATATGCCGAGTATGAGAATGCTCGGCATTCCTATTACGAAGTACCAGAAAAGTCGACGCGGTTTCCACTGGTGGTTGGTTATGTCGTACAGATTTACTGTAGACATGACTATATGGAATTCAGTCCATATGAACAAGTACACCAATTCGATAAAGTTTAAATACGGCTCTTCAAGCTTGGATGTGTCTATGGTTCTTATCATGTACTTTAAATTACATCATCTTAGCCAAAGTACAACTGGTACTTCGTTGCTATCGATGTCCATAGTGGCGACTTGCTTGAAACCGTATTTAGTTAGAATCTCGTTTGCGGATTCGTCGTCTGCGTCCGTTACCGTAAAGACCTTTGTATCAGTAGCGTCAATTTGAGCTAGGAGTTCTTCACCTATTCCGGTGTTGATGTATTCATCTGGAACCGCGAAGAATTCCATTAAAATTCGACCGTCAAGATTCACTCCAGAATGGAGCGAGTACAAGTCGAGTGGCTTGAACCCCATGTAGTTCTTTTGGGTTGGATCAACCAGAGACGCTACGCCTACCGGAACGCCTTCTTCCTCGATGTATACAATCGTTACTGCGTTCAGTAGACGGTCTACTACGTCTGGAGTAGTGGGCAGCCCAGGCTTGTGAGAATCTGCGCGTACGTTCATTCGTCCAGAGATGATGTCACCTAGCTGGTAGATTACGTCTTCGGTAATATCACTCGGATTTTTGACAAACGCCGAATATTTCGTCGGATCGAGAGGCTGTATTTCAGCAGTCTGGTTAGGGTCAACCGAGTCAAAGTTTTCTTTTAGATCTTCAATGAATTCCATTATTCAGTCTCCTCGGTGGTCTTTTGCTCATCATTGTGTATCGGCATTAACGAGGTCATATAGCTTTCCATAACAGCGTTGTTGTCCAGTGCGCTTTTACCGGCGGCTATGGCCTCCTCCATAGACGTGCCGTTGCTAACGACTGCCACGACGCCGTATAAGTTTGGAGTGCCGATTGCCGACGCCTCTACGATGATTCCGTCTGATACTCGTGTGCAACGTACAGAGCCGTTTTCAAAGAATTGTTCCTTCTGCGAATCGGTTACCGATCCGCAACTTTCGAACTGGGCTTTCTGCTCGCTCTTGAAGTAGATATCCTTGATGCTTTCGATAATTGACGCGTTTTGGAGCGTCTTCATTTTGGTCAAATTGATGTAGAATTCGGCGTTCATAGGAACCTCTCTTTACCATTCTGCAGTTTATACGATTTTGGATTGTTGCAAGATAAACTTAAATGTGCTATATTTCCATGTAATAGGATATATCCGAAAATATGCCAAAAAGACTTACATTAGATGACTTCAAGAACGGTGTCGTATCCGTTCCGGATTTTGTGCCTGGGTTCTACGGGATGGACATTACCGTCCGTGGTGCCATGACTGACAATGAATGGAAGAGATGGGTTTCCATATCTTCTGTATCTGAACTAAAGTGCATGATGGCGAAGTACCGCAAGGAACACGGGGTCGTTGGACTTCGCGACGCCATTGTTGCTTTCTTAACTGAAAATAATATCGAGGTGTTCGATGCTTAAATTTAACCGTATAATAGACCGAGACGACCTTTATACAGTCTTCCGTCTCTGTATAATGTCCAAGTTCGTGCAAGGAAACTCTCGCTATCGCGAGTGCGCAGATAACACGGAGTTCGTTTATGCGAGCGGTGACTCCACTATTAACGCATACGCCAACAAGGTAGACAATATCTATACCGTAACGCTACTACGCGGTATTCTTATGTGGAACGCCTTGTTCGGGCTGGTGTGGATGTTCGCTGATAACGGAATGAAGTTCAGCAATACGCTTAAAATGGTACGCTGGGCTGCGAAATATCTACAAGAAAATTTCGACGGCAATCTTCCGGAAACATTGTTCGAGGACATGATTTTTAATTGTGGTATCAAGAATCCGCAAAAGTTGATGGCGTCGTTTAACCAAGGTAAGATGGAACAGTGGCGTTCATGCACGCTCGAAATCGCTCGTTCAGTTATTGCGCACGAGCTTGGCCATGTATGCCTCGGTCACGTCGATGACAGCGGATACGACGGCACGATTATGTCCTCCAACCGCAATATCGAGCGTCAGGCCGACTTGTTCGCTTGTTCCGTCCTTCAGTCTGGGTCTAACGTGCAGTCTGCCGCTATCGCCACGGTATTGAGCGAGATTTCGCTATTATGCTTTGGAAACGGCGACGGACAGAAGACTCATCCGGCGTCCAAAGAACGAATCAACTACATGATGAAGAGCTTTGAGGGTCTGTTCGGTAGCCAGACTATGGGCGAGAAGCAGCTCATTGCTATTACAGACGAAATCCTTAAGGTGGGTGCAAAATGAAATTGATACTTACGCTTGGCGTCCAGTTCATGATGAAAGATCGCGTGATGGATATGCCTAAAATGTACCCACAACAGAAGCACGAATATCCGTTCGAGGTCTCTATACCGGTCGAACTAGAACCGTTCGTGACCGATTATGCAATCGCCGCCCAGACTGGTGCAGCAGCCAAGTACGAAACGCCTAAGATTGCCGCACAGATTTGGCGTCCGAAGGTACGCACGAAGTACCCTGAAATGTTCAAGACTATCGACCAAGACGGCAAGGAAGTCAAGTTTAAGGTGAGCGACGATAATATCATCGACGCCGCGATTTGCATGAATGTCGAGGATGTCATAAATAAGTTCATCGACGAGAACAAGGATAAAATTATAGACGACTTGAAGCTGGAACGTCCTAACGAAACCGAAACACACTACTTTTCAGACACCTTTATCCATCTTCTTGAATGGAAATGCGTGTTCGAGGAAGCCAATGCCGAAGAAAAAGCCTAGTGATACTCTTTTTCTCGCCTTGAACAAGCCTTGGTTCGATATGATCAAGTCTGGTGTCAAGACCGAGGAGTACCGCGAAATCAAGCCGACCTACATGTCTCGTTTCTATATGATGCCTGAAATGAGGAAGGCGTTCTGTCCAGATGACATCATTGGCGCATTCCGTAATGCGTCTGAATTGGATTGTCTGGATATGTTCCAGAAGAAGTTCAAAAAGCTTGTTCTGACTTGCGGATATCCGTCCAAGCGCGAAACAAAACGCCGTCTTGTGTTCAACAACCCGAAGATTCGAATCGACGTCGGCAAACCAGAATGGGGAGCCGAGCCGAACACGGAATACTTCGTTATTACTTGGGATATTGCTTAAAAAGAGTCCGCCAAACGGCGGACTTTTTGATAAACTGATAGGAAATCGAATATGGATTTCTTATGAACGAAACACAGAAACATTTTACAGCGTTTATCGAGAGCATCTGCAATAAAATTGGATGTACAGATGCGACCGAAGCATTGCAGAAAGGTTTTGCCGTGTTCTGCGAGGCGTACGATCCTTATGAGGATGCTGCTCGCAGACGTGCTATCAGCCAGCTACGCAACAATATCAAGGTTACCTCCTCTACTGGAGAAGTTCGACAGAATAATTTGACCGCCGTAGCGCCGGAACGTCGCACTAAAGTAATCGGTCAGAAGACTCGTGACGAGATTGCCAAGGAGGTCGATGCGGCTCACCCGGAATTCCGAGATTCTAAGGGTAACATGTCTGGTTTTGATGCGGTTAAAAACCGCGATAATTTAATTGCCCAGCGCATGACTGAACAGTTCGAGAAGAATAACGAGAACATGGCTCGACGAAATGCAGCCGCCATTGCAAGGTTGCCGTTTGACACGGTAAAACAGATGTTCCCTAATGCATACTTGAAAATTCAAGGCGAAGTGTGGGTTCGTAAGTTCTTGAAAAAGGAAAAGGATGCCGTAACTGGGAAAGTTAATGTTACTGGTGCCGTCGGTAGTTGGGAAAAGGCTATTGATTCCGACAAGTATGAGGATGTTACAACCGCAATAACGGCAGCAAAGCGAAAGTATTCGCCCGGACATTGGAAACTGTACACTATTATCCCAGAGTTGCAAGCTCAAGTGACGAACGTTATTCCTTCCGATGCATAAGAAAAAGTCCGCCAAATGGCGGACTTTTTTAATTGTATTTGAGAACTGTATTAGGCAAGCACGAGATGATGAATCGTGTTAATCTTGTCGGAACCGCTGTACACTACCTTCTGGTACTTCTTGGGACGGAGGAAGGCGCGAGCGATTGCGGACTTCACGGCCAAGTGGCGACGCTTGGATCGGTCGGAAAGGTACGGGTCAAAAATCTCGATTCCAGACTTGCTGATGTAGGACGTGATGAGAGTCCCGTTCATGCCGATAAGACGACCGTAATTGCTTACTTTGTAGCTTTCGTAGCCGGGAATTGCCTTCCACTTTTCGCCGATGTTCTTGTTGATAATTGCGTCAACAGTTTCCACGTTTATGTGGAGCATGTTGTGGATTCGGCTGATTCGCTGGCTATAACCGCGTTCGCCGGGAACGGCCTTCAAGTCGGCGGCCATCTTTTCGGCCATTGTAATCGTTCGATTGGTTAGTTTTTCGTATTCAATCATAGTTTCCTCGAAAGTTGAATTTATAACTGATATGATGTAATTTTAGTAATAAAGAATTTGAATTGCAAATATGCACAATCTGGCTCAAAAACTTGATGTTTTCAACGTAATCCGATTTAACCCGGAGTTTCACAGCTATACCTTTGACGGCCACCGTACCGTTTCGGTGACTCGTGTCACTAGCTCCGTCAATCCCCCGTTCGACGAAATTGCTCGTTCTGAGTCCACCGCCAAACGTCTGCAGTCCGAAGGTCAAAACATAACCCCCGAACAGTTACGACGCCAGTGGAAGCTGGGAAATGTGGTCTCTACCGCTAAGGGAACCGCTGTCCATAACTACATCGAGCACGCTATCGCCCAGAAGTTCCTCAAGTACCCCGTATACGACGTGATGCTGGAAATCTCCAGCCGTATGAGCCGTGAGGAAATGTTCCAGGATTTGTTTAAGGATACCCAGTTTGTCGCTGGCGTGGACCCAAAGATTTTCGACAAGCTATTCGATGGCAATGACCCGGTTTTTCCCAAGTATGTCAAGTGTACCGAGCTGGTTGACAAGTTCATTGCCGATATCCGTGGCAAGATGATTCCAATAAAGTCCGAACTGGTTATCGGTAGCCCGAAGTATATGGTATGCGGGATGGTCGACCAGCTATTCTGGAACGTGAAGTCTGGTCAGTTCGAAATCTGGGACTGGAAAACCAATACCAAGTTCGATACCGAGTCCAAGTATCACCTAGAAGCCCCTTGCAGCCACTTGATGCAGTGCAAGCTTGACGAATATTCCCTACAACTGTCTTGCTATAAGCATATGTTCCAAGAAATGACAGGAATTCCTATCGGTAATTGCTATCTTTGCTGGTTTAGCGAAGAACAACCGGCATACAAGGTTTTCAAGTGCAAGGACCTCCAGACCGAGGCCGTTCAGCTCTTGAACAAGTTTGGGGGCAATAATGCGTAAGAAAGACAATGATTCTACAGCCGACCGTATCGGCTGCTTTGGCGAATTCCTCGAATTGATTGCGGAAATCATTGCCGCAATCTGGATCTTTGGAGATTAACTATGAACCAACCCAAACCGGAAGACATTATCCGCTCTCTTACGGACGAGCAGAAGAAGCTCTACGACACTATGATGGCCGACGAGAAGAAATTGTTCGCCGACTGGAACGGTTGCCGAGAAATGCACAACAACGCCATGAAGGTGCTGAACGACAAGAACATCGGACCGCAAGTCCGACTGTTCCTTATGGCTATCGCCAAGTATTGGTCTGGCCGCAAGCGTCTTATGGAAGATATGGTACGGTCACTTGGTAAATCTAACCTTATCGATACGTGGTATAACAATGGCAGAACCGAAACGAAGTGAGCCGACAATAGTTGACGCAGTGGTTATGATTCTGGACAAGCCGACAAAGGTCGACGAGTCCACCAACTCCGGCGGTAATATCTATCCGCAGTCTCTTGCGGAGGAAATTCTGCTTGAGATTATGACCGGTAAGGCCACGTACGACATCGAGGAAGTGTCGCCAGTGGAACGCCGATTGAAAAAGAAGATGCCGTTCGAAGCGTGGACGGAACACGCTATGGCCGAATCAGTAGGCGCACGAATAGAGGACGGCAAGTTTATCATTTCGTTCAAGCTCAAGGCGAACAAGTACGGCAAGCTTCTACAAGATACTATCAATACCCACGGACTTGACAAGATTGAGTTCTACCCAGTCGGTGTCGGTGTTCCGGACGAGAACCACATCGTCCGCAAGTACAAACTATCCTACGTTACTTTTGAGGTCAAGAAATGAATATCAACGTGATTATGGCCATCAATGCCGACGGACATATTATCCGTAGGAATATGTTCGCTCTTCCGACAAAGGTGTTCGAGTGCGAAGGTCTTCACAAGGTATTTGACCATCGTCTGGTTATGATTCCGAAGACGATCTTGCCGAAGATGTACGGCGGTATGCCACCGATGCAGTTCGGCTTGTTTACGTCACGAGTCCTAGTTGCAACGTCAGAACGCGGTGCGGCACGATTGACTGTCGGCTTCCAGCAGAAAAGCGAAGAGGTCGATGTGGGTGACATTACCATTATCGGTTCCCCCACGGTTACAGAAACCCTGGAGAGTATGGGAATCGATTATAACCTGACCATCATTGCTCCACTCAACACGCATATTCCGGAGGAATTCTACGACGGGTTCGCACGCGACGGTTCCGACGGCGACGACTTGTACACGGTTCACTATTTCAAGCCAAGCATCGCCGAGTCGAGCGACTTGAAGATATCGACAATCATCGACGGAATCGAGAGCGGTACGGAACTGACCGAGGAGGAACAGTCTATAGTAGACCGTTTCGCCGGTGATTTCGCTAAAGCCTACGACGATGAAATGTCTGGCGAGGAGCCTAGTTTCGACCGTGTCGATTCGTATGACGACGGCAACGACGAACCCACTATGGACGACGAGGTGGGCAAGGAAATCGGTAAGCTATGGCGAGCGATTGAAATGACCGCATCCCAAGTCCGTACTTGCATCCAGAATACTAGGGAAGTCGCGGATGCGTATAACCAGTTTAAGTCGGACTACGAGACCGAGAAAGCCGCCGAGAAGTATACGACTCCGGTTTACAAGGATATGCTCCCAGTTCGAGTCACCACTCTGGAAGGCGAATATAACGGAGTGGTAAACCAGTTCACTGCCTTGAAAAGGGAAACCGACGAAACCGTGGAATCTTTAAAGTCCGAGCTACAAAAGATGCGTGTGTGCTTTGCCGTCTTGGGATTTTTTGTTCTGGTATTTGCAATAGCAATTCTGTTAGTGGTGGCTAAATAATTCCAGCGGAGGATGATAAACTAGGATATAGCTGAATATCCGGTTTATCAATGACAAATAAAGAAAAATTTTTCGAGTCCGTTGACCGTATTTGCGAAGTCAAGAACCTTCCTAATGTCGCTATCGCGGTGAAGTCGCTTTATGAGGCGACTGTCGACCCCAATGACGCTACGCTGAACCAAGTCGACCTATCCAAGCTTTCCGAGGAACAGGTTGCCGAACTTCAAGGCGATGTGACCAAGGTGGCCGAGGCCAAGAAGGCTGCCGATACCGCCGACGAAACCCTAAAGGCAGTCAATGCCGAGACCGCAGCCAAGGCTAATGCCGCTGCAGCCCAAGCCGAACAGGAAGAAGAACAGAATAAGCAGCAAGAAGGTGTGTAATGTCTAACCAGTTCGTACAGCTTCTTGAAAGCCTAAAGGACAGCCCAGTCGCCAAGTCCGCTTTCGACTTGTACAAGTCGCTGTGCGAGGCCGACTATTCTAAACACCTGACCGTCCCAGCTGCCCAGAATGCAGTCACGCCGTTCCCGAACTACAAGAACATCATGAAGCTCCAGCCGACCGCAAGCTCTACGTCTCAAGCAGATGTACAGACGCCTTACGAGTACCAACCGTGCGGAGGTCGGTGCTCTCGCGACCCTCTGGAAGATACCAAGCAAGCTTTCAGCGTGGATAATACCCCAAAGACGGTTAAGCTTAACTCAACGTCGAAGGTCAAGAACCTTATCAAGAGAGCACAGGACCATTTACCAAAGCCTGTAGAGATGTCGGTAGCTTCACTCCGCAGTGAACCAGTTTCCGGATTCAGTACCAAGGCTACCTTTGCCGGTCCGGGCGCAGCTACCATCAATGGCGTAGACGCCGGATATGGTGGAGGTGACGCCGGGACTGCACACGCTCAATAATTAAAAATATAGTCGAACATATAAACTTGTGGGAAATGACACCCACAGGTTTTTGCTATGAAGGCATCCGAATACCTTACTAGACCAGAACTCGGTCTTACTAAATCCCAAATCGAATGCGTGACCCAGCTTGCCAGCATCTGCGGTATCGACTCCATGTTCGAAGGTCTATCCTTTGGCGGTATGTCAAAACCGTCTATACGCAAGACTGTCGCCAAGACTGATGATGACGCTAATTACAAGTCTATTTTCGGCAAGGAAACCGCCGACCCGGAAGGCATCGATACTATTTTGGGTAAAGAGAATTACAGCCGTTCCTCACAGTCTGCTGATGACATTACCGGAAGCATCGACGACCCGTCTACCGATATCACCGACCCAGATGCATTCGCTAACCAAGCTGGTGAGGATGCCGAGAAGGAAAGCCAAATAGCACCTACTGATAGACTTATCGAGGAACTAGTCGACACGATTTCCAAGATATACGGACTCGACCCGATGGATGTCAACGAATATCTAGCTAATTCTGATAAAGCTTCCCAGTTCGTGGATAGTTATATCGACGACATGGCCACCAACCTCCGGTCTACGAACGGCGACGACATCGCTAACCGACTATCCGGCGGTCAAGGCTCCGCAAACGAGGTCACTGTCCAAAATCTCAAGCGTTTGCTTCAGATATACATGAACCGCAAGCTCGGTACGGACAAAGATTCCGATGTGGTTAAGACTATTGCCGACGTAGTAGGTGCGATTGACAACGGAGCCAAATGGTTTGACGAGAAATCTCTCAATGGTTACGGACAATCCGATACCAACGAACAAGTCATGAAAAGTATTCTAGGGGAACCTAACGGCCAGACCGTCGGTAAAGCTCGCGACCGCATGAATATGCTCCAGAAGGCAACTCTCCAGAAAGTGCTCGCTCGGAAGCGACAGCTAGCCTAGACGTATTCTAAATAGAAATGAACCGCTTGGGTGTACCAAGCGGTTCTTTCTTTGTCGTAATATTATAAACTACGAGTTGAATGATTCTGGCGGTTTAGTATGTCTAAGAAGAATACATCGGTTTTGTGGAGTGTCGACCAGTCTAGCTCGCTCGTAGCCGATGACCGAGCACGTGCACAGAAAAATATTGGATTGTCAACAGATTTCGTTAAGTCGGTCGGTGCTAATAACTTTGTGTCTGGTGTTTCTTATGATAATAATAAGAACTTGCAACTTACCAGTTCAGAACTGAACTTGTCAGCAATAAAGGCAACTACTCCCAACCGCTCAGTAGTAACTGATAATAGTGGCAACGTCGTTGTAAATGATTTATCGACGAGTACACCCTCATCTTCAGGAACGGCTACCAGTTTTATATCGGCAGTATCTCAAAACTCTATCGGAAAGATTTCCATCTCTAAGGCTAACTTACCAGAGGCTAGTACGTCCGCAAAAGGTATTGTCCAACTAGGTACAACTTCGTCAACTGCGGCAGCCGGTGATCATTCGCACGGCAACATAACCAATGGCGGTGCGCTTACCTCATCTGTGTCCAGTGCAAGTAACCAATATCTTGTAATAACAGAGGCATCGAACGACAAGGTTGCCAGGTCCTCGCTGGCGTTTGATACGACCAACGGGTCTAACAAGATATTGAAGAAGACTGGTGCATGGGGTGACTTCATTGGAACTTCGGCTACGACGGCTGCCGCTGGTAATCATTCGCATGCCGTTGCCGTTGCGTCAACTAGTGGAACTGGAGGTAGCGCCGGATTCATGAGCGCTGCCGACAAAGAGAAACTGGATAATCTCAACGTGGTGAGTGTTACCGCTGATTACGGTAAATTTACACAGACTACTGCTGGGACATTCAGTGATTCGACTGATTTGGTATTCTCGACATTTACGCTAGATGAAATGCAGTCGACCCACATTACATTTAATAATGGAACTATAACATTGGCTCCTGGTGTATATAGGATTGATGTTGATTTATATGCGTCTGTTCCAGTAGCTATTTTGTGCAATTCGATCGGAAATATAAATCATGTACAAATTGACTATACTTATGAACATACTGTGTATGCTCCAATACATAATATTAGAAAATACACGGTTAATACTACTTATTCAGTAACTATACCGCATACTCAGCAAATGTTGAATGGTACGACAATTACGATACCTAGAATGATAATTACGTACATAGGCGATAAAGCGTAACATGTAAAGGAGCATATATTATGAGTCTACAGCAATGCAACAAAGTGTGCGCCAATATTGAACAAAATTTCAGTGTTGCGGAACAGACACAGGCGCGAGCAAATATCGGAATTATTTCCCCAATTGCTGGGCAAGAGCAATGGTACAATGGTCAGCATACTGTTGATTCAACCGAGGCTGGTAATAATTTGGTTATTGTGCAGTTGCCACAGATGCCTTCCATCATCCGTAATGCAACCGGAAGACGATTTATTGCTAACGCCTTTGTTCATATAACGGAAGAAATTAATGGAGGAGAATATAATATATCTGGTTCTCATGCAATTTCTCTTGAGTTACGACAGTCTGGTAACAGACTATTGGGTGAGACGATGTGTATTATTTCTGATTTGGGTGGGGCGTGGGGTCCTACGCTTGCGTCAACAATTAAATTTGAAATATCATCTGCTGATGATTCTACATCGTCTTTATATTTATTTTCATCACAAAGTGTTATTCCAGTAGGCACGATATTGAACATTGATGTTAAGCTACAATATGTTCAATCATTGTAAGAGGTTGCTTAAATGAATGACAACGATTGCCATTACGTGTGTACCAATATAAACCAATCGTTTAATTGGGTTGACGAAGAACAAGCTCGACGTAATATCGGATTATATCCATTTTCCGGTCAAGTTAGATGGTATGGAAACCTAAATTATGACGTTAGTGCTCAAGAAGCATCAAATCATCGACTGTCTATTCAATTAGGAAATTTACCCGATATTGTTCGAAATACCGGAAAAGCCTTCATAGCCGAAGCAACTGTTAGGATTAAAGAGAATACTGGTGGGTCGCCAAAAATTGGACATGGTGATTATGGGGTTATCGCAAGAATTCAAAAAGAAACTGAAAACGATGGAATCTCGGTTATCAGCTATGCGGTTGATGTTATGACTGATTTGAACGGATTGCAAGTTGCCACCACGACACTTAAATTTCCATTTCAGATATATCTTTCCGACACAACAACGCTAGACCCGTTGTATACGTTGAAAGTTGAACTACCATTGAATCTTATACCAGAACATACATATTTGAATATAACGGCTGATCTTAGTTTTACACAAGCACTTTAACACATATTAATTATTTATGACGAACTACAATTTCGAATCGGATCTTAATTATTTCATAGCGAACCAAGATGAATTGGTTCTTAAGTACAACGGAAAACAATTGGTAATCCACAACCAAGTAGTTATCAATGCCTTCGATACAGTAGGGGGTGCATTCGATTTCGGTTGCGCCAAGTTCGGCGCCGGACATTTCTCAATACAGAGATGCATTCCCGGCGAAGCCGCCTATACCTCATATATTTACTAAAAGTGTGATGAAAATCACATATTTCTGGCAAAAATAACTTTTTTATCAAAAAACCAGCAAAAACCCTTTACAATTTGAAAAATAATTGCTAAACTTTTAGGCGAATTACAGAAATCTACATGGTGTATGATTTCGTAACCAAGAAAAGAATTATGCAACACTTATACTCACAGATTAAACTCGAACGCAATAGTAAGTTGGCACCAGTTGCTGACCGTCCGTTTGCATATACGGGTTGCTGGGAGGCGAGAGAGTTGCACCGATGATTTCCTTGAAGGTTGATGTTTGATGGGAACCCCGGTTGCAGCAAAAGCAACCGGGGTTTTTTGATAACTAGACTACATGGGGGCGCATGTACCAAGGCGGCGAATGACTCTTGCAAAGTTGTTGGAAGGATTCGATTTCCTTCGTCTCCACTAAAAAAGACAAGCTCGTGAAGCTTGTCAGCAGATTGACAAGTCGGATAACCCTTTTAGTTCGTACCCAGCAATGGGTACGGACAAACAAAAACAACTTAGGGCATTAGCTCAGTAGGAAGAGCGTTCACTTATTGTGAAAGGTCACGCAATCGAAATGCGTATGTCCATTATATGGGTCTGTGGCAGAATGGAATTGCACCTACATGGCATGTAGCGTTCTTACGGGTTCGAGTCCCGTCAGTATCCACTAACTTATTTGGGCTGCTAGAAGCAGGGCACTGTATAGACAGATAGGAATGAGTAGTCAACAGCAAACATAAATGAATGCCTAGTTCGATATGCCGACCGTGTTAAGGCTCTTCCGTAAGGAAGTAGGACTAGGCAAGTCAGCCGTATTGCTTGATGCATATTAGGTATATCGCGTAGATACGGTTGATTAAGTGCCGTTACGTCCTACTCAGCAATGAGCAAGGTAGGAAATCACATAGGTCTATCTACTGATAGATTTAGGTAGGTTTCAGTTAACGGTTGCGGTTACCAGATACCAACGACGTTGTTGCCGACGCCGAGTATCAGTGATGGAACAGTGAAACTTCCCGGACTGGGGTCTATACGAGGCTGGTTCGAGTCCAGTGCGGTCCACTAAATATTGGGTCTGTAGCTCAAGAGGAAGAGCAATCGGTTCGCATCCGGTCTATATGGTTTCGAGCACCATCAGTATCCACTAATTTTAAATAAAATTTTGCCTCCTTAGCTTAACTGGAAGAGCACTCGGCTACGAACCGAACGATCCCTTTTCGACTAAGGGAGGAGGTACTACAACTTTTGGCCTTGTCGACCACGTTGGCTAAGTCACCACCCTTTCACGGTGGAGAATCCGGATCGACACCGGACAAGGCTACTATGTTCGTCTAGCTCAATTGGTTAGAGTACCTGGCTGATATCCAGGCGGTTTCAAGTTCAAGTCTTGGGGCGAACACTAAAATTGCTACGCGTTCGCCTACCACACAACGCGTGTCAAGGGGTAACCGCAGTGGCGTTGAAAACCAGTGGTCGCGGAAGCCCAACCCTTTATGCCTTTCTAGCAAAGATGGTCTATGCGCGGGACTGAAAATCCTGAGATTCCCGATCGTTACGGGAGGGAGGCACTAACAAATTCATGGGAACGCTGCCGCAGAAATGGTAGTAGGAAAAAGTCAACGGAATCTTGCTGGTTAGTGAATACCAATCACAACATATCTTTAAGTAGTACAGAGACCTAACGAACTCTTAAATGGAGATGCGGGTGGGAGCTGGTAACTCTCACGGTCTGGATGCCTTAATCCGTGACCTAGCTCTGGTTCGAATCCAGGCGGTCCCACTATACCTCACTAGCTCAACTGGTAGAGCAAGGCACTCTTAATGCTTGGGTTGAAGGTTCAAGTCCTTCGTGGGGTACTATTGCGGTGTAGCTCAGTGGTAGAGCGACGGAATCATAATCCGTGCGTCGCTGGTTCAAACCCAGCCTCCGCAACTACAGAAATTTTGGGGATGTGGTGAAGTGGCCTAACACATCGGTCTGTCTAACCGACATTTTCGCGGGTTCGAATCCCGCCGTCCTCGCTAACATCGGCCAAGAAGGATATGGCAAACCATATTAAACCTTGTCCGAAAGTGTTTCACTCGATTCGCCTAGTCGGTCTATGGCGTCTGCCCTACAAGCAGAAATAACCTTGGTTCGAATCCAAGATCGAGTATTACTTTTTATTCCACTGTGGCGGAATTGGTAGACGCACCGCACTGTTAATGCGGCTTTCTGCACGTTCGATGCGTGCCAGTGGAGCTATTTAGGGATTTAGGACAACGGCTAGTCTCGCGCTCTCCAAAAGCGTCTATGGGCGTTCGAATCGCTCAGTCCCTGCTATTATGCCAGTGCGCCGACGATGGTGAGTCGGGACGGACTGTAAATCCGTTGCCTTTGGGCTTAGGGCGTTCGAGTCGCTCCACTGGCACTAAAACTTTTTGGAAGCGTCCCACAACTGGTGGTGGAGCGGTCTTGAAAACCGCCGGTCGAAAGATTTGGGGGTTCGAGTCCCTCCGCTTCCGCGAAATAACGGCGTGTAGCTCAGTCTGGTAGAGCACTTGCTTTGGGCGCAAGGGGTCGCTGATTCGAATTCAGCTACGCCGACTAACAACAAACTTTCAGCGTGTAGCTCAGCTGGTAGAGCGCACCGTTCGGGGCGGTGAGGTCGGTGGTTCGAGTCCACCCACGCTGACTATTTGGAAGTGTCCCACAACTGGTGGTGGAGTTGCCTCGAAAGCAACCGGCCGTAAGGTTTGGGGGTTCGAGTCCCTCCGCTTCCGCTAAAAAACGTAGTATTTCATAAAGAATATAATTTAAGTAATGCAATGTGGATTACCAGAGGACAGGTAACTGGCATTACTTGACTTGTCGTTCGAGTCTTACTCTGGTAATTCAAACTGTTATAAACTATAATTAGAACATTGCCAGATGTTTTATTATGAATTATACTAGAATTTACGCAAGCATTGTATTGCGTGCTCAGTCTGAACGAACTGAACGGTTAGCCTTGAAGAAACAAGGCAAGTATTTTGAAGACCATCATATTGTGCCGCGTTCGTTGGGTGGTAAAGATGCTATTCAAAATATGGCATTATTAACTGGAAGAGAGCATTTTATATGTCACTGGTTATTGGTTAAAATTTATCCATTAAATAGTGATGAACGTGCGAAAATGTTGTATGCACTGTGGCGAATGTCAAGTAAAAAACCTCGACTGTGTCGATATGTTAATTCACACGTATATGAATACTATAGAGCCGAATTTTCTAAGCAAGTAAGTCAACTTCTCGCGACCGTACAATCTGGCGAAAATAATTCTCAATATGGTACTCACTGGTATACTAATTGTTATACGGGCGAGTCTAAACGATCGCGTACTCAATTAAATTACCCGTGGTATCAAGGCAGAAACTTGTTTCGTGGCGAACAATCAGCTTTAAAGTTTAAGCATACATATAATGCTATACAAGCCAATGATAAAATTGTGCATCGATATCATAATAATGATTATCAGCAATCATTACGGAAGGCGCAACAGTTATGGGATTCTTTTCATCAAAGTAATTGTCGAAGTATAACGGAATTTACGAGTCAATGTCATTTAAAACACCCGGCGATTTATCGCTGGTTTAATAACTATATTCCTAAATTTTCTGAACTGCGCAGTACACGGCGTCATCAATTTAAGCCAGATACTCAGTTAATTGGTGTTTATGTTTAAGCCTACTTAGCTCAGAGGCAGAGCAACCGTTTCGTAATCGGTAGGTCGGGATTTCGATATTCTCAGTAGGCGTTATGGAGGGTTGGCAGAGTCCGGCTGATTGCATCTCGGTGCTAACGAGACAGGGGTAACTCCCTCACAGGTTCAAATCCTGTACCCTCTTCTAATATGTGGATGGTAGCTCAATTGGTAGAGTTCTGGCTTGTGGCGCCAGAGGTTGCCGGGTCGGGGCCGGTCTATCCACCTAAAATATGCGGCATTAGCACAGTTGGTAGTGCGCCACCTTGCCATGGTGGAGGTCACCGGTTCGAACCCGGTATGCCGCTCTAATTATTGCCGATTCGCCAAGCGGTAAGGCAGAGGACTCTGACTCCTCTATTCGGTGGTTCGATCCCATCATCGGCAACTACTATCTCGATGTGATGGAACTGGTAGACATAACAGGTTGAGAGCCTGTGGCATATACAAACGTGCGTGGCAGTCCGACTCTGCCCATCGAGACTAAACTTTAACAACGCCCATTGATGGAATTTGGGTAGACATTGGGAACTTAAAATTCCCTGCGAGTAATCGCGTACCGATTCGAGTTCGGTATGGGCGACTACAAAGGAAACTAATTATGAAACGAAAATGCAAACGATTATGATGGTGACAGCTGCCTATCAGCTGCGAATTATGCGGGTATAACTCAGCTGGTAGTGCGTTCTACGCCAAGAGTACGCGACTTTTAATCGCGGAGTCGGAATTGGGTTCGAATCCCCCTACCCGCACTAAGCACCTATATTGTAGTGGTAACAAGGTGGTCTTCCAAACCGCAATCGCCAGTTCGAATCTGACTAGGTGCTCTACAACGCTCTGTGGCGGAATTGGCGATACGCGACGCACTCAAAATGCGTTGTCCGAAAGGACGTGTGGGTTCGACTCCCACTTGAGCGACTAACGGCAGATGTAGTAATTGGTAGCCTAGCGAAATTCAGAGTTTCGTGTACGAAAGTACGTAAGGGTTCAAGTCCCTTTCTGTCGATATCTCAAATAATGATATAATTTAGGACATATAAACTGGTATATAAGAGCGTTAGGTGGCACTCACGGTCTTGTAGAAACCAATAAAGTTTTCGATGTCCTCGGTATATGCAGAGTGCCACAATATTGCTATACCGAGGACATTCTTTATTGAGGCTGATATGTCTAAGTCAAAACCGTGTAATTGTCCTAAATGTGGTGAACTGTTTGAAAGTAAATCGGCGATGCGTCGCCATAAGAAATCAATCCACGGACTAGATAAAATAAAAGCTAAACCGTATTCTTGGGAATGCCCTATTTGTCACCAGTTTTTTAAAACATTACATATTCGAGATCAGCATCGGATTGATGAACACGGCAAATATGCTAAACCGGGCACTATTAGTGCCGACGCTAGAACTTGGGAATGTAAGTATTGCCATAATTTTTTCGAAACTCGACGGATTTTATTTTCGCATTATAAGATATGTGAAGCTAAAAAGAAATTGCCGACTGATAGACTTGGCCGAATTATTAATTATGATGCGCATCGAAAAAGTACAGAAACGTATATGGCTCGTACTGCGTTAGGATTATATAAACACCGAATGGTTACACCAAGTACACGTAAGAAATTAAGTGATGCAAGAAAGCAATATTTGGCAACTCACCGAGTTAAATATAACTGGTCTGGACCATTGAAACAGCGTAGTTATGCTGAACAATATTTTTATGATATAGTTAACTCGCGTTGTGAAAGTATACACTGGGCAAATAATTTGCAAGTAAGCCGTTATCGACTAGATTTTGCCAATCTTGATACAAAGGTTTATTTTGAAGTCGATGGTGAGCAGCATTATGATGAGTATGGGAAATTACACGATATTGAGCGTACTAAGAAGTTGGCAGAGAAAGGCTGGTTTTTAATCGCTAGGGTGCGGTGGAAATCGTTTATGCAATTAAATGATAACCAAAAGAACTTTTATGTTGATGAGTTGATCCGTTCATTTGTATCACCCGATAGTAATACTATACCGCCATTACCGGTGCCAGTTGAAAAGGAGAAATCGAAACAGCTTCGACAAATGGCAAAAGAAGCGTTGCGTAGGCAAAAACAAGCGGAGCGGAACCGAGTAATGAAAACTGCGGCAGAACAAGGATTATTACGTAATAATGGGTGGCTAAATGGTATAGGTGTTACATTTAATGAATGGAATCACCGGAAAGCGTTAATATTGAATAGCGGTGTAGATTTAATGAAATTTGGTTGGGTAGGAAAAGTAGAACAAGTAACTCATTTGACTAAACGAGTTATTGAAGCGACTTTAAACCGGTTTCCAGATGAATTTAAAGGGAAGGTTTTCCGACGTAAAGTGAACCAGTTTGACATTAAACCTGAATAGTAATATATTTATTCTGGCCTATGGTGTAACGGTAGCACGAATGGTTTTGAGCCATTAGGATCGGGTTCGGCTCCTGGTAGGCCAATAATCTGGGTATGCTGGAATAGGTAGACAGTCTCGGCTTAGAATCGAGTGCCGCAAGGCGTGTGGGTTCAATTCCCTCTACCCAGACTAAGGGTTTTATAATGGATAAACAAATCGAGAACCGATTGTCACCGCGAGAGAAAGCGCGAATAGCGGAAGTCCAGAGGAGATATCCTCCGGAATTGTTCGAGTATAAGTTCACTTTTGAAGAACCTAACTATCTGACACTCGATTTGACTATGAAGAAACTGCCGCCGCAGCCTAAACTAATTGGCATAAAGCTGGTGGCGACGATTGATCCGCCGAAGGAAGAAGACGATGGGTGACAAGATTTGGGCGAAAGAACGCGGAAACGACGATGTCAACCACAAGCACGACACCAGTACGCCGAAGCACAACAAGGGACGCAAGCGTCTCAGACGGTCCGCGAAGCGGAAGCTTGAGGACTTTGCGGAGCGGTTCTTGAACGACCAGAAGGATTTGGATCCGGAAGATATGCAGCTTTTGCAAGACAACTTCTGGGATTTAGTATAGTCCGAAGTTGAGGGGTTATCCGAAGTGTTACTCTGTAGGAATTAAGCAAGGAATAACTATGGCAACATTGGAACAGATTAAGGAACTCCGTGACCAGACGCAAGTCAGCGTAGCTCTGTGCAAGGAAGCACTGGAGGCTACCGGGTGCGATATGGAAAAGGCGAAGCTGTATCTTCGCCAGAAGGGTTCCGACGTTGCCGGGGAAGGCAACTCGTTCGGTTATTCTGTATTTGAATCCGGCACGGAAAAGGTGGAAGGTATTGCCGAAGGCAACGGTTTCCTGTATTCCGACGGTATTGTCACGGTTGACATCCGTGGTTTTGACGGTAATGCTCCCAAGACTGTATGGGGAAGCGACCGATGTATGTTCGTGTGTAGACCGGTAAGGCGTTAGTCTTTTGCCGGCGTCGCATAATTGGATAGTGCAGACGACTTCTAATCGTCCGGGACATCAAGTCCCATCCCAGTTCGAGTCTGGGCGTCGGTATTATGTGGCGATAGCATAGTTGGATATGTGCGCTTCTCCTAAAAGCGTTTACCCCAGTTCGAGTCTGGGTCGCCATATTTAAGCACTCGTAGCCAAGTTGGTTTTTAAAGGCAATGCGCCGCAACCGCATGATCGACAGTTCGAGCCTGTCCGAGTGCTCTAATTGAATTTCAAATAGCATATATCTAAATTGGCTATATGCGATATGAAACAGTAGTCAAGCTATACAAGAATTATTCGTTGTCGACCGGAATTAAGCGTTATCTGGTCGGCTATTTCCGTAACAACGGTTCGGCTTCAGCCGAGGAGTCGTACCTTCGCCGGGCAGAGAAAGAGCCTGTTCCGATTTCGTTCACGACTGAAGTCGAGTCAGCCACGCTCTATCCGGATGTCGTGAAGCGTTGGGAGGACGAGGACGCGGAAGCGGCGCGTATACGAGCTGAACGAGAGCGAATGTTAACTACGCCGGTCCCGTTGCCGATGGTGCGGAAGCGTTGGCCAAACGTGTTCAAAGATGTGATGGACGAATGTTATATAGATACGGCGAGGAATCCGAAAACGATAATTGACTTCGTACGGACGCTCGTTTTTAGGCGGAAGAAGTCCCGATAAGTCTTGACAACGGTGCTGCAGATACCTATATTTTACGAAAATGAGGTATATATGCAGTACAAGGTTTTCCAGTCGTCGGACACCAATGTAAAGAAATACGTTTTCGAGTGGTCCAAGGAAGAAGATTCGAGCAACCAAGGCAAGGCGGCTATCGCCGAGGCTGTTCTGTACCGTTACGGATCCTACAAGGAACGCACGGTCATCTGTTGTTCCGTTATGAGCGGTTGCCCGGTCGGCTGTACCTTCTGCGGTACGGGTAGGTTCTTCGTCCGCAGCTTGACCGCGTCCGAGATTGTCCAGCAAGTCGAGACTGCAATCGCCGACTCCGTACTCAAGGACACGCCTACCGAGGAAATCAAGAAGTTCCAGATTATGTTTATGTCGATGGGTGAGCCGTTTATGAACTACATCAATCTGGAATGTGCCATCAAGCGTCTCAACCAGAAATATCCGAACGCCGCTTTGCTGGTGTCGACATCGGCACCGAGTTGGGGTGCGCTCCACAATATGCCAGCGTTCATCGAGTTGTCCAAGGAAATCGACAAGGTTGGGCTGCAGTTCTCCGTCCACGAGAGCACCGACGAGAACCGTTCGAAGCTCATTCCGACCAAGACCAGCACGTTGCGTCAGATCGCTTCTCTTGGCGAGCTGTGGGCTTCCTATGTGGGTAGAAAGCCGTTTTACAACTACTGTGTCCACGAAGGCAACAACGCCGTCGAGGATGCCGAACGCTTGGTAGACCTGTTCGACCCGAAGGTATGGGAGACGACTTTGAGCGTTATCTGCTCGAAGGACGAGAGTGTGGCCGCCAGTATCGACCGTCAGCTTGAGGTTATCAATAACTTCAAGGATGCCTTGCTTTCCCGTGGCGTGTCGCTCCGCGTGTTCAATCCGGCTGGACAGGACGACATCGGAGGCGGTTGCGGACAGCTCTGGTATTTCCAAGAATGGTTGAAGACCAATAACAAGACGGAGAAGTAATGCGCCGTTTATTTATCATCCGAAAGGACTTGAATCTGTCTGCCGGTAAGCTTGCCGCGATGGTGGCTCACTGTGCCGAGGGTTACTGGACCCGCCTTATCTCCAAGAATTCGATGGAGGACGACGGTGTTTACCAAGTGACGTTTGAACTCGATTCAAAGACTATGGAGGAGTATATCCAAGGTCTGTTCGTCAAAACCATCTGCGAGGCGAAGAATCTGAACCACTTGATGAAGGTGGAGGATGCCGCCAAGGAAATGGGTCTGGTCAAGGGAACCGACTATGACTTTATCGACGACGCTTGCTTGACTGAGCTGACTCCGGAGTCTGTAGACGAGAAAGGCAACAAGTATTGCCGCGTCGGAATCTGGTTCAAGCCGTTGCCTGACGAGACTAGTCGTACTTTGAGCAAAAAGTATCAGCTCTACAAGGGGTAATTATGGCCAAGAACACCGAACTCGACAAGCTGAAAGAACAAGCCAATGAAATCAATGCCAAGATTAAAAAGTTGCAAGGGAAGCAAGGCGTGACGGAATTGGTTAAGGCAGTGAAAGGCAAGTGTCTTTTGCTTGAGAACGATTTGTTTACGGAAGTAAGCACGACCAGAGACTCCAATACTGTATGGTTCGAAGGAAATGTTCTTCAAGTAAGCAAATGCTCATATCCACAGTTTAAACACGAAGAAACCGTCGGCTATACTATCCAATGCATTAACGACCTGAAAGCCAAAGGTAAGTTCGAAATCTTTACCGACCCAGAAAAGTTCGACAGGCTCGTGCATAATCGTATGCTTGAGTTCGAGAACCATATGGACTTGGTCGAAAGCGTAATAACGATGGACACAAATCGCCGTTATGCTAAATTTGACGGCAAAACCATCAAGAAGATGGATCCTAGGTCGTTGGTTACGGTAATCCGAGACGAGTTCAACGGGTTGCTGTTTAAGGGTATAAGTAAATACGGCAATACGACCTATGTGAAGTTCAATGTGGTTCCGTTCGACAACTTCACGTTTGCCGTAAAGATGACTAAGATTGAGTTCCTTTCGTATTATCTTCCTCGTATAACCGAGTCTCAAGTCTATGGCGTACGTCTCTATCCGAACGACCAGAAGTCGGTATCGAAGATGATTACGGCGGTAAAGTCTTACTTGTGTGACGACTCGTCGAATACGATTACTTGGAATGATCTGTCCGACCGGATCGAGGGTGCGAAGAAGGCGTACTTCGGTGGGAACCGTCAGCAGTTCTTGATGAAAGTCGAGGAATACAAGAGGAAGATTAAAAATGCTTAATGTGCTCAAGGACGAGATACTGTCGGTCACTTTCATTGTGCTGTCC